AACCTGGATGAAATGTTGTAGAAGTACAATCTGTGTTTTCTCCTAAGTCTTCTCCAGTGATTTCATTTACATAATGAATACCAAAAACAAGATGAGATACATTTTCATTATTATTTACGGAACTAGACCCATTGCCATCGCAAGTATTTCCATCGTATTGAGTAAATTCATTACATCCACAATTTTCTGCATTAACAAATTCAATTACAAAAGAATGGTCATCTTCTGTTGTGGCAGGTGGTGTTTGACTTATGAGTGTTAAATCACAGGTTTGCGCATAGGCGCTAGTAACTAGGAAAAGCCCCAGAAAGGCTATCATTGAGTATTTCAGCATTTGTAAAAAAAGTGTTTAATAGATTTCTGCCCAAGAAGTTAAATGTCAGCGTTCTGACGTGGGCTTAGGTTATATATCTGATATATACTATATGAAAACACCGATTATTAAATATAGTGACAGATTTTTAAACGCAGTAAGCTGGTTTATGTCAATTGGAGGAATTACCCTTTGGCCCTTTATCGTTCTAAGAGAAAAGTATGATTCTGGTAAATGGTGGAGAGGAAGAGCGAAGAGGATTATTAATCATGAATCTATACATATAAAGCAGCAGGAAGAACTTTTAGTGATTCCTTTCTATATTCTATATGTTACTGAATGGTTTATAAAATTGTTCATCTATGGAACCGGAGCATACCGTAACATCTCATTTGAAAGAGAAGCGTATGCCAATGAAAAGAATTATAAATACTTAGAATCCAGAAAAAGATATAACTGGATTAAGCTTATATTTAAGCGTGAGGTATAAGATAGTCTAAAGTAGCCTTCCAATCTGGCCATTTTTCTGTTCCAAAATGAATATGTTCTCCTGTAAATTGACCAGCTCCGTTTGCAGTTCTATCATCGATTAAAAAGTCTCCAACATTTAAATGTTTGTTGTGAGAAAGAATTAATCTTTTATATGCATTTTTTCCTAGATGCTTTTCAACCCATAGTCTTTTGTGCATTAAAGCTTCAGGATTATCCCAAGGTGCAGTTGATAGAATATACACATCGAATAAAGAACAAAGAATGTTAAAGGCTTCAATCGCACCTTCCATTGGAGGAGGATCGAGGAAAAGAGCAGGTAATTTATCAATATCGTTTCCTAGAGATTTTACAACGTCTTCAGGATATTCTCTGAGTTTTGCATGTAAATCTACTAAGACGCCATCCATATCCACGTAAACTATCTTCTTGCTTTTTTTAGAAGAAGAACATAGTACAGAAAATAGAGTATCGATTGCTTTCTCAGTTGTACTTTGAGGAGCTGATTCTAATTTTTCTATTGATGTTTCTTGATGATTCATTACTTGTTTAATTAATTACTTATCTAATATAAGCAAAATTTCTGAGATAAAAAAACTTTTTACTGTTTATTTTCAATATCTTTTCTTTTTTTGCTTGCTAGCGATTTTTCAACGTCTTTCATTTTAGGCAATTTACCCTTCCTAGGACGATCTTCGTAAAATTCTTCGTCCCATTCGTCAATTTGATTACGCCAATTCATGTTTTTTAATTTTATGCTTATCTTTATACCACTTAATAAAACTTGATCCCATTCCTAACTCTACGATTTCATATTCATTCGGAATCAGAGGCTTTCTTGCTTTCGCATTTATTATCCTGTCCGGTGTTGCTTCGTTTTCGAATACCGTCATGTATAATTTCTTTGCCGTCTTGCTCTTCTTGTAAACTACTACTATCATCTTTTTCTACGTTAGGTTTAAATTCGTCCCAATAACAGAACACAAACTCTGGGTCATTCTTCTTTCCTTCTTGCATGTTGTGCTTCCTTTCATATTTATTTTTCTACAGCTTCAACGATTAAAGCTTTACCTCTACGAATTCTATTTTTAATAGTCTGCAGTGGAAGTTTATATTTAGTTGCTAGTTGGTCATATTTCATATGATTTACCATTCTGTCTACTAGAATATCTCTATACATTTCTTTTAGATTTTGCATAGCTTCTAGAGTTTTAATGTATTTGTCTTGAAGAGCGTCATCTTCTTCTAGATAATCTTGTTCAGTTTTTTCTTCATGATCTAAGACTAAATCTTTTAGAGTATTTGAAACTGATCCAGTGCCACTTACTTCTACACCATATTCTGATAATTTACTCAAAGACGTAGTTTGATTTCTTTTTTTAATATAACCTAAAGAGTCGTTAAATGCGATTCTATATAACCAAGTAGTAATTCCGTAACTTGGGTTATATTGTTCTATTTTGGTCCACATCTTAGTTAATGTGTTTACTGCAATGTCTTCTGCCATTTCACGATCTTTAACTATTTTGTAAATGTACGAAGTTAGACCTGGCTTTATCTTGTTGTAAAGAGCTGCGAAGTCTTGATCTGATCCTGTTTCTAGAAAGTTTTGAGTTAGTTGTTTGTAGGTAGCCATACGTTATATTTTTGGTTTTTAATTAATTACTATACTAATATAAGCAAAATATCTGAGATAAAAAAACTTTTTACTGTTTATTTTCACTTTTTTTCAAATTATTTTCCTCGAACAACCCTATCAGTGATTTTATGTTAACTGGTTTATAAGACCATTGGTCACATGATACGTTAATTATCTTTTTAGAAGGACTTGTTTTAATTTTCTTAGAAGGATGACCGCTTAATAAGTATTTACCAGGCCAAATTGAAAGAGGCCAATAAGACATACATGCGTCCATTTCTGGTAAAAAGTCTATTTGTCCTATTTCTTCCATCTTCTTATCTGCGTTAGGAAGCATAGAAACGTCAACAGTCGCTTTATCAAATTCTCCTTCTATAAAATATATATGGCCATTTAATGTATTAATACAGTTCTCTACGGTGGTCGGATCCCATCCAAAATTACCTAAAACATATACTACATCTTCGGGTGAAACTGTAAGGTTCCAGTTTTCTATTAATGTTTCATTCATTTCTTCTAGCGAAGAAAAGGGCCTATCATACTTCTTGATAGCCCCAGGTCTCCCAAACTGTTGGTTTGATGTTACGAATATTTGCATATATGGTTTGTTATACTAATGTAAACTTTACGTTAAAATTATCCCAAAGGTTGTTTAAAAAATAATGTTCTGTGATTGAAGAAGATCCTCCTTTAATTCTTTTATCATCAGTTGAATCTAAAAATACACACATTACAAAATCATACGCTGTTGAGTATATCATCGATTGTCCGATGGCTTCTCTTAAATCTGAGCCTCTATCTCCTTTAATAAATTCTATAGCAACCTTAATTCCAGCACTCTCTACGGTGAGAGTGGGCTTGTTAGTAGTTCCCATAAAATGCATGCTTCTTGCACCCGTTGTTTTACTACTATCAAATTTAATCATTGTTTTAGCTTTCTCTTTTGCAAGACCTCCGCTAAAACCTTTCTTTTCAGTAACCCATCCACTTACCTTTTCTAAAAGGCTAGGATAGGCTAATTGCTTAATCTTTTCAACAGATAGAGTCGTATCTTCGACCGTAATTCCTTCTTGAATTACGTCTAAGAGTTCTAATCTGTTTTTAGATTTACTTGCTAACTTCATCCGGTGTTACTGTTTCTACGTTATTCTCTTCTATTTCTTTTTCAACTTCAGCTAAAGAAACATGAAGAGTTTGTATTTCTTTATTTGATTCCTGCATAGTTTTCATGGCTTCACTAATATTGAAACCTACCTGTGTAAGAAGAGTTGTAAATGCTTTTGCCTGAGATACGCCTGTTCCTTCAAGTGTTGTCAGAGCACTGTATAGTGTATTAAGTGGAACTGTTTTTAGGGCTACTATTGCATCGCCACCTTCTTTTGAAATTCTAGTTTTTTCAGCCTTTAGAGCTTCGTGAAGATTAATTAAAAGAGCAGCATTCTTAACTGTCCATTTGTAATTTTTATCTAGATGAGATAATGTTTTGTTAATATTAGCGTTACTTACGAAATCAACATCATAGGTTTTATTAGTCATATCCTTTGAAGTCGCATCAATTTCTTTGATAAGTTCGTCTCTCTTTGTTTCTAGTTGTGATAAGTTCATCTTTAAATCTGCCATCTTATTATTATTTATTGTTGTTTTAAAAGTTGTGGTTAGTTATTCTACAATCATAATTGAAAAAGTTTCTAAATTGATCTTCATCAGCCTGAATTCTTCTTTCAAAATTGTCATCTGGGTCGTTTCTTTCTATGATCCTTGATCTTCTTACGTCAATTGGTATATCTATATAAGTTACAAAGCATCTGCTTCGATATTCTTCATTTAATAAATCGACTGCTTCCGCATTTAAAATCATTACGTCACATCTTTCAAATTCTTCCTTTGTGATTCCGTAATACCATCCGTTAAATTTTTGATACTCAACGAATTCATCATTATCGATCATGTTTTTAAAGCTATCTTCGTTTACAAAATAGTAGTCTACTCCTTCTTGTTCGTTTGCCTTCTTACGAGGAGGACGAGTAGTATAAGAGACTCCAAAAACGAAACCTCTATTTTCATATCTAGTTCTTAAATAATCTTTTCCAGCGGCTGCCTTTCCTACTAATACTATTTTACCTTTTTTATGCATTAATTTTTTCTTGTTTTGATGATGTTACTAAATTTACCCAATCTTGTAATTTCCAAGTTGGTTTCCAGCCTAATTTTTCTTCAGTGTCTGATGGGAAGTCTTCGCTTGTAAACCTTTCGCCTCTTCTTTCAGGAATCATTACCCAATCACCATACATTTCTGCTAATTCTATCATTGTAGTATTAACTCCGCTTCTCAGGTGCCATTCGTGATTGTCTTTTCTCTGTGCTGCTAATCCAAGAGCTGTAACTACGTCTTCAACGTGTGTGAAGTCTCTGCTTTGATTTCCAGGAGAAACTACTGAACACTTTTCACCTGCTTTAAATTGTCTTTCAAAAATACCGACAACTGTTGCATAATCACCTGATGTAATTTGGCCAGGTCCATATACATTAAAGAAATAACAGATCTCATATTGAAGATCATACCATGTATTATAGTTTTTGATTAATTCTACCATCTTAGATTTCATCCAAGCATAAGGAGAAAGATTCTCATCTTCACCGTTGTTACCGAATTTAGAACTAGATGCAGAATAAATTAACTTTGAATTCCATTTTCTACATAGTTCTAATATAACAGGTGTTCCAGATAGAATAGACCTATGAACAAAATCAATATCTTCAAACGATTGAACAATTCTACTATATTCTCCAAAGTGAAATACAGTGTCAAAGTAATTTTCTTCTGTTAATTTTTCAAAAATAGTATCTGCTTCCCAAGTATGTCCTCTATAATAGGTTACGCCAGGAACATGATTTTCTTCTTTTCCCGTGAAGTAATTATCTAATGAAGTTATTTTAATTTTTGGGTAGGTTTCCTGTAGGTGTTTAATGAGGTTGCTTCCGACAAATCCTGCACCACCTGTGACTAATACGTTTTTCATATAATATTATACTGATTTATTTATTTTTGTTTCTTTATTACCACTACACATGTCATATACTTCACCGTTTATTAAAAAACCTCTAAGAGAAATATCATTGCGTTTAGCAAAGCGAATAGAAGAAATATACGAATAAGGAGATTTAATGTTTGTAAATTCAACGGCGTAATTATCGTAAATCACCGTTACTGTAGATCCTCCCTCCTGTAAGGAAAGTGGATTAATTCTCATTTCTTTTGTGGGTCTATATACTTTCATGTTGCATAGGTAATGTTTGATGTTTTTTAAGATCTCTCTTAATATCTTTTTTAACTCTGTCTAAATATTTCTTTCTTTTTGCATCGCTCACGAAGGGAACTGACCAAAATTGTTTTGTCTTTAACCATCTTGAAATATTCCATCCAAATACAAATGTAAATACTCCCATCACTAAACGTAATTTAACTGAGTTTAAATATAGAGTTCTTACGGGTAATGAAGGAGCTCCATGGGTTATATATGTCCTTACCTTTTTATCACTTAAGAATGGCTTTGGATACGCGTATGCTCCGAAAAGGGGAACAAACTTATACGCAAAACCTGGGGTAAATACTTCGTCAAAGAATATTTCCATTCTAGGTGTTAATCTAAACCACCAAACAGGAGATACGAAGTAAATTCTATCCGCCCATGTTACAGCATCTTGATATTCCTTAATAAGATCTTTTCTTGGTTGAGAAAAATCATCTCTATATAAATCTATTACCTGTATTTCATTTAGGTAATCACTATCTAATAGAGATTCTTGGATTGTTTTAAAAATTCCGTTATAACAAAATGATTTTTTATCAGGATGTCCAACTACGATTAAGTTTTGCATGCGTTCTAGTTTCTTCATAAGAACTTTTTAAATTGTGTTACTTCTTTTTTTCGAGCTTCTTCTAATTTCTTAGCATGATATTCTCTGGCATATTGTTCCATGATACTGCTCATTTTAGTGTAATGAGAAAATGCATCACTGTCTATATTATTATCTGGCCATTCGTTTTCGTTAAGCCACTTCTTAGCTTCTATCGCCATGGAAATATTCTTTTAAATCGTCTCTACTTGTAGGAACATTGTCCCATTTAGAATCATACCAAAATGTTCTTCCATTCGAATCTTTTCTTTTCGACATAACAGGATTTCCATAACATAGCATGAATTTTTCTTGAATAGCATCTGTTCCGAATGGATTATCCCAATCTTTAATGCTTCCTCCTCCTTTTGCGTATGCTAGCATTGGAATATCTTTACATAGTTCTAGTATTTTAGGGTATTTTGCTAGTTGCATTCCAGCTGGAAGAAACGGATCTACATCTTTGGCTCTATAAATAATCTCCGCTCTTAGGTAATTTCCTATTCCATTAAAATATTTTTGGTTCATCAGGACTTCATAGAGTGGTTTCCTGAAAGCGCGTGACGTTAGATTAGTCATTATATCTTTCCAAAAAGAATCAAAGGAGGTCGTTGGATCCTCCCCTCGTGTATCATTCCACCATAAACCCTGCTTCCACTTGCCAAATCTACGCATATCTACAAATGAAAGGGTTGTTCCGTCTTTGCGATGAAATTTAAGGTGTGAATGTTTTGCTTCGTCGCCAGTATTAGTCAATTTAAAATACCCGCTCATTCCCATTGTCATTCGAATTGGAATAATTTTATCAGAATCATTATCTAAAATAAGAAGAACCATTTCCTTACCCCTAGATTCTGCTTTAATTTTAAAAAACTTAAAGGGTATATTTAGATCTTCACACTTATGTTCTGGGTTTTTTACTACGTTAACATATTTCATGCCTTCCGACATTTGGTTAACGTAATCTGCTGTAAATTTTAATTCTGCTAATTCTGGCATATTGATTATATATGAGTTTTATAAAAAGTTTAATCTCCTAATCCTTTAAAAAAAGAATAAATGAAATATAGAAGGTATAGTGGCCAAATTACCGTTAATACCAAAGATTCTTTAAGTGTCCACTTTTCTAATCCAAAGTTTTTATCATTTCTTCTATGATGATCCCATGAAAGGTGCATAATAAAAGAATAAATTACCCCAATAAATAGATAAGTTATCATATTAAAACGGTAATGGATCTTCTTCTATTGATTTAATCATTTGCTCCGTTCTAAGTTTTTGAATATCTACTTTTTTTGTATTAAAAGAAGCGAAAGGAGTTTGGTGTAATTCAGTTACATCCCATGATTGGCCGTACTTATTTTCTTGATTGTCAGCGATAAGTTCACCCTTTGAAAGAGCATGTTTATCGTTATCTGCATCAATGTATACTTCAAATGTTACTGTATATCTCATTAGTTTACCATTTTTAAAAGGTTAGAAACAAGTAGAATCATATAAAGTCCAAATGCAGTAATTAGGACGATGTCTACGCTATCAATCTGCTTAAGTGTATGTTTTAGTTTACGCATTCTTACTAAGAGTTTTTCTATAATTAACTACAGCCTTTGCAAGTCTGTCTAAACGCTCGCTTGGATCTTCGATCATAATCCTTTCAGTTGAAGGCCATGTGGTTCCATTCCATTCATGCATTGATTTCTTAGTAGGATTTAATTGATAGATCGTTCGATGAGACCATTCATATCCTTTGTAATTTTCGTAATTACGGGTATATGCTCTACGAATATATCCACTTTCATAAGAAAGATAGTCAGTATTCGTGATAGGGTCATGGTAACAAATAGTTCCATTGTCGGCTTGCGTCTGTGAAGTTACTTCAACGCATTTAAGTGATTGTAGTTTATTCATTTTTATTTTTTTAGTAGAAAAGAGACATTGCATTTCGAAGACCTTCTTCGGTAGCTTTATGAAAAGAATCAATACGTGGATTCAAAGTATTTGAATCTGAGTATTCTTTAAGAGCGGCTTTAATTGCACCGCGTTTAGTTTTGGCCCACACTGTGTTCCAACCGCCACCTTCAAAGGTGAACATATATTGTTTGTTTTTTAATTCTGCCATAATGGTTTCTTTTATTAATTATTACTCTACTAATATAAGCAAAAAATCTGAGATAAAAAAATTCTAGGCTGTTTATTTTTGATTTTTTTTTCTTTTTTTATTAAACTTAGCCCATTGCTTAGCCGCTTCCTTCTCCTCTTCGTATTTTTCAAGAACGTTAAAGAAGCCTTCATAGTCATATTCTTCTGACCTGAAAGCTTCTCTAATTCTCGATTGCTCGTCTTCACATCCTTTCATCCATCCCATTACGAATGCAAATGCTCCTAAAAAAATTGTTAAAAATAATCCTTCTATTCCCATTATTTCAATTTTTGTAAAAGATTATCAATATCTTTTTTAGAAGTCCATCCTGCAACTTCGTCTTCAGTATCTATAAATTTAGAAGTGACAAAACTTCCGTCTTTGGAGTTCTCCCATATAGCAACTTCGAATGAAGAGTATTGTGTAGAGTCTAAGCCATCCTCTCGAGGATTACTGTAAACAAACTTACCAGCCTGAATACTCACTGTAACTTCTTTGAATTTTGCAGTAGCTCCTACACCACCGTGTGTTTGTTTGTTAAATGTTAAATCTTTGAATTTCATATCTTTTATTTTAAAAATTACCGTCAGCTACTTGAAAGCAAGTGATACCATTATCTCTCCACATTTGAACTACTTTATCTCTATCGTCAAAGACACATGTAATATCGTCAGTGTTTGGAAATAAATCATCAAGCCACTTTTTCTTTAATACATCATCTTTCATAAACTTAAAACCTCCAGCAGTTGGTCGCATCTTTAAAACATCAAATGGAATATCAAGATCGTTTAACCAATCTTTCGTTGCGTCTTTAGTAGCTTTAGATCTTCCACTGAAAATTACAACACGATGTCCATCTTTTTTAAGAAGTCGTGCCATGTGAATAACTGGCCAATTCGGTTTATCTAATTGAATGTTTGCTGGATCGAAGAAAGTGTCCCAATCCATTTTACCATTATCTTTTGTGGAAATAGCTCTCCTATCGTCGATAAGAGCGAGAGTTCCATCTAAATCGAAAATTACTGTTTTCATTTTTATATTTTTAAAGGTTATCTCTTACTGAGTTTTTAATTAACATTTGAGAAGTAGGAGCGATTCCAAAACTAACCCAATTGTCAGAGTCATTAAATTGTTTTCTACAATGGTCCATGATTTCGTCTGACCAGTCTAAATGGTTTCCAAGAACGTCTGTTACTGGATGCCAAACGCTTTCCCAACCATCATTTAAGAAGGTTACCCAAGCTTTTTCTAAGTTTAAATTAAGTGACATATCTTTTGCTTTATTGATTATTACTATACTAATATAAGCAAAATATCTGAGATAAAAAAATATTTAGGCAATTATTTTCAAATTATTTTAATCCCACCATCCTCGGATGTTATGGGATATAAATTTCCATACTAATTTCTCTGCTTTAATTTGCTTTTCTTTAGACTGTTTAAATAGTTTATCAAAGGTTTCTTTAACTTTATCTTTGTTTTCCCACTTCTCGTATTCATAATTAATATATGAAGTTCCATCTCCCCTTCCAGTATCTTCAAAGTTCCAATCTAATACGTTATCGCCATAAATCTTTTTCATCTGATCTTGGTATTCCATTCCATATTCTTCATCGTAAACTTTATCAAGAAGTTCGATAGCGGTTTTAATTCTCTTAGCTCTCATATCGGAATCGATGGCATACGCTCTATCTGATTCCATAAAATTAGAAGTACGTATTAATTGATGTTTAAATAAATCAATTGCGTATCTATAATCAAAATCATAACCTTTCCAAATAATTGGCAAGTAATCTAAGACTCTTTTAATTTGTCTGTATTTTCTTTTAAACCAGTACGCCATATTTTTTAGTATATTCCTTTAGCGTAATACCTTCTTTATCCTTTTCGGAGACTAAGATGTCTGATATATTGAATTGTGTAAGTATACTCTTATCTATAGTCAGATCTATATCCTTGTCGGTCCATAGGAGACACTCCTCTGCACTCTTATCATATTCTTTAGTACATTTATATGAAAAGATTGTATCATCCTCAAGGGCAAGAAACGCATGGCCAAATCCGGCCGGAATCCAAAATTGATTTCCTACGTGCGCACTTAATAATACATAAGTCCATTCTCCATAGGATGGGGAACCAGGTCTAAGATCTACTGCGAAATCTACAACAGCTCCTTTAGAAACTCTTACTAATTTTCCTTGAGCACTATCTCCGGTTTGTAAATGTATTCCTCTAAATACTCCTTTCTTAGAAACAGATTGATTATCTTGTAGAAATTCTTCTGTAATTCCAAGTTCTTTAAGTTTTGAAGATTTGAATGTTTCTATAAACTCTCCTCTTTCATCTTCAAATTTTCCAGGTCTTAATTCTAATAATCCTGAAATGCTAAATTTTCTTGATTTCATATTTTATCTTTTTCCTCCATTATAAGGTTTTGCTAAACCTTCGTTTAATAATACTTGATTTATACTAATTGATATAGGTCTAGTTTCACCTTCATGGACATGAACTTCATGATAACCATTATATAGTTCTCCTAGCGCTCTTCCATATTTATCCACTTCTTTAGAAACCAATACGAATTCATTGTTTCCTTGTTCTAGTAATTGCACTAGTCTTTCTTTAGATTTAAGACCTGCTCTTTTTTCTACTAGATCTCTAGTCCTAGTTTCAGGAGTATCGATTCCATGTAGTCTAACGTTTACCTTTTTCCAAATATCAAATCCTAAATCTACATGTGCCCATACAGTATCTCCGTCTACTACTCTAATTAATTTTGCGTTAAAGGTGTAGTTAGGCGTTATCATGTGTCGATGTTGTAAACCAATAAGGATCTGTTCCTCGTTGTGGTTGGTAAGGTAAATAAGTTGTAGGACGAGTGTATGAATCCTCTGGTGTAAGAAGAACTACAGCTTCTGCTGTTGTTATCTTATTTTCGTCTAGTAGCTTTTGAACTATTTGCGCTCTTGTCATTTGTTTTTGTTTTTTTATTTGCTGGTATTACTATCCAAAATATAATGTATATTAATATTGCTGGAATTGTAGGTGTAAAGAATGCTAATGTGAATAAAAGTCTAAATATTAATGGATCAATTCCAAAATAATATCCTAAACCATCACATACTCCAGCAACCATTCCTCGACTACCTCTGTGTACTTTTCTCATTTTAAATTGTTTTCTATATTAGTTATACCCCCAAAAAGCACAATGTTTCATGTGCTTCTCTAAGTGGCGGTCTGGACGAGACTCGAACTCGCGACCCCATGCGTGACAGGCATGTATTCTAACCAACTGAACTACCAGACCAATTGCGGAGAAGAAGGGATTCGAACCCCTGGAACCGTGAAGTTCGCTGGTTTTCAAGACCAGTGCATTCGACCACTCTGCCACTTCTCCTATTCTTCAACAACTATGGGTTAATGTTTATTTATTTAAATTAATTAGGAATGTTTTCCTTTTCTTTGGATTTTTGAAGATTAAAACTATCAATAATTTTATCTAATCTTAAATCCATTACTTCTATTTCTTTCTCAAATTGAGAAATTGCTCTATCTACTCTAGAATCTAATCTTCTATCTAGATCATCTATGCAATTATCTAAATAGTTTTCGACTGAATCTATTCTACTTTGAATATCGCTTTCGATGTGATTAATCAACGAATCTAATTCACTGATTTTTTTAGTTGACCTGAACAATGACACTGCGCCTAAAATAATTAGAGTTAGCACCACACCCAGACCGAATGTAATAATAGTTGTTTCCATATACTTGTGTTTATTTTTAAGTATAGCTGTCAAAGAACTATTAATTATACTAAATAAGAGGGGGTTGTTTCAGTTAATATGCAGATTGCTTGATCTTGATTCCTGAAGCCACTAATGTATCTTCTAAATCTTGAATCGCTTCTATGATATCTGCATTGCTTCCGGCCTTTGGAGTCATTGCTTCTACCTTTTTGGTATTTCCAGTAACTACTTCTTTAAATTTATCAATAGCTCCAGAAACTGCATCTCCAAATCCGCCAGTAGATTTACCTTGCTTAGCAACTGCTCTATCTAGATCTGCAACAGCATCCGATAATTGTGCTACTGCGTTTAATAATTGATCAGCAAGAACTTTCATTGCATTTTCACCATTATTTTTAGCAAGATCTGCAAGTGCGTTAAACATCTTTGTAGTTGCTTCAACTTTAGTTACGTCTAAGGAATTGTTAGCTTTAGCATATTGTCCATAAGCTTTAGAAAGACCTTTCATATTTTCGCTAGCAAGAGTACCGGTATAACTTCCCAACCTGTTTACGAATTCTCCAAATGGAGCTATTCCAGCAATAAATGCCTCACTCATACCCGCTACATTAGTGTATGCCTTTGATACCATTTGTATTGCATTTCCAGTAACTACTAATTTTTCAGCATTTCTAACTAAATATTTTAATAATTGAGATGGTGTCATTTCTACATCTCCTCCTAGAAAGGATGTTATACCATCTAATATTGCTCCTCCAACTCCTGCTAGCTTAGAAAATAATCCAGATGCTGCAGAACCAGCAAGTGCCATAGAAAGACCTATCCATGCAAGTGCTATTTGGCCTATACCAGCTGCAAGTCCTCCCATGTTTTCTATTCCTATCTCATCTTTAAATCTTTTAAATAAATCTACCATTGCATTAAATGGCATAAATAAAACATCGGTTATTGTTTGAGCAGCTTCTTTAAGACCGTCAATTTTACCAATTTGTGTAAATATCCATGCAACAGCATACAATACAGCTGCACCTACTAATACGGTAAGAGCACCTAATAATATCCCTACAGGAGTTACTACTGTCGCAATTGCACCAAGGGCTAAAATTACACCACCTAATATAAATAGAGCTATTCCTACACCAACTGACCATGGAAGTGGTGGCGCTTCTCCGTAAGATATGTCTCCAGCGAGACTAAATGCAAATGCAACCAATAATATAGTTAGTGCTGCAAGAGCAACTACTAACATTGCTTTAGCTGCTGCTTTAAAATCCATATTCTTAGCAAGCTTTCCAATTATTATCATCGCTCCACCAAATATCATTAATGCGATTGATGATTTTAAAGCCCACATCAAATCAGGTGCCATCTCCGCAGAAGTAGCTGGCATCATTTGAAATACATAAGCTGCTCCGACAATAGCTAATGCTACTATAGGAACCATAAGTGCCGCTAGTAATATATCTTTAATACCTAATTTTCCTCTTTTAGATGAACCTCCAAAACCAAACATTCCTGCACCTGGACCTTTAGACTTACCTGCTAATGCGCTAAACACCTTTGCCATTGCAAATCCGTATATAAATATTGCAATACCTGTAATAAATACAAACGATAAGAATCCATCTTCTATTTTAGGAATAGATGGCATTAATTTAAATGCCATAACTGCTGCTGCCATTGATAATACTATAATTGGTAATATTACCATGGATGCTATTAAATCTTGCTTTGATAATGCTCCTGGTTTTTCTGAACTAGATCCCATTCCTGGTATAAGTCCAGTTTTTTGTGATTTTTGCTTACCCTTCATCATTTTAATTGTCATCCCTATTACAAGACCTCCTATTAATAATAATCCTCCTAATGTAAACATTAATTTCATTACACCTATCATGTCAATTTGCCTAGCGGCTTGTGCACCCGCTGCTATCATTGGCGCTCCAAATTTGAAGGCAACTGCAGTAAGGGCTAATACTCCGAGAATAACAACGGCTTGTAGACCAAATATTGCAATTCCTTTTAAATTCATTTTCTGATTTCTCTTTCTAGAATTATCTTGTTTAAGTAGAGAATTACCTCCACTTGCAGATTTATTAACTCTACCTTCTTTTGCAAAATTAATAATTGCAGTGATAACTCCTATTACAGCTATTAAAGGTGCAAGTGCCATTGTAATACTTACTAATCTAGAAATTTCCTGTTCCGATATTCCTACCTTACCAACTAGCCTCGCTGCCATCGCAACAGGAACTAGAGCTAATCCTAGCATTGCAACCGCTAAACCTGCTTTAGCAATAGTGCCTACCTTTATCTTTTCAATAGCTGGAAGTGCAAATCTCATTGCAACTAGGGCAACTGCAAGAGGTATCATTGCTGCTGATATTATTACAAAATTAAATGCATCATCCATTTTAACAGATGGCATTAAATTCATTGCAGCTGCTAAAACAACCATTTGAATAGTCATAAGGAACATGGCCCTCATAATATCATCGGTGTTATTCTTATTAAGCATAAAATTCATAATACCTGAAAATTCCCATGCCTTAATTAATTGAACGAAAGTTTGACCCATTATATAGATAACTGCACCGATTGCCAGAGCGGCCACTAATTTATCACCACTTACAGGTGCCATTGAGTTTAATGCCAATGACATAGCAACTAACATTAACATAGACATACCCATTGTTAAAACTAGTTTTTTCATTACCTTGATTTGACCAAAAACTCCACCACTACTAGGATCTGCCATTATAGCTCCTAGGATTTTTGCAATAGGGAACATTGCTGCGAATAAAGCAACACCCGAAACTATAGCCGTAGGACTTACCTTACCTGCTTCTTGAAATGCCATCGCTAGACCGAACATTCCTATTCCTGTAAGTGCGATAAACCCTCCTAGTCCTAGAAGTTTACTTATTCCTCCACCACCTCCAAATTGAGCCTTTTCAGCCTCGCTTTTTCTGGAAATGATTTCCTTTATTTCTTTAAGTATTTTGTTGTTTTCAGTAAGACTTGCGGCAATACCCTGTGTAACAGAGAAACTCGTAACCATGATACTCTCTATTCTAAATAAAGTATCTCTGGTTTGATTCTCTATAGCCTCTATTTTCTGCAGAAGCGAGTTGGAACTCATTGCGAATCCCATTAACGCCTTTTCGGAGTTGGTGTTTGCCATTTAGGTATTGCGGGCTTTTATTTTAATTTAGAAGCTTCTTTCTTTGCATCTCTTAATGCCTTTCTTAAAACTTCAGGATCAACATCTTTAAGTTCCTGTTCTAGTTCCTTATGTGTCTTTTTATCCTTTTCAAAATCTTTAATAATTTCATCATGGTTACTCATTTCACCTCGAAGATCATCTATTCTTGCTTCAATATGATCTACTTCAGACTGTGCTTCTGCAGAATCATGATCTAGACCTTGTCTTTCATATTTCTTTGCCTTAGCTTTAGCCTTAGATAACATCTTCGTAAGATCTTTAAGATCTGCATTAGATATTTTTCTCGATCTATATGCTTTCATGATTTCAGGTCCAAACGCTATACCTATTCCTGCTATAGCAAATGTTAAGGTGATAGGATCTATAATTTCAGTAATTAAAGATTCGTTTACGAAATTATTATATGATTTTACTTTTTTCATCGCAATATATGTTATTTTCTTTTAGTATATATCTAAATAAAAGGAGGTCCAATCTAGGACCTCCTTTTTCTATTACATTTTAGGCATGTTGAAACTTGGCATTTTGAAAGAAGGCATTTTCATACTTCCCATCATCTCGTTAGTTTGATCATTTTGCCCTTTGTTCGCTTCGTTTTCAGCTTTAATCATTTCAATTAACTCCTTGACAATATAATGGAATTCATAATATTCCATGTTTTCAAGTTCAGAGGGTTGTATTGAAAGATGCTTATAAAGGTAGAACTTAGTTTTAAAGAAGTTCTCCAGCGATATCCTGAACAAGGAAAATAGATTTGATTCCGTCACGAAACCCAATCGGAACGAGGACCTCGTCATCCTCATGCGTTACCAACATCTCAGGTTGAATTCCGACTTTCATTTTTTCAGCGAGTTTATATACTAAAGCATATTTTCTATTGTTCCATCCGTTTAATTCTACTTCAAAATTAAAGATTGATTTATCATCAAAGCCTCTCCAATCTGTATATAGATATGGAATTAATTGAATTAAAGACTGATCAGCCTGTAATCCCTTTTCTTGCTTTTCTTTAATATACTTAGTAACCTTTTGCATTAGACCAATTGTAGGAGGTCTCATTTCAATGTTACCAAATGATTTTGTCTCAATAATAAAGGTTCTTTTATCTTGATCGTAATATTTATCTAATTCTTCTGGAATAGAAAAGTATTGAAAATATTTCTTATCAATTGATGCATCGTGAGAAACACCTCTCTTATCTTGATACTTAACAGTTAATGCATTTTCAGGCTCAGGGAAAGTTAAATCTCTGATTGCTAAAATTAACCAAAATCTATCTTCTTCTAAAATATCCTTATATGAAAGTCTTTTTTTCTTAGAAGTTATTCTAAGACATGACTCTACTATAGCATTTAATTTTTCATCTACATCTAGAATGTTGGTTTCGTCCATGGTAGAGAAATGTCTAATCTCTGCAACCTTTGCAGATCTAATAGAAATTTCAGTATCTGGAGTATAGAACATTCCACCTGACGGTAGTGAATCTATTTTAACTGAATGATATCCTAAATGAAAATCAGCTTCCTTTGCTTCAGCTGGTTGAAATCTAGACATATCAACTTTACCTAAATTCTTAGGCTCTTCTGATTCTACTGAAGATTCGTTCTCATTAGCTTCAACAATAGCTTTGTATTGATCGTCTAAATTGATTTCTTCTTCTTTTTTGTTTTTGTCTTTGCTCATGTTTTATTATTTAGATTTGAGTTGTTTAATTCTATTTCGATCCCAACTCTTTTGAAGATCGCTTTTTTTATCTATTTCTTGTCTTATTAAGTCTCTGATAAACGCCGAAACTGAAACCGGTCTCTCTCCATTTTCAATCGCCTCGTTTAGTATAATCCTGTTTATGATAAACACTTCTTCTTCAGAGAGTAATACCTGTAATTTCTTCGTTAGTTTACTGGACATATTATTATATCATTATATTATATTTTAGTTTCATAAAAATAGGACGAACTAATTAAAGCCGTCCTACTTTTAATAAATTAAGCTAATACTTCTTTAAAGGTATCACATCTCCATGATACGTCTAAAGCAGCAGCTTCTGGAGATTCATAACTTAAGTCGTTAGTGAATGGAAGTCCAGAAGAAATCCAGCAATCTTCTAATGTTACAGTTCTGAAAATATCTCCAGCTCTGTTAAATTGAACGATTACTATTGTTCCAGTATAGTCTTTCTTTAAGCCCATTTCTCCAGTTTGTGGATTGTAAGCTAAGTTATACCATTGTCTCATTGTTTTATATAAATAAGCTTGGTTAGCGTCGTTTAAGTTCAAAGAGAAATTGATAGCCACTGTAAGTGAAGTATCATCTGGCATACCAGCATAAGATCTTTTTGAGAACTTGTATTTCTGTTCGACGGTACCTGCATCTTTGTATAATTCCAACCCGCCAATAGTGTTAACGTGTTGTAGTAATAGTGGAGCATCAGAAACGCCAGCTGGAGGTAAAATAGTTACCTCAAATAAGTTTCCTTGTACTGGTTCGAATTGTCTACCCGCCTTACTAGTTTGATCTTGTGAATAGTGTGGTAAAGCCATAAGTCTTTATTGTTTTATTTTTTATTATATATCTTCTTAACTAAAGTTTCCGGTTGAAATTTCACCAGTATTTAAAATTGTTGTTCTATGCACAACTATTTCTAAACCTTTAACTGGCTCAACAAATGTATCTATGATACCTATGTTGTTGTCAATTACCTCACCTGTGTTATTTGATTGATCCATTACGTTTTTGAAATCGTATACACCACCATCTTGTCTAACTGATTCCATTAATGAATCTGCTAGAGTTTTGATTTCTAATCTAGTTTGTGCATTGTTAAATTCGAATACGTAATCTTTAAGGATATCTGCCATTGCATCTTGAATGTAAATTAACACTTCTCTAACGTGAGCTGAAGATAGTGATGATTTAATAGACTGCTGTGCAGTTTTATTTCCTAAGATAGTTAAACCAACTCCTCTTTGGAATACAATTGGATTATAACCAAATGGCTCTAAAATGTCTCTGTCTGCTTTGTCAAAAGAGTATTCAGCACCTACAACATTAGGGCCAGCAACAACTCCTCTTCTAGGACCAGCAACAATTGACCATGGTAAAGCATCTGTGTATTTATCAATATAGTTATTAGATACATACGCAGCTGGTGGAACCATGATGTCTTTTCCATTTTCTCTTACAATAAGACCAGGACCGTAGTAGAATGCGTAATTTGCACCATCTGCGATACTTGGTAATGTGTATAAGGATGTTGGATTTAAATCTAAGTTACCTCCTTCTGGAATGTATGAAGTTTGGAATGACTGGCTAAATGCATTGATAAATGAAGGATCCGTAGATGCTTTAAAATCTTTTACCATTGGTGCATTTAATATAGCTGATGCATTTTGTCTTTCTTTTGCTAATTGAGATAATTGGATTTTATCTCTTAATTGATTATCAAAAGAACCAAATGTATCAACAATATATCTAAATTCGATTGCATCTTTATCTACTAAACCAGTTGCTAATCCTGTTCCTACTTTAATAGCTTCTAAACATGAGAAAATAGTTTCTGCTTCAATTTGAGCACCATTTAATACAAATGGAGTATATGACTCAGCTGCATCTTCTAAAGATTCAACATAAACTGAAGGAGCTACTAAAGGAGCTGCTTCTGATAATTTAACAGTCCATATAGTTACTAAATCTGTTTTTTCAACTGATACTTGTTTAACTAAAGCTAATCTTTCACCTACTCTAATATAGTTTCCTTTTGTAATTTCTGGCTTTGGATGATTAGGATCGTTAAAAGTAAATTTTGCATCTTCTCCTTCCGCGGCATATACATCAGCGTTAGGTAATGCTATTGATCTCATTTCAACATCGTAAGATAATACTACTTGATCTGATCCGTCTTCGTCAAATGTGTGACCAACTAAATCAATTGGAGTATCTCCAGATTCATCAGTTACTAAATCTTCAGCAATTGCACAGAATAAACCTGTTCTTCTTGCTTCAGCGTTAATCATTGTTTCGATATATACGTTTCTTCCTTCTAAGTCTTTAAAACCTGGAAGCATTGAACCAGAATAAGAACCTATCATTTCAACTTGTCTTAAATTTGCAAATTGTTCTATTAGCTCTTTTCTTAAACCTTTACTGTCGAAGTAAAATCCATAAACTGGATCGGTGTCCATTGCTGCAGCATCAAATTGACCTTTGAATACAAATACATCAATCATATAATCTGACATTAAATCTTTGTCATTTAAATATGCTGGAACATTTCCTTCTCCATACCATTCTCTTGCAGTAACATCAAATCCAGCCGTATCTTGCGCTTTTCTTGTGAAAACTGTGATTGGTGTTTGTTTAATATTAACAAAGTTTAAAACTTGGTTAGCATCTTCACCTAATGTTTGTAATAATTTCTCATCAGAAGGAATCATAAATTTATCAGTGTCAAAGAAACTTGAATAAGTATAGTCTCCAGTCTGATGACCTAGTGAAGGATAAGTATAAAACGTATCAGCTTCAACTTGTGCTAGAGTATACTGATCGGGAGCAATAGTCGCTGCACTGTCATAAATATCAAAACTTGTTGAACCACCACCGTGAGCTGTATTGATAGCAGCTAAAGCTGTAATTACAGTATCTGTACCATCAAACGCAGCTGTTGCTGCAATATGAGGTTCATTACCTGCATCTGAAAGTAAATAGAAAGTACCTGCTAGGCTAGATGTTAAATCTACACCTGCTAGTGTTAAAGTTAAACCGTCTACTGAAAGTGTAGCTGCTGCAGCGTCTGTAATAGCAGTTGCAACTGGAACAGATCCTGTATCTGGAATAGGATCACCTACTTCAAATGCTACATCCGTTGGAAGCGGCGCTGAATATCTATTCGATACTGGATCAGATTCATATGATCCGTTTGTTGAAATTTGTGCAGCTGAAGCTAAATCATTTACTCCAAATTGAGCAAGGTTAAGAGCTAGGATAGGTCCTCTTGAAAGAGCAGCTTTAGCTGATCTGTGGAAGAACATTCCTTTTTTCTCTAACGATTTGTCAATGTTTCCATATACTTGAATGAATGCTTCAACGTTTTCGATTAATACTGGTGTATTATAAGGTCCCTTTCTTGAGTGACCAACAACCAGCCTAAGAGTAGAAACGTCAATATTAGCAGTTTGAGATTTATCAAATTCCAATCTGTAAACGCCTGAACTCTTGAATTGTAATAATTGAGGACTTAGTGCCATAGTTATTTAATTTTATTTTTTTATTTGTTAATCTATATATCCGTGTAAATCTGGAGTTTAGTCTATATAAGATCATAAATATCATACTGCATATCTCCGGCTGAATCGTTTTGTTGATATAGAGTAGTTTCCATTAATTTATACTTTTCAGGATCTATAAAATCTAGCAATTCTTCGATGTAATCTGCATAATCTGTAGTGTTAAAAAATTCAGTGGCAGTGATTCCTGTCATAATGATATCATCATTACCCATTTGAGCACCATAGCTTCCATTTTTAAGACTACCGAAAAGACTTGCTTCATTTACAGTTTCTGTGTCATTTATTTTTATTCTATTATTTTCAATTAATTTTTTAAAATTTTGGCAAAACACTGATTTGTTATCTGCTTTTAATTTTATACCTGGTTTTAAGGCTCTTGAATCATGTCTATGTTTAAACCTTAATACCATCTCGTCTTCAAATTCATTTCTTGAAGGATAAACTGTTTGTAAATATTTCAATAAGATAGAACCGTATGTATTGAATTCTATAATCATCTTAACATTTTCAGGATTAAATATCTCAACAGCTAATGTATATAGAACCTTTGCAAAATCTTCAATAACATGTTCATTAGATCTAAAGACTGCCACTTGATTCAATCTAAAAAAGTCATACATTGCACCGGGTGTCACTGCATCAATAATGTCCTTATCTTCCATTGGTTCTACTTCGAAAACATTAATTACAGAGTAATCACCTCCGTTGCCTTCTGCGATGTCTACTGAAAACAAATAAAATCTATTAGATTCTTTTGCTCCTTCAGGATCGAAGTCTTTATGAAATCCTAAAACTCCCTTTGTATCTATTTGTATATTTTCGAAATCTTCTAAATCATGCCATATAAATTCATGTGAATTCTTTCTCATGGTTTTCATAACCATTGGGCTTAATAATAGATTAGAAGAACTTACGAATTCATTTCCATATTGTCTATTAAAGGCTTCTTCAGAACCTAAGTTTCCAAGTTCTCTTTCATACCATGCATCATCTCTATCCGGATGCTGCCACCAATCAACTCTCGTTGGTGTATATTCATTTTCTCCTTTTTCAGCACCTGCATAAATTTCATAGAATTTATTAAATCCATTCGGTGTTGAAGTAATATTAATTCTAGATACCTTAGAAGCTGATAATGTAGGATATACATTTTCATAGAATGAATCAACTATAGTTGGATGAATGTGTGCGAACTCATCAAGATATAAGTTATGAATAGTAAAACCAATACCTGATTTTGCGGTAGTTGATTGACCTACTAATCTACATCCATTATCTGAACGTACATTCATAACGTCATACTTAATAATACCTGGTTTCATAAAGAAAGGAAGGTTTTCAATAACTACCTTTGCTTTATCTATAATTTCTTTTGTTGAATCTGATTTATTAGCTAAAAGAAGAGTAGTTTTATCATAGTTAAATGTAACATACCATGCATTAAAAATAGAAGCCGTTACAGTTTTACCCATTTGTCTGGCCGCTAATACAATATTAAATCTTTCGTTTTGAAAGTTATGTAATAATTCTTTTTGATATTCTCTAAGTTTCACCTGTTGAATACCTTCATCTGTCATTACTACTGCATACTTTTCTGCAAAATAAACAATATCATTTGCGCATTTAGCCAGCTCTGCAATTTCCTCTTCAGTATATTCAAATACAATATTACCCTTACGTAAAAACTGCTTACCCTCATAAAAGGGCATAGAAACTTGTGGGCGATATCCTTTATCTAGTGCTACTAAAAGATCATCAACATTCTTAGTCGACCATACCAGCTTTTGACCAGGATCGCTTTTGTCTCCTTTCGGAATCCACATATTATCTCCTACGTAATCGCTCATTGTTATTCTTCGTTAGGTTCTACATCTTCGATATCTTGAGTTTCTGAATCGATTCCAGAACGAATCATTCTCATAAGATCTTTAGTTCCTCTTTGAACCGCAGAATCACCAGTGGAACCTCCTGATTCTTCTATTTCCCTAACATCATCTCTTTTCTTGTAAATTTCTATATCTCTAGAAATTCGTTTAGCACTTTCTTCAGTTGCCATTAAATACATTGTTTGGGATTTAATAATATCTAGCATTGATTTCTGTAAAGTTGCAAGAACTTCAAACATTCTTGGAGCTAATTCGCCATCTTCGATAGTTTCTAATAGTGTTGTAAGAGCTCTTTCACCTGCTTGTAATTGATAAACTAAAGAAGACATTGTCATCTCATCCATCTTTTTCTTAGCAGCGATATATTCATCCTTTTCAATTATATCTTCTGCAAGATAAAATTTCATAAGGGCTGTTATAGTTTTCTTAGCTGTTTTAGTAGATCTTGTTTTAAGTTCTCCAAATGATGGAAGAACTTCCTTTGGTTGAAGTGGAAGAAACGCTGGATCAGTATCCGTAGCCTCTGTTATATCTACACTTTCACCAATAAGTTCATCAAGCTCTTTTCTAATATCTTCTGCTTGGTCTTTTATTGACTTCTTTTCTTCTGACATAAGTTATTGTTTTATAGGATTATATATCCTAATTACCTAGTGTGTCTAAATTTCTGAAACCCAATACTAGGTATTGCATTGTCTATTAATTTAGCAAGTTGATTATCTCTAACTATATATTGATTTAATATATTAGATCTTTGTTCTTCTTCTATCATTTGATCGAATACTCTAATGTTGGTCATATACATACTATTTCCTCTTATTTGGAAATTAGAATTAGAGTTCCAAACTAAGCCCGAAGGTTTAACTTCATTAAACACTTCAGTTAATTGAGAGGTTGCGCTTTGAGGTAATCCAGATTCATTTAAGTTATAAATACTTAAACTAGTTGTGGAAAATTCATTACTTATATTTAAAGTAAATCCATACCATCTTTTTTCTAAAGAAAGGCCGTGGTTAAATGTAACTGTATTTCCATTAACCATTATTTTAAATTCTGAATCGTTTAAATAAGTTTTAAATCCTGTAAGCGCGGTTGGATCTCCTATTATGAAATGATCTCCACTTCCAATTTCAAACTGTGGATTAAACCATCCGGAAATTGCCATGTTTTTGCCTGTTTCTAGACTAGATGGTGCATCATATTCGATACATAAATCTCCTTCCGCTACTCCAGATAAGTCATAATAATTTTTACTAACAATTGTCCATCTGTTTTTTAATTCAAAATCTATTATTTGTAAATCTTTATTATAGAAATTTCTAATACCATCCTTGTGTGTAGAAATAACTGTTTGAAATTGCTGCGGATTCGAAACCTTTTCCTGCTCTTCCCTTTGTCTTTCTCCAAAAACTTCTTCGATTCCAGTGGTTAACGTGTCAGTTGCGGCGTTGAATGTATTTTTATTAACTGAAGTTCTTTCTTGATATTTCTTCAGCATTACTCTCCAGTATGAATTGGTCTTATTAAACTCGTCAGCTAAAGCTATGGTATGAACTTCATACATTCTATTAATAATAGGAATATACATGTAATCCTTAGATCTAGGATATCTGCTTTTTATTAAATTTCCTTGAGAATCTCTTTCACCAAACGCTCTATCAAATTCTTCTTGAGTAATGTGAATTTCAAAGTCTGCAAAATCCATTCCGAATATATCGAAAGTTATACTTTCTTCAGGAAATTCATTTCCCGGGACTAATATCTTTATGTTTTTATTATCTACTACATCATGTAAACTATATTCCATAAGAGTAACATCTTCTGTTCTCATATCTGGTTCAGTTCTAAAATAGTTTACTTCATGGCCAAATATATTGCTTACTAATCCTGTGATTTGTTTTACAAATTTAGTAGATTTACTTAAATTATATGGATTAAATAAATTATCATTACATTCTTCTACGATAATGTTTGCACATCCGTCCATTGAAAAGGGATCTAAACACTCAACACAAAAGTTAGGACATGCTTCAACAATACCGTCTTCAGTCTGTGTAGTATATGTGATTGAAATAAGAGATAAAGAGTTACCTCCGGATAATGAAGATACTTCTGCTTTTAGGTCAATGTAAAGTGGAAGTGTATTATTAAAATCTAAACTGAATAAATCTCCGATGTTTGAAGTTTTATTTAATTCTGAAAATTCTGAAAAAGATCCACCAGTCTGTGACCATCTAAATTCATAATCAAATTTATTTAATTCATTAGGAACTAAGAAAAATTCTATTCCAGATGGTTGTGTTGAAAACTGGGGTGACGTTGTTAATTCCAGGGTGTATGCGTCTGGTACGGAACTAATTTGAAATATCTTATTTCCTAATACAATTTCATCACCATTGGCTAGAAATGTAAAATCTGTTCCCATTCCTATTACTGTTGGAGATCCTGCATTCAATATAACTACACCCTTTGTCTGTGGTGTTGTTAAACCTGCTATAATTTCCCAATCCGTAATCTTTATTACGTTCTGAAAAGGATCTTGTAGGGATGCTATGAGTTGATCTCCGTTTGCGTTTGCAGTATATCCTGTTACCATTTAATATCTAGTTCTTTTGTCTATATATTCGTTAAAGAAAGCTAGTAATCAGTGATTAACATTATTTTGGGATTATCATCTTGGATCTTAGCTTCTATGCAGTCCATTAGATCTAATGCAGTATCAAATTCTTTTCCATCTGAACCTTCTCTCGATCTTACAAAAGAATCTAAAGCATTAAATATATGAGAAGCATTGTGCCTTGCGTAAGGAACATTCTTTTTCATAAGACCTAGTGAAATTAAAATAGAGTTTATTTCTTGTAAATCTTTTTCTTGTTGAAATATATCATATAGCCTTAATGTTCCTGCCAATACTTTAAAATTAAATCTAAGAGTCTTAATTCCATCTATGTCAGATAATCTACTATAAGATTTATTCTTATTGATAGTCAGTTTAACATATTCTAGATTTGTAAAATCATTTAAAATCTTATGTAGAAAATAGATAGTAGTTGCTTCTTTATGAAATTGTTCAAAACCAGTTGCATTAATTCTATTAATATCGGATTGAAAGTTTTCTTTTAAAAACAAAGATAATTGCTCTTTACTTACTAGAAGAGATCCATCATTAACGACCCTATAGTCTAATTGATTCTTTACTAGTGTAAGAATCTTATTGTCGATGTAATTATATTTGAATAGGGTGGCGTCAACAACCGTAGCCACATCATTAAAGTCGTAGTAACTAATCATTTAATATACCTGCATTGTGTTTTCTAATTCCAATAGATTATTATTTAATTCAACCGGGTTGAATTTCTTAAGATCATTGAACTCTCTCATTCCAATTTCATTTCTTTGTAAAAAGAATTTAATTGTTTCTTCTTTAGGTATATATTCTTTTTTTGATTTTTTAGGTTTTGGAGCTGCCTTCTTAGTTTTAGTATAGATCCACCCTGGAACTGAACGAAATCTTGAAGATACCATGTGCCAACTATCTATAACTGCATTGCCATTAATTCCATTCACATTAAATAACTGTGCATTTGATGGATATTTAATAGCAAAAAATCTGTTAATCATGAAGTGGTGTCTCTTCTTATTAAAGTTCTTTACGTTCTTGTATTGATTAGGTTTTGTAAACATGATCTTTACAAAATCAAATAATTTTGTTTCGTCTAGCATATAAATTATACTGTAAACTTGCTATAAGTTTATTAAAAAAGTTCGTTCAATTTCTTAGTAGAAGGTCTTTCCTTGCTACTATCTTCTTTTAATCCTGCGAAGGCATCATACTTTTTAGGAGCACCCTGTGATTTCTTTGCCATCCAATCTGTTCCTTCTAAGATCTTTTCCATCTGAGTGATATTAGAGAACTCTGGTAAAACATTTCTATCTGCTTCAATATTATTATAAATACCTTTTTGAATTGCAAGGGGAATAGTATTATAGTGAAGAAGAACTAGATCTAAGTTTTGATTAAATCTAATTCTGATTTCCTTAGGATCAGATTTACCAACAACTCTATAAATAATATCTACTAGCTTATTTACTTGACCTCTATTGAAAAAGTGTTCTATTGTAAATTCGCTTTCTTCTTTCTTATATTGTTCTAAGATCTTTACACAATGTTTTTCTGTAAGTGAATAGTTTCTGATCTTGCCATTAGATGCAGCTTTAGTCCATGTAATAACTGAAGGAATATTATCTGATTTGTCACCTTGTAGGATTTTACCGAATACAAAGTCGTCACAGTTAATTTCTTGAACTTCTACTCTGTTCTTATCCATCCATGCCTGGAAGTCTTCCTTTAGCTTGTCGTACGTTGCTTCTTCTGAGGCAATGTTGAATAACAATTCGTCATTGGTCATTGTAGATGTTTTTCTAGATGCCATTACATCTTCGAAACCTTCAAAGGCAATAAGCTTTTTCTTAGAATTATAATACCATAGTGTATATGCATCTGTCGCTTGATTGTAGTTTACGAGTTGAATTAAATCTCTATCACCTGTCCATGCAATGCAATTTTTACCTTCGCTATTTAATTGAGTAGACCAGCCGTACATTACATCATCTGCTTCTGCACCTTGAACCTGGTGGATAATAATACCCTTTTGTTCTAGTATTTTTTGCCATTCAGCATAAACACCGAAGACTGCTTTCCAATTAATAGAATCGTCATGTGTTCTAGTTCCTTTATATTGTGCATCAGGAAAAAGATCTTTACGCCATGATTTAGCATCAACTGCAACAACAATCTGGTCTACAAAAGGAGCCATTTTACGAACTTCTGAGGCGAAGTCAATACATAGCTTTCTCATAAGTTGAGATTGTGATTCTTTATCGCCTAATAATTGTTTACCTTTAGGCCTAGGTAGAACGAATAGTCTACTGTGTAAAAAATAGTTACCGTCAATTAACAATGTATGTTTTCCTAGTTTCATGTGTTTTGTTTTATATTACTAATATAAGCAAAATTTCTGAGATAAAAAAATATTTCAGCAATTAATTTCTAATTATTTCTTGTAGCTTATATATACAACTTAGCATGGTTATCGCTGGGTCAATTACGTGAACCCTTTGTGCCTGATGTTCTGCTACAGTTACTGCAATTTGAGGAATATGCTTTGCGCTATTTCCTTTCTCTGATTGAATATAGTCTATGAACTCTTCTCCTAATGTTTGAAGTATTTCATCTGTTCTATTTGAATATTCACCTACTAAATACTTATAGTTTTTAACAGGGTCTGTTTCATTAAAGATTAATTCAAAAACATCTTTATAGACTGAGTTAAACTTTTTAACATCATTTAATGTAATCTTACTCGTTCCTTCTGACTTATATCCTTGTAATTTATTAAGTGTCGAGCGAAGATCTGGGAAGTTTCTACGGACAAATTCAACCAATGCTGGTTTTTCTATTGTCATTTCTTCTTTTCCACATATATCATATACTCGTCTAATATATTTCTTTGTCAATTCGCTCTCTTCTTCTTTATCAAAGTCGAAATTAATTACTTCGAACCTTGAAAGAATTGGATCTGGAATTTTATTTACATAATTACAGGTTGCAATAAACCTTGAATTAGATGCAAATTGTTCCATAGTAGCACGAAGAGCTTTAAAGAATTGATCAGATACACCATCTACCTCATCGAGGATAACTATTTTCATCTTACCTTGATCATCTAAGATAGACATAGTAGAACAGAAATCCATAATCCTGGTTCTAATAACATCTACTGAAGTATCAGTTGATGCATTGATGTAAATATAAGGAAGTTCGAATTGCTTAACAATCGCCTTCGCAGTAGATGTCTTACCAGTACCAGGGCTTCCAGCCAAAAGTACATTTTGAGTTAGACCATCTTTAAATTTTGACATTACTCTTTCTGGTAAAATCAACTCGTCTAAGTTATTTGGACGATATTTTTCTGTGAACAGTGTGTGAACCATGTAAATTTGTTTAATAATTATACATAATATAGCTGTTTTGTTTCACGAATAAATACTATATGGCATATAATAAAAAATATCCCAAATTGGAAAGGGTTTCCCCTCATTCTCCTTATTCTAATAGATTTGGAATTAAGTTATCAAATCTTGCAAGACAGCAGAAGAGACTATTAATAGAAAATCCTATTTTAGGTGAAAGGTGTGAAAGCGATCAGTTCGTTCATATCATATTCAATATATGTCAACATAGATATACTTCCTCTAAAAATAAGTATTATTATGATTGGTCTACTGATTCGTTTGTGAAGATGGAAGATCTTAAAGAAAACTATAACACAATAGATTGGGTCTGTGCACTATCTGGTAAACCTATCAGATCTAAGACTGATAACTTTAGCTTGGAAAACTTTGTTCATCCAGAGTATCATGATGCATTACTGGCTCCTATGGTAGATGCTAGAATACTTAAGTCATCGATAGAGTTCCGTAAGCACATAAAAAAACTCCTATTGAATCAACAACAGGAGTTTCTAAATTTAGCTCGTAAAAATTCTAAAAAGAATTTAGATTAGTTTAGAGAAACGATCTTTAACTGAAATAGACTCTTGTATTAAAGATTCCATTTCCATTTTTCTAAGATCGGATTCAAATATTAACCCTAATTTAGTATTATTTAATTGCCAAGATTCTTTTGCAAGAATTTTAGCTTTAAGTTCTTTTGCTTTTTTAAGCTTTGCTTCATCTCCACTCTCTTCTGCCTTTGCAATAACAGCATCAACTCTTTTGGTCATTCCTTCCTTTGAGTTATCTGTCTTATCGACTTCTTCCGTTTCTTCTTCAGGAGATTCTTCATCGTCTCCATCCGTTCCAAATGCATCGAAATCATCTTCTTTTTCTGGAGTTTCTTCCGGAGTCTCCGTTGGAGTTTCTTCTGGAGTTTCTTCTGGAGTTTCCTCTGGAGCTTCTTCTTTTTCTTTTCCTTTTTCTTTTTCAGCCTTTATTTGCTCTAGCTCAGCTTTAACCTTTTCGTCATTTTTAGCTGCATCATCTAACTTCTTAGCATTTTTCTCTTGCTCAGCTGTTATTTTATCCATTCTCTCCTTTTGAGCCTGTTTAGATTTTGTAATTCTTTCTTTTAAATCTTTCTTAGTCTCGGCACTCATCTTATCTCCCCATGCATCTAGCTTATATTCTGAAACTTCTGTCGTGATTTGATCTCTCATATCAGCGATTAACGTTTTAACTTTTCCAGATCCAAATCCACTTACCTTTGAGTATTTAACTTCTAATGAAGATCCATATTCTGTAGCAGCTGAATTAATTCCATCTTTTTTCTGCCTCATAGATTCTATTTGATTATCTAACTTGGCTTTCATTTTTTGAAGTGCTTTTTTCTTATTTGCTGCGCTTGCCTTCGCCTTTACATCATCTCCAGCTTCTTCGATTGATTCAGTAGTTGAAAGTTCTCTTCTTTTATCCTCTAAAGATAATACTGCAACTTCCATTTTAACGGTTTGCATTTTTAATTTCTTTAATTTAGAATAATCTTTTTCTGCTTCTTTAATGGTCTTTTTATTTTTAGCACCATCTTTTATAGCCTTTGCACCTAAACCAACTGCACCAATAACTGCCGTTAATCCTAGAACTGCTCCCATAATAATAGGATCTTCCATAAGCACCTGTCCCATAGGATTTGCTTCATTTAATGGTTGATCTTCTGATTCCGTAAGTTGATCAGAAAGTGTTTTTAGAGAATTGATAATATCATCACAATCTTGCATCATTTTAGAATAACCCTCTTCTCCCGTTGCTTCCGGAGAGGCTATGGCAGTAGTTGTGTCTGATTCTATTGAAGTTGATGATTTAGCTACAGGTATATTATCTTCAGAAGCTTCATCTATTGAATCAGCCTTTTTTGTAGAATTATACCATTGTTCGAATGTTTTCATCTTTTATATTGATTTATTTATAAACTTATAGTCTATATATCTGTTTAAGTTTCAACGAAACAAAAAAAGGTCCTCTAAAATAGAGGACCTTTAATATTAAAATCTAAAAGTTAGTTCTAATTAAAGAGCTAATCCTTTAACTTCGTATGTAACATATTGAGTTTCTGGGTGGAAACCTGCTTCAACTAATGCGAATCTAGATTTAACAGCTACTTTAGGAGCCATAGTTCCTTCAGCGATTGTTTGTACTGATTCAGCCATTAAGTAAGGCATGAATACTAATCCAGGACCATTACCGTCACCTTTTCTACCAACTACTACTTCGTAATTAGAATCATTAGCTCCCCATGCTTGTCTTGGGTCAGTGTATACATTTACACCAGCTACAGAACCTACTGGGTAGATTGCACCTGCTGCTTGTGATAATGTGTTAGCCATTGGGTTAGCAACGAAACCAGCAACTGATTGTAAAGCTGTAGCCACTTTAGGACCTACAACACAAAAGTTACCAGCACCTCTTCTACCTCTGTTTGCGATAAAGTTCGCAGCAGCAAGGATTGAAGTTAAGATTCTTCTATGGTTAGAAGCGATAGTCTCACCACCGAAATCAGCATTTAATGCTAAATTACAGTCTAAATTTACACCAGCAGCTGTAACGTTATCTTTACCTAAAGAATTAAGTTTAGCTAAGATTAAGTTGTTGATTGACTGAGTTAATTCGTTAGTTAATACTGACTCAACTTGAGCAACAGCATCTACACCGAATTGTTTAAGATCTTGTACTTGTTCTCTAGTAACTGCAGCAGCAACTTGGAAAGTTTCAGCAGCAACACTTTTTGAGAATAAAGAAAGACCCATAACTTTGTCAGGAGTTTGTTCACCTGCACCTCTTGAGAATGGGTTACCATCTTCGTCAGCAGCAGCGAATCCTTTAATATGATCTTCTAAACCTTTTACTAATTCTACTGATTTAACAATAGCGATAGTAGCATCATCTGCATCAACTTCAGTATCTAATGCGTTGATTGCATCAGCAACAGAACCTGAAGTAGAAGCTGCTTCAGCAACTTTATAGATATCCATGTTGTCAATTCTAGAAGAACCGATCCAAGTGAAAGTAAATCCACCTGATTCGTTACCATCTACCTCAGCTTTAGCAGCGTCAGTTTTGATGTAAGTTGGAGCAACATCTCCAGCTAATTTACCACCTTCGTAAACGAAGTCTAAGTAAGATAAAAGACCCATTGGTCCAGCCATTGGTACAACTGGTACTAAGTCTAAACCTATAGTTTGTGCAGCAACTTGCATTGCTAATGGTAATAATGTAGGAGCTTTATCACCTGAACCGTCTGCAGTTGCAGAAGGTAAAGATACATTACCCATACCGTAGATGTTACCAGCAGTCCCTAAAGACATGATGTGTGCATCTTCGTAAAGTTTGTGGTTATGACAGTATTCTGACATCCACGCTAGTTTTTCTGCTTCGTTGATACCTGTAGCTGATTCGATGATCGGAGCCCAAGTTTCTCTAACTTCTGCAGAGTTAATTAAATTTGCCATTTTATTATTTGTTTTTTTTTAATGGTTGTTTAAATTTGATCGATTGAACGATCTTCTCGATGTTTGTCAGATTTTTTCTTCTTATCTGATTATCGATATACTATATATTGTTATTATATTTACGTTTTTTACGTTTTTCCTAAAATATTAAGATATTACTTGTTGAATCTCTTGTTAATAGACTTCTTAACATTAGTTAAATCATATAAAGGTTTTTTGTCTTCAATAACAGGAGCAGCTTCATTTACTGATTCTACTTTTTCCATAACAACTTTGACATCTCTAAGATCTCTAGTTTGCCAGAAGTTTCTTACTTGGTAAGCAGTTTCTAGTTTATGGTATTTAGATTGAGCTATAAGAGCTGTTTTCTTGTTATCTGACATGTTAGACCATGCTTCTTTATATTCTTCTGGCATCATTTCAATAACATTAGGTTCGTTAGTTTTAACGCTATTTATTAATGAAGAGTTCCATAATGTAAGAATTTGTCCTTCAGTTAAGAATCCTTTTCCTTCGATTGATTTTAATACTTTAGATTGATCTTCAGTATTTAATTCGTTATATTCTGCTTTCTTAGCTTCAGAAATAAATCTAAAGAAATGAGGGTTAGTATTTTCTTTAACAGTTGCTTTTTCGATTAAAGCAGATAATTTAGAACTAATTTCAGATTTGTAAGCATCTAATGTATCTACTGTTTCAGTTTCTTCTACTGCTTCAGTTTCTTCTTCTTCAGTTTCTTCTACTGCTTCAGTTTCTTCTTCTTCAGTTTCTTCTACTGCTTCAGTTTCTTCTACGAATTCTTCTGCATTTTCTTTATCTTCAGCATCAACGTCTTCAACTTTATAAGTTTCTCCGTCTACTGTAAATTCTTTTTCTCCGTCTGCGATTGCTTTTGCTCTTGCAGCACCAAATGCATTTCCTTCTTCAACGTCTTCTTCTTCAGTTTCTTCAACTGCTTCAACGTCTTCTTCTTCAGAAATTTCTTCGTCACCTGCATCGTCAACTGTGTCTTCTAATTCGTCTTCTAACTCGTCAGATTTGTCTTCAACTTCTGCACCGTGATCTAATTCATTATCTTCAGCATCAACTGTAGGTTCAGTAACATCTGTAGAATCGTCTTCATCTTCAATTTCTTCAACTTCTTTACCAGCTTCATCTTCTAGTAATAAGTTAGAATTAACTGTTTCTGCAACGTATTCTGCGTATTCAGTAACTTTTTCTAAATTTTCTTTTAAGTATTCAATATACTTTAATAAGCCTTCATGAGTTGTTGCACCTTCATTATAAGATTCTGCTAAATAATTAGTATAGTCTTTAATTGATTCAACACCTTCAGCAACATGCTCAGTATATGCAACGCTATTATCTAATTTCTCAGATATTTCGTTATTTGTAGTTATTGTATTATCTAAGTTTTCAGCAAGGTATGCAGAATACTCGATAGTCTTTTCTAATTTCTCAGCAAGATAGTTTGAATATTCTTTAACGCTTTCAACTTCAGACTTTACAGATTCATCACTATTTAAAGATTCCATTCCCTCTTTAATAGTTTTTATTTCGCTTGATAAATACTGTGAATATTTATTAAAATCATCAGTACTTACGAATTTTGATTCAGCCATTTTGTTTTCAGTTTTATTTTCGGTTGTTAAAAGTTCTTTTGTATTTCCAATTTCATAAATTTGAATGCTAGAATCGTTATCAAATCCGAAAGATTCGTTAACTCTTTTTAATTCAGCATTTTCAAAGCCAGGATCTGCAACTAAATCATAAGTGAATAATTGCTTAATTTTAACAGTCCCGTTAGATTCAACTGTACCAGCTGCTCTAGATGAAATTTGTAAAGGAACACCAGCATCAACCAAAGCTTTAGCCTGACGACCAGCTTCAGTATCAAGTAATCTGATTTTACCTTTTACTTGTTTTGTTTCGCTATCATAGGATAATTCTTCAATAACGTGAGATACGTTTTTTAAAGATACATCAAATGTTTGTGGGTGATCTAATTCTCCTAAAAGTTTAGAAGAACCTATTTTAGATTGAAGAGCTTCAATTTGTGGAACATATTCTGACTCAGTATAGATTCTATTATTTCTATTCTTTTTGTCAATTTCTCCAAATATACCTTCAAGGACATAAGCCCCATCACCATCTTGTTTGAATTCTAATTCACTAGAAGATCTTTCTAGGATTAATAGATTGTTTTTTGTATTCATATATTTTAATACTATGTTTGTTGTTTATATATCTTTTGAAGAATAATGATTTTTCATTTTTTCTATATTTCTAAATCTCCTAGCTCATCTTCTAAGCCTCCAGCACCTTCTTCGCCACCTTCTTCCTTCTTAGCAGCTTCTTCCTCCTCAGTTTCCTTAGCCTTTACTTCTGTTTCAACTTCTAAATAATAAGTGACTAGAGTTTGCATATCTTCTTCGGTAAATGCGTTATTACCGTATTCTTTATAAAAATATTCTTTGAATTCTTTCTCTGTTTTACTTGTATTTATTACTCCTATAATTTCAGCAGATTTAATCTTTTCACCTGAATCTAAAAGAATATCATCTACTATTACATCTGAATCGTCTCCGACTTCTAGTGCATCTTCTGTTAAATTAGAGTAGTTTTTAAATGTTTTTAAGTGTTTCATTGCTAATTATATATTCTTTTTTCTAGAATCCCATGTCCATAGGGTCCACCTCAGGTTCTTCTGCTTCTTCAGAAGCTTGTCTTTGTTTATAAGCTTCGTTTGCAGCTTTATCGTCAGGGGATAATTTTAAATATCTGTCTACTAAGAATTCCATATCAAAGTAAGGCATTTCTTCCATAGTAACTGGATCTGTTTTCATTAGAGAATCTTGCATTGTAGATATAAAGTCTAATCGTTTCTCCATGATTTCCATTTGTTTTAATTCAGCAAACATATTCTCTTCATTAAATTGAATAGCTATTTGAGTTCTAAAACCTGCATCATCTTTAAATTCAGGAAATTTAAGACACATTTGTAACCATAGGGGTTTTACTAAAATTTCTTGGAAAGAAGAACGTAATCTTTTGATAAATTTAGAAAACTTAATTTCATCTCTAATCATACCATCAGCTGCAAGGTTAAAGTCACCTCCACCGTCTTCGTACATGAATCTATTGAATGGTATTTTAGAAACCATTTTTAATTTATCATTAAAATATTTAAGTGCTTCTGTATCTGATAATTCGGGACCGTCTCCTCCTAAAGTTTCAATCTCTGGAGATTCTCCTTCTTTAGATGGTAACCAATATTCTTTGTTAAATTGGAGCATTGGTTTTCCATTAGTTGCTAATGTAGCTGAATCCCAATCAAAATCTACAACTTCTTTATAATTACCCATTAATTGAGCAAGAGATTGTTTAGCTCTTGTTTTAGATTTACCACCAACTGGAATAATAAACTTCATTCTATATGATGAGTTTGTAACCGCCCAGATAACTCTAGTATGTTCCATTATTCTCATCAGGTTAAATGATCTTATAAGTCTTTCTAAGTAACTTACTCTCGAGGCAGTGGTTATTGAAGAATAAGAAAGATAGATAATCTGTGAATCATACAGGACTCTCTCCTTAACAGGATCGTCCTTAAATTGAACCCATACTTTTTTACCATCATCTTTATTATAACCTGGCATTAGTGTAATAGGATCTATTTCCTTAAATCCTATAATCTGATCTTGATCTGGGCTGTAAATAATTTCAAAAGAAAGATATCCGTCAATTAAGAATTTTCTAAAGAAGTACCATGCCGATTGATCTGAATTAAATCCAAAATATTGATATAAATCTCTGTATGATTTATTTAAGTACTTTGTAACTTCTTCTGAAACATCCATTCCTATAAGTTCTGGATTTCCAATAAAGTTCTTATTGTCATACACGATAGATTCATCACATAAGATATCTAATATATCTTCTATTTCATCATGTGTAGAAAATCTTCTTAATTCTTCTCTTTTACCTTCATAACCTTGGTCAAAGAAAGGAATATTTTTTCTCATATTGGTATCTGCCATCGATAATGCAGCAAATGCCCCATACATGTTATCGTCATCTAGACCCATCTGATTCATTTGGCCGTAACCAAATTCATCTTCTACAGGGCCTATTGCCTGAGATTGTCTTAAGACTAAATCATCGTAATACATTCCGAAAGACGAGAGTCTTTTTAATGTATCACTTAGTGTGAATGATCTTTTACCAGTACTTAATGGTCCGTTTCTTTCTATAAATCCTGCCATGTGTTAAAATTACAATTGTATTATACTTCTCTTTATATATTCTTTTTTCTACGATGATCTTCAAATAATCTAATAAGCTGCTGTTTATCAATTCCCTGAAGAGAATCGAAGTCACATATTGCCATCTTACACCAATCTTTATAAGCTACTACAGCTTGATTAGTTTTTTTAGAAGGCTTATATCTTCTTATTGCAAAATCATATCCAAATGATTCAAGATATCTTTTTGCACCTTTATATGAAAATCTGGGTAAACCTTTTTGTTTTTTAGCGTCTTCCTTTTTAGAAGCGGATTTTATAGATGATTCGTATCTACCATATATCTCGTCTAAGAATTCTTCTCTAAATTTAGGAGGAAGCATTGTTATATTAATTCCTATGTCGTCTCCTTCATAAGGATCTAAGGCTAGAACAACAGGATTATCATCATACCATTTAATATCCTCTGTTATTGGGGTATATTCAAATACATACATTTTTCCTGGAACAAATCTAGATCTAATAGAACCCACTGCCTTTTCCTTTTTATCCTTTAAACTTTTTTGAAACCACTGTTCAGCCTCGTTGGCCGCCTTGGCCCTACCCTTGCCCTTTATTAATTTTTTTATTTCCTCTTTAATGTAGCCCATTTATTATAGTTTCTTCTGTTAGAACTATGAAGTTCCAATTTCTTTGAGAGCAGAATTCTTTAGCTGCATTATATTTATCCATATTTTTAACATATTGCTCTGCTAAAAATTTATATGACTTAAGAGCCTTCTTAGAATTTACTCTAGGAGGCTCTGGTTTTATTATCTGTTGCTTTGGTTTGATTTCTACTAGATATTCTTTAGTAGTTTTATCGGGCTGAATTGCCTTAAAATAAAAATCAGGGTAATATTTCCTTTTGGTAGAATCTTGTCTAGACCAATATGGTATTTCAACTGGTTCGCTTGACCACATACTTACCTTTTCATTTTTGTCACACCACATCATAAACTTACGTTCCCAGGAACTTCTATATATGATAGGAGTAGGTCCTGCATATTTAGAAGGATTATTAGGTTTATAATAACCTTGATTAAATCCTGAATTTTTAGTTGGTTTGACATTCTTTATTGACATTAGATGCTATAAATTCCTGTTTGATTTTCAGAGTTGCCTGATCCTTTGTCTATAGATAGAGTTCCTTTGTATTTTTGAGGGTGAATCTTATTCCATCCTTTGGCGTATCCTCTCTTTGCTATCTCTGTGAAATAAGCAAATGCATTTGGATATTTAGGATTGAAGTTTCTCCAATATTTTAAAAGGTCTAATATAGCGAATTGTAGACAATCGTTCCTATCATCTTCACTAACATACCTCATCCTATTGATCGCCTTTTCTGCCAAGAGAATTAGCATTTTTTCAGCATCTCTTGTTAATTTATCCTGTTCTTTTGAAAGGACCATTTGATCAAAGAGGTCTCTGTTATTTAAATAGTTTTTTGATTTTCTTCTTTTAGCCACAATGTTGTTGGTTTATTTATAGAGATTATACTCAAAAATGTTAAAAAGTTTATTAACCTAAAAAAGGGACCAATGGTCCCTTCTCTATTTTACGATGATACGTCTTATGCGTTTAAAGCTTCGATCTTATCTTCCCATACTTTAATCTCTGAATTAATTAAAGCATCAGCAGCTTTAATTTCTTCAATTGATTTATCAGCTTCAGCTAATAAACCTCTTTGATCTTTTAAGAAAGAAATCATTTCTTCAAACTTTGAAATTTCTTCAGATTTCTTAGCAAGTTCTAAAGTTTCTCCTTCTAGCATTTCAATTACTACAGCTGAAGCGTCTTCTGAAGTTTCTGCTTTAATATAAGATACTGCTTCGTTAGCGGTAGCTGAAAAGAATTTATTTAATTTGGTGTCTTTGTTGAATCTTGAAATAAATAGATTTTCATCTAATTTAAATAAATCAACAGTGACACCTCCCTTCTTATACGTGGTAGCGAAGTCTAAATACATGAAATTTTCTACAATAGTAGAAAGGCTTTCAAATAATTCAGCTTTATTTTTGTTGTCATATCTAACTAGTCCGCTGGCTAATACGTATGTTGAGAATGATTCAGTAATTTCAGATGTTCCATTGTAGAACTTTCCTTCTTCAATGTTGTAAATAAATTTTGAACCTTTGTTATACCATTTGATATCGTTTCCTACTATATCGAAGTTTTCAAAAGCAGAAATTGCGTTTAAAAATTCTTTATTAGTTGGTCTTTCGATAATTTCAATGTTGTTTTCTTTTATTTCGTAAGCTCTATTATTTAAATAGAATTGAACGTTTTCTTCAATTTTTACGAAAGGTGCTAACATGTTTGTCATTTTATTATTCGTTTAATTTTATTGTTTAACTATATATCTGTATCGTTTTCATCAATTATGTTAGGATTGTCAGGTTGTGCCTGTGATTGCTCATCCTTTGCCTCTCCTTTATTAGATGTAATTGATTTTTGTTTTATTTCAAACATCCTATTTCCAGCGTGAAATTCAGAAGATCCACCTGAACCATATCTATATGCTCTAGATTCTCCAGATTCTCCAGATGATCCAGAACCTGGATTTCCGTCTGGCGTGTTTGAGAAAGAAGGTATAAATGAATTTACTTCTATTGGAAATGTTATTTTATATTTGTCTTTATCGTCGAATCCAAAATCTATTGGAGCCTCCACTGTATAATCATCCGGTAAAGAATAATACGAAGGTAATCTGTACGTTCCTTCTTCTAGATGTCCTACTTCTATGTTAAAGTAATTAGATTTATATAATTTCTTTACTATCATTTCAGTAATCTTTAAAGAATCTAACATTGAAGATACTAAAACTTCTATGTCAAAATTTATTAAAATTGGAATCATTTCAAATTCAGAAGAATATGCTTGTAGAGCTCCTTCTTCATCAAGTCTAGAATAATTTCCCATTATTCTTTTATTGACTAGTTTAGAAGATTCTATAGATATTGAAGAAATTCTAGCGACTCCTCTTGGAATTACATCGTAATTTCCATCTGCAAACCCAGGATCAGGGTAGCAGTCATCGCCACTTGCTGTTGTAAATAGAAAATTATCTCTTAAAAATTGATCGTCTCCTGTGATCGAATAATAAAAAGGAACGTCTATATCCTTTCTCTCATTAGCGCTTACTTGTCTTTGAAACCAAACTTTATTATTTAAGTCTGCCAATAGACCGATAATTATATGCCTAATTACAGAATCGTCCGTGTTATATTTAAGATTATATGTAGCCATTTATTATAGGTATCTTGTCGCTGCTCTTTGCCAGTTTGGTAAACCTGACATTTTTAAACCAGCTGCTTTAACGAATGTTCTCATAGAAATATCGTTTGCGTTTTTCATAAATTCGTAGATTTCTTCCTTTTCTTTAAGTGGCATCTCGGTAGGTTCTAAATGGGGTAATAACCTTTCCATTCTTTCCATTAAGGTTGCATCATCAGGATTTACATCTACTAAAATAGATCTAGATCTAATAGCTCCATCTGGATCTGCCTTTTCTTTTGCTAAATTCGAAATAAAAATTACTCTTCCTGCGAATTCAAATGAGTTAGGAACAATTCCATTTTCTTCTAATGTGAATGCTTCTTCAGGACTCACATCTTTAGGATCATATACTGCTTTAGTCTTTTTTAAATAAGAGATTTTTCTTACTTTCTTTGTATCTAATGCCGCTTTCATTAAGTTTCTACCGTTTTCATCTCTAAATACTGCATCACAGTCATCAAAGATTAATGTCTTATTTCTATATTGATAGAATTTCTTATACATCATAATAACAGATGCTGCACCTGAAACCATAACGTAATCTTCTTCGTCAACAAGACCTTCATCTTTCATTGCTCTTTCTACATTATATGTTTTACCAGTACCTGCTCTACCTGAAATAAATAAAGAGTTAAATGCACCTGCAGCGACTCTTCTTGATATTTCGTAAATATCTTCCATTGTTTCTTCAAGATATTTAACCTTATCATTAAGTGTCATATCATTTTGTGTTTCAGCTGCGGTAGGTTTTACTACAACCTGCTGTCCTTTCTTAATATTCATGATTGAAGAATAAGGAACTTCTAATTCGTCTGCTATTTTATTAACGGCCATTCCAGCTGCTAATTTAGCCTCGATCATTTTAATTTCTTCTTTAGAGAATGCTCTTTTAGTTCTTCTTTCTAATAACATTGACTCTTGTATAGATGCAACGTATTTTTTATCCATTAATCTAACGAATTCTCCAACTAATTTAACAATTGGGAATGTTTCAGATGAAATAGAAAAATCAGATTTAGCGTCTGCTGCATCTGAGAAATAGATTATAGAACCTACAATACCAGGGTTTTTTGCAGCAGCGGGAGTTACCATAAATGCCTCTGTACCTTTACTTGAGTAAAACATTACTCCAGAACCCATATCAGTTATCATTTCAAATGGAAACTTTTTAAAGTCCTTCTTTGTTTTCTTATTTACAAATCTTGCGATTATCGTAGCTGCTTTATTTAGAGAAGGATTTACAAGTTCTATTGAACCCGTTTTCATAGCTTCATTTAAATACTGATCGTATTTTAAGATTTTATTATTCATGTTTAAGTGAAATCTTTTTATTTGATTTATATATCTTTATTCTATAACCTCTATCTCGAGTTTAGAGAATCCATTTTCTCTATATATTTGTATCTTTTTATCAAATAATTCATGGGGAAGAACGGTGTGATTAATTACGAAAGTATTAATCTTACTATCTTTAATAACCTGTGATAGAATTTTAAGAATATTATGGACTCCATCTGCATCTACTGAAGATAATAACTCGTCTAAGAATAAAAGATTTAATTGTGGAAATCTTAACTTAAGTATTTTAATGATAGCAATAATTATAATAAAGTCTGCCTTCTTTCTTTCACCTGTAGATAATGTAAGTGGATTGATCTCTTCTCCTAAATGATTAATAAGACAATTAAACTTTTCATCGAATCTTATATGGAAAGGTAAGTGCATTGTCTGACCCATTGCGGCAATATTAGCATTAAGACCTGGTAAAATAGTTTGAATTGCAAGGTTCTTAACGCCATCTTCACCTAGAACCTCTTCTATTATTTCTAAGAAATTATAGTTACCAGAAGTTTCATCCTTTAAATTTGACTTTGATGATTCTTGTATTTCGAATTCTTCAATGATTTGCTTTAAGTGTGAAAAATCATTATTAGAATTTAAAGAATCTTTTATCTTTACTAATTCATTCTTTAAATTTCTAATGTTAGTATTAATAGTAGACACTTTATCGTTAATTGCCTTGTCCTTAATTCTTAAATCTGAAATATTAGATTTAATATCATTCACCTTTGTTTCTGCCTTTGAGATATCAGAAGGAAGAGATTCTGCCTTAGACTCTATTTCTTTTTTTCTTTCTTGGTGAAAAGAAGAGGTTAGTTCGCCTTCACATGTTGGACATTTATCAGTTTCATATAACGCTAGCTTTTTCTTTAATTCTACTAACTCATATTTAAGTGAAGTATATTTAGATTGTTTTTCCTGTAAGTCAGAAGAATTAGAAGTAATCATTTTAGATACTTTGGTGCTTGCCTCTTCTAATTTAATTCTATTAGAATCATATTTTTTAAGACTAGTTTTCAAAGATTCTATTTCTTCTTTGTTTTTAGTGTCAGCTTCTGCTAGTAATTGATTTAATTTCATATTAACTGAAACTATATTTTCACTAAGCTGGCTTAATTCTTTTTCATAAGAATCTAATTCTATTTTAAGATCTCTTCTTTCATCTTTAATCTGCTTTTGCATATCATTAAGGATGGAGAATCCAAACATTTTATCGATGATTTGTCTTTTATCATGATTTGTCATTGTTAAGAACGACTTAAAATCATTTACAGATAAAATTATAATGTTTTTAAATACATGATATGGGATTCCGAATATCTCTTCTTCTAAATAATCCTGAACTGATTTCTTACCTGCTTTATCAAATTCAATTCCATTTAAAAGAACTTTAAATCTATTAGGCATCAAACCTCTCTCGATTTCTACTATAGTTCCTTTACATTGAAGTTCTATTCTTACCCATAATTCCTTATTAATTCTATTAGGAAGGTCCGCCATCTTAACACCTTCAACTTTACCGTATAGCGCATATACTATTGCATTGGCGATGGTAGTTTTACCATGACCATTTTTACCAAGAGTTAATAACAACTCCGCTTTATCATCTTCGAATTCTATCCTTTGAATTGAATTTCCGTATGATGCAAAGTTTTTAAATTCTATTGATTTGATTTTCATGCTTCGTTATCGTAATTATATGCACACTTATCATGCAAGTTTTTTAAACTAGTCTTAACTCTTTCTCTAGTTTCGTCATCATGTGGAAGACCATCAACGAACGTATTACATAGGTGTAGAATGTTATAGTTCTTATAGAGATCTTCTATTTCATCCATATCATATAAGTCCTTATCTAAGAAAGAATCTAATTCATATATGTTTGGTTCTATTCTTCTACCTATTTTTTGTATTTTGTTTATTAATCTTGACAGTGCACTTGTTGTTGCAATATTAGAAGGAACATATAAATCTACATAATTATTTCTAATCTTATCTTTAAATTCACCAAGAGAAACATTGTAAAGACCTGTAAGATAAAACTTTACGAACTTAGGTGATATAGTATTTTCGTAAAAGGTTTCTTCCATGGTTCCTAGATCAACCATATCAAAGCCCTTAGTGTTACCCGAATCAGATCTTGTTAATTCGTAAGGAGTTCCTACTAATCTTAACTTTCCTTTAGTTTGTCTATAATGAATATGTCCTGAATAAACTGCATCATAGTTTTTATAAGAAATAGTATCTGTTCCATGGTGGTTTTTAACTTTAGAATTTAAAGAAACTCCTGAAACTTCAGAATGGCAAAATACAATATCTGAATTTGGAAATTGTGCAAGTGTTTCTGCTTCATGTGTGGAATCTCTTCTCCATGGCATTAAGAGAACTTTCTTTCCTCCCCATTTAAATTCCCTAGGTTCCTTATATACTGCAACGTTAGGAATCCACTTTAAAGAATCTATTGAACTTACATCATTGGATTTTTTAGCCCATATATCATGGTTACCGCATATAACATGAACTGGCAAAATTTCACCTAATCTTTCAAAAAGATCTACTGCATAGTGCAGAACTCTTAAGTTTATACTTTGTCTATTATCGAATGCGTCTCCAACCTGAACTAAAATGTCGCCTTCTTTGACATCTCTTTTTAGTGTTGGAATAAATTGGTTTTCGTAAAAATCTTTCTGTGTCTGTAACCATTCCAGAGAATTAGAACGAACTCCAAGGTGCATATCTCCGAGAATCCAGATTCTATTTACTGGTTTCTCTAATACCTTTGGCTCTATCATTTTTAGAAAAGTTTATTTATGTTCTTTCTTTTTAAGACGTTTGTTTTCTTGTCAAGTTCTTGAATAAGGGCTTCCTTATATTTGTTACTTAGTGAAGAATAAAATTTAGTTGGATTGATATTAAAGTAATCGCATAGTTCTGAAAATAAATCTATTATAGAAAACTTTGTGCTTAGTTCGTCATACATAAACCCATACACTTCATTTATGTCTAATTTTCTTAATTTAGTTATCTGCTGAAATTCATCTACCTCATTAAACTTCTTAAATCTTGAAGCCTCTATTAATTCATGAATCTTATTTCTGATTTGTTCACTTTCTATTTTATCTTCTTCGTCTCTGTTATCCGTGTATTGTGGATTAAGGTTAAATGAAATAGTTCCATTTAGTTCAAAGTCTCCGCCGTCTTCGAAAGTGTTGTCAAATATTTTATCTCTTTTTGTTCTCATAATTATAAGCTGTGTATGTTAGAATTAGTAACTTCATCGGTCTCTGTAAGTCTCATGTAATTATAGTTAATTCCTAATTTACATTTAGATCCTCTACCTTCACCGTCTCGTATTTTCAATATTTTAAGCCAGTATTCATAACTAGCTCTCATCATATCGTCTTGTATAATACCAAGCATAATATCTGCAGTATGTGATAGACCTGCTGATTCTGCAACATCTGTCATTGTGATATCGCTTGAATTATAACCGTTTCTTGTAATCTGTGTTGCTGTTACAATTAGCCATCCGTTTCTTACACCCATTGCTCTAAGATCTTCTGCAATCTGCTTGATCTTAAGATATGTGTTTTCAGAATTAGGATTTCTAAAATTAGAAAGAATATTAATATAGTCAATAACTACTGCACCTAGTTTTATTTTTCTTTCTTCTTCAATTTGCTTTAAGTATGCTTCAATATCTGGAACAGTCGCCTGTGATGTTGGAAATTGTTTTACAAATAATTGACCAGGGGGAGTAAAGCCGTCTCCTACTGTTTCTAATTTTCTTTTGATCAAATCAGAATTTTTAGATTTTTCTTCGTAGTCTGAAATATTTATGCTTAGTAAATTAGAACCGATTCTTTTCATAAATTTAATAGCTGACATTTCTGCAGTGATTACCGCAGTGTTTGTTCCCATCTTTACAAAATTAGCGGCATCGTTAGCAAGGTAAATTGATTTACCGATATTCTGTTCACCTACATAAACAACTAAAGAACCATCTTTATCATAACCACCATTTAAGGCTCGATCTAAAAAGTTATATCCTGTAGATACTTTAACGGCATCTTCGAAAGAGTGATCCTCTGGTTTAAAGAAGTCTAATCCTAGGTCAGAGTTAAATACGATAGAGTTTCTATCATTAATTAAAGTTTTAACCTTAGAGATGATCGAGTCTGCATTATCCGGTGTTACTTCAGTTGTTTTAATATACTCGATAGTATCTATAAGAGTATTATCAAAGTTACGCCATTTAATCCATGCTTCGGCTGTAGAAGTTAACCATTCTTCGTCATATTGGTCAAGGTCTACATTATATACAATATCTATAATAGACTCTTCAACCTTTCCTGAAATCTTATCATTCTTAATAAGCAGTTTCATTTGCTCGTTAGAAGGAGTTTCATGAAACTTATCATAGAACTTAGTAGCAAGGAAGTGTATTAAGTCAATATCTTCTGAGGTGTAGAATCCTCGTTTAATATTTCCTAGATACTTGGGTTTCTGTAAAGATAATTTAAAGAATATTTTTTCAAAATCAGGTCCAAATTTCATATTATAGTTTTTATACTTGTTCTACCACTAAATCACCATTTGTTTTTGCAAAAGGTACATCTGACCATAAATTAATTGCAATTGCCTTTCTAGTTCCCTTAGTAACCGTATCGACTGCATGGACATCATCACCTGCTCTAAATATAATTAATCTATTAGGTCGGGTTTGAATTACATCAGGCGCTTTATCCTTTCCTGCAGTATGAACTATTAATTCTCCTCCTTCAAACTCAGGCTGTGGCGGATAATATACAGTGCCTATTACAGGTCTTACTATTTCTTCTCCGTTGGTTTTCTTGAACCAAGATTCATCTTTATCAAAATGAAATCCTAAATTGTCCTTATGTCCTAATGTAGGATTAGCAGACTGAATACCTGTCCAATATTCAAATCCTGCTATATCCCATACTTCAGATATTGGGCAATCATTTGCCCAAATAGCTGATATAAGCCTTTGTTTTACTGTAGGTTCATGGCCTGGTTCTTCGTTGAACCATCCTTTCCACCAGTAATAAACACCTGGATCTGCAAAAAATGTGTTATCATTTGCAATATCTCTGAGGAGTTTTTCATCTTTAATAAAGTTGTCTCTAATTGTTATCATAGGAATGGGTTAATTAATATTTTATAAGCTTCTTTACCTTCGTTCGAATTGGTTTGTTCTATTAGTCCCATACCAATTGCTTCATTTAATCCGGATTCTACATTTTCATTTTTCCCCTTTGCGAAATATTTATTGAGAGCATGTTTGGTGAAAGACGCCTTTTGTCTGTCAGGCTGTCTCACTGCTCTAGTTATAAATATATGCATAATGTCAAATGCATCGGGAAAAGATTCTAATTCTTCTTGTATTCCCAGAATATATTTAATTGGAAGCTTATCTTCGTTTATCTTGTTTATGTTCAACTTCATTATGCTTCACTATCTTCTAACATTTCTTCTACGTCAATTTCAGAAATTTCAGTGTTGTAATTAAACAAAGGTTGAATGTGCGATTCGATTTGCTCTAGTACGGTTTGTGTAAATACCATTTCAGAAAAGAAATCTTTATTCGCAACAGTATGATCTAGGTGTTTACATATCCATGTTCTTGCTGTTGCCTTTGGAATCTTTTCTCCTTTTACAATATTTCCTCTAGTAATTCCACAAATATCCCATGTAGCATATTGTTCTAATCCAACATAAGGATTCATACCTTCTGTAAAGTTTAAGTGAAACTTAATAGGATGTGGCTTTGCAAATCTATTTTTATCAGGTTTAGCCGTAACTATAATACCTACTTTTTCAGCTCCGTCCTTTAATTGAGCCTTGTTTAACATCAGTACAATTGATGCTGCATACTGTGGTCCTGTTCCACCACCTGCGATTTGCATTGGAATAAAGGATTGAGATTGGTATGTATGGTTTGTAAATAAGAAAGGTATTTTAAGATCTGCTAATGGAGTCATTATAATTCTAAAGATAGATTTTAAAACCTTAGATCTAGTCATATCTGATTTGTCAGAACCACTTGCTGCATCTGCTATTTCTTTCGCAGTCGCTAAGTTACCGGCTGAATCTAAAATAATCATTACTTTAGGAACTTCACCACCTGCTCTTTTAGCATCTTGCATTTTCTTAGTAATTGTAGTTACAGAAGTTCTAAAATCTTGAACTGTATTTGTAGGTTGGTAATTTACTTTGGAAGTATCAATTCCAAACTTTTCCATTTGTTCCTTATCAACGGCTGCTTCAGAATCATAATAAATTACACTATATCCTTTATCAATAGCTTCTCTAACTGTGTTTAACATTAAGAATGTTTTACCTGTTCCTGAAGGACCAGCGATAGATGATGATCTATTGTTTGGCCATCCTTTAAATAATGAACCTGATACACATGCGTTCAAATGATAATTTCCTGTGTGAATCCAATCTGTTACCTTTGAAAAGTTTGAAGTTTCCATGATAGATCCTAATGGATTTAAATCAGCTAATTGCTTATTTAAATCGTCGAATGTAAAGTCTTTATTTTTTGCCATTTTTAAATATGTTTTTTTCTTGTTTTCTTAGTGTTTCGAGTTCTTTAATAAGAACATCGGATTCCTTTTTCATAGAATCCATTTTTTCTTGAAGAGAAACTAGCCTATTATAGAGTGTTTTGTATTTTGCAACAAATACATTCTGTTCTTCCGTAAGATTATTTGGATCAAGCATTGTTTTTTCTTTCTTCTATTTCGTCAAAGATACTAATTTGTTTAGGATCATTTGAAATTGTTTTTTCTTTAAAAATTAAAGGCCAAATCATTTTTCTTACCTTATCTCCTAATTCATAATTATTAGGGGTTTGTTCAACCAATTCTATTATTTTACTTTTAAAATCCATTTTGTTTATTTTTAGAATAATGAAGATGAATATATTAGATTTCTGTTTAGTCTCTGAAGACCTACTGAAGATAATACTCTATTGATAGGATCTATTACAGATTTTTCAAATTGTGTTTCATAATCTACCTGTGGTGCAATTTCATAAGGATGGGCACCTGGTTGATATGCATACATTTCACATACATTATGTTTACAATGATATAATTTTAGCTTTTCGCCATTACCAATCATTTTATACTTGTTTTTATATTTTGGATTCTGATTCATTAAGAAGTTATAGAATCCTGCTGCCTTGACGTTCGGAGGACATTTTAAACCATATTGAAATTCTATCGTATCATCTACAATGTATTTTTCAATATTATTAGTTCTTTTATTGAAAGCTATTTCATCAACATTAGACATCTTAAACTCTTTCTTTGCCGTTTTCAAAAAAGAAACTAATCTACTTAACATCTCTGCAGTTGGCTTTTCAGATAAAATCAATTTAAGAGCTTCAGTCAAATGCTTTCTTGCTAATGTAGGAGTAGAAGATTGAATAGTATCAAATCCAATCGTCTTAATCTTCTTAAGAGAAGGGTATCTATCGTCTACTTCGAGCTTATCTTCCCATGCAATGTCTTGTAAATATTTCTTTTTAGCTAACCATATTCCTGAATATGCAATTGTTTCTAAATCGAAATATAAAAAGTTGTCTGTGTTCGTAACTTCGGCATACTTTGCCATACATTTCGTGATATAGTCTTTGATTCTGAACGTATATAATTCCATAATAAACTTATCAATTGGTAGTTTATTATCTCCTAGCCATTCAATAGATTCATACATTTCTTCAAACTGAACGTAACATGAATCTGTATCAATATAAACCACGGAAGGTCTTACTAATTTATTCTTAATAGAAATATTGAAATGTTCATGGACCACAGTATCTTTAGGCCAAAACTCTTGAAAATATTTATTAAGAATCTTTTCAGAATATAGAATTGCATTCTGTCCTTGTAGTGTAATAGATTCTGCAATGTCTATATTAAAAAAGTGAAACCACTTATTACCAAATGCACCATAGATCGAGTTAAGAGTTACTTTAACGGCCTGTTCGTATGCAGTAAACTTGGCGGACATTGTTTGATAGTGATCCGCCAAGGTTTGCATTTCATCCCGTGTAAGGTCGTCTTCGGGCTTGTTAATTAGTGTGTTTATATCCATAAATTACTCTGCTGTTTGGCAAGTTGCAATCGTTAGCAAAGTTTCTGAATCATTAGATCTAAGAACTACTCTATTGTCTAATACATGGGCAGTGTAATCTTCTTTATCTAAAAGGTTAAGATATTTTTTGAATAATGTAACGTTAGTTCCTGATTCACCGTCATAATCTGGTGTTACTAACATGTTGTAGGTTTTTCCTAAAAGCTTTACACCATTTCCGTTTGCATTTATTGAGAACGTTTCTTCTTTATCTAAAGAGAATAGGTTTCTTACCTTTGCAAGTGAAGTGTAATCTAAATCGAATTTAAAAGTAGAAGCTTCGGTGTTAAAGATACCTTGAATCTGTGCATCAGTTAGATCTTTATAACCTAAAGATGGCTCTGAACATGCAAGTGTAATTTCTAATTCATCATTAAATATTTTGAATGTAGTTGCAACACAATCTTCTTCGTTTTCAACGAATTCGATTTCAGCTGAAATAGCATCATAGTCAAATTGTTTGAATGCATCTGTTATTTTAGAAGCGTCAAAGAATGCAATCTTTAATTCTTTGTCTGTAGAGATTTCACCATCTTCGATTTGAAAAACTTGAGAAATCGGCATTCTGTGATGCTTAACAGCATCTCTTTGTGGTAAATAAGCGGATGCCTGTACGACACCATCTTTTAATTTAAAATAGACAAAAGAATCAATTACTTTAAGTCTATTAACGAAGCCGATGAAGTTGTTTGAATCGACCTTACTGATTGAAATTTTCATGAATGTATAATTTTTATTTGTTTATTATTCTACACAAAAATCACAAATAGTTTCAGTAAAAAAAGTGAGGCCAGGAAGTAGCGAACTCCTGGCCTCGATCCGAGAACTATCTCGGTCCTAAGAAGTGGACTTAACCACAACTAATCTTATCCATCACATGCTAAACAATCTTCCATTGCTCGCTGTGCGATGTCTCCTCTTAATACAGATTCTGTTCTCATATAATAAAGAGTTTTTATTCCCTGCTTATAAGCTTCTAAATGAACTTGATTAATATATTTAGGTTCAGCCTGTGTAGGAAAAGCTAAATTTAATGAAACTGCTTGATCAATATATTGTTGTCTTACACCAGCTTGTTTAACTAATTCCATTTGATTAATTTCTTTAAAGGTTCTAAATACATCTTTAACAGAAATATAAAGATCCTTTTCGTGATCTGTTAATTTGTCATAAGTGGCTTGCTTAATCGGGGCATCACTACTTCCTTCCTTTACCCAATATTCTCCTAATACATCAACGCCTTGAACTGAACCACCGTCTTCTAGTATTTTGTCCCATACTGTTTTCTTATTTTGCTTGATCTTAGTTAACATATTTTCAAGTGCAGGGTTCTTTCTAATAAAAGTTCCTTTTGCAGTTTGTTCAGTAAATACATTTGCTGCCCATGGTTCAATGCCTGGTGAAACATTTCCTGCTAATTTAGAATTAGAAACAGTAGGAGCAATTGCTCTTAAGTGTGTGTTTCTCATTCCAGTTCCTACACACCAAAGAGGTTCTCCAAATTCTGTAGCTAAATCTCTACTTGCTCTTTCACTTTCTACTTTGATTTGAGAAAATATCTTTCTAGTTTCAAATTGAGCTGTCAAAGAATCGAATGGAATATTTCTATCTTGTAAATAAGTATGCCATCCGAGAACTCCTAAACCTAATGCTCTACCTTTTTCAGCGGATCTTACTGCATTTTCAAAGCCTCTCATATATTTCGCTCTATGAATAAACTCCTGAAGAACTCCATCTAAAAAGTAAGTTGCAGTATAGATTAAATCAGTATCTTTCCATTCTTCATATCTTTTAAGATTCACAGAAGATAAACAACATACAAATGAATGATTTTCATCGGTGTGTAAAGTAATCTCAGAACAGATGTTAGTCATATAAACCTTTAAACCATTTTGCTTATACGCATCCGGATTCATTCTATTGATATTACCCTTAAACATTATATAAGGTTCTCCTGTTGCTCTTCTTTTTCTAATCACAGCGGCCCATCTTTTACGAGCTTCTTTATCTCCAGCCTCGATCTTTTGCATAAACCCGTCAGATACTACGATACATTGATGTACGTTTAAACATTGTCTATTTACATCACCCTTAGGTTCTCTAACCTCTAACCATTCCCAAAAATCATCATGTTCTATATCTATATTGACTGACGCTGCACCTCTTCTTACTGAACCTTGATTAGTTGCTAAAATAGTAGAATCATAAATTTTTATAAATGGAACTACTCCGTCTGAAGTTCCGTTTCCTGTAATGGTTGCTCCTGCCGGTCTTATCTGATTTACTCCGATACCAACACCGCCTCCATGTTTAGCAAGTAACATTAATTCTAAATTCTTTGAACCTATATCGTGAATTGAATCTGCTACATCTATACCGAAACATGAAATTGGAAGACCTCTTTCTGAACCCGTGTTTGAAAAAACTGGAGTTGCAAGATTTAACCATCCTTTCCACATATAATCAAAGAATTTACTTGCTAATTCTGGCTTTCTTAATCTTTGTGCAACTGTTGTCGATACTCTCCAGTATGCATCCTTTGGAGTTTCTCCTTCTAGTAAATATCCCTTAGAAACAGTTTTTACATAAACTTCAGTATTAGCCCATACTGGGAAGTCTACTCCTAATTTCCATCCTTCAGATTCTCCGAAGTTTCTTTCTTTTCCCTTTTCATTGTATTCGGGGTTTGGTGCGTCGTTGTAATTTCTTATCATCATATATTTTATATTAGAATTATTGATTTGTTATGAAAACAAATCGTCTTCATCCCAGTTTTCATCTTCGCCTGCTTTAGAATAATCAGTAGGTCTTACTGCAAAGAAATCCGTATGTGTATGTCCACCTGTTAAGTGATAGAACCAATCTAATTCTGAAGCACTTTCTTCATTGTATTCAAAGATAGATTGATATCCTATTTCTGCTAATTTTTCATTAGCTCTTTTCTTAATAAATTCTTTAAGATCTTCTTTCTTAAGATTTTCTAAATCTCCCATTTCAAACATCTTATCAATAAACTTCATTTCCATTTCAACCATTAACTTAGCTGCTTCTTCTACTTGAGATTGAACTGAATCTCTAAGATCAGTATATTCTTCGCACATGTGGTTAAATAATTGACAACCCATTTTTGAATGAAGAGATTCATCCCTAACTGACCACTTCATTTGTTGTCCGATTCCCTTAAGTTTATTTCTCATTTGAAAAGAATAAAGAACGGCGAATGAAGAGTATAATGCAACTCCTTCTCCAAATGCACTGAATATTGCTAAAGATCTAGCAACATCCTTCCTAGCTGTTGGATTTTTCAAAAGGTCTTCATGAGTATATTCTGCTTCTGTATTCATTAAATAATCGAATCTTTCTGCTGTTGTTGGTTCATGTAAGAATGCTTCAAAATCTTCAAGGCCTAATGTTTCATTTAAATAAGAGTAAGCGGTTGCATGAATAGTTTCTTGAGAACCAAACAACATTGCCATGTGTTTGATTTCCCATTTAGGAAACCAATCAGTAACCATCCCTGTCCAATAATCTGAAACTGCACATTCAGTTTGTGCAAACCCCAAAAGAATATTTCCAACTAAATTCTTTTCAGAATCTGTAAGTGTTTCATTCCAATCCTTGACATCGCCTTGCATTGAAATTTCGGTATGTAACCAAAACGCCTGTGCTTGTTTTAACCATCCTTCAGTATAATATACTGGATATTCAAACGGTTTGTATTCTATTCTTTCTTTAAATATTGATGGTTTCATAAATTATGTTTTCTTAAATTTTTTAACTAGTTCCTAAAGTCTACAAAAGACCAACTGGTAACAGATTGGTCTCGTTAGTAGTCTATATATTCATGTAGAATAATGGACTGCCTCTCGAGACAAAAAGATTATCTTAATCTTTTTTTAAGTCTGTCGGCTTTAGTGAAATATTCGTATGAGGTTTGTTTATAATCTTTACGCTGATCATATAAATCTCCTAGAATTTTCTTTAACATTGAAGTCTCTTGTTTATAGACTACTCCGTTTTCACAAACGATTACTTCTTTATCCTTTCTTCGCTCAGCGACTTCATGCTTTGCTACCTTTTCAACAAAGGCGTCAGGTGAAATATTAAATTGTCTCATTATAGAAGGATATAGTGATGCAAAGTCAAATGCACTTACACCTGCATAATATCCAGTAATGGGTTCTTTTACATAAGCACCGGCATATTGTGCATTCTTTTCACTGTCTTCCTTCTTTTCAGATCCAATTCGTTTACCTTCTTCTGATAATTTTCGTGCAATCAGAGATTCTGTAACTGCCACTGGCGATGCTGCTTTATATAGAGGCATCTTTGTGATGTTTGCCAAGGTTAAAAGAACTTCCATCGATTTCAACTTTTGATCTATATAATAAACCAATACGGAATCGACTACATTGTAGTAAATGTATTTTACAAAATCATCCCTATATAAATCCTGTAGAGATCCTGTAAATTTAATCTTGTTAACATTAAGAACTTGACCTGAGACATAATCAAGTGCATTAGATTCTTTTACCTTTACACTTCTATCATACTTATCATATAATTGCATGTAATCTAAGATTCCAATATGTAAGGGTCTGCTGTCATTTCTATCCAAAGATTGTGTCATAGAAACTTCAGCAATATCAATTTGTAATCTTTTACATCTGTTTACAATATATTGCCAATCATAATTAATAAAGTTCCAGCCTGTCATCATTGGAAACTTAGGTAGGAACTTCATTAAGAACGTATAGACCATGTCATATTCTGACTCGAATTTCTGATATTTGAATTCCCAATCCTGATCAAAGTCTTTGAAATACTTATTAGTATCGTCTTCAATTTTTTGGATGCTTTTAGAATCCATATCTTCCAATCCTAATACAATAGCTTTATGTTCTGGTGTAATTATGGAAAATGATAGGATTCTACTTTTAGCTTCTTCAGCTTTTGGAAAGCCATCTACGATTTCAGTTTCAATATCGACGAAGTATGTTTTAGGCATATTGTATGCAAAGATTTCTTCTTTATCCTTTGCGGGTAATGAATCTAAGAAATAAGTTAAAGAAAACTTATTATATCTTCTTGCACTTCCTAGTTTGACTGATCTGCCATCCCAGTTTTTATGATCTAGACTTCTGCCTTTATCATTATCATTACATACATACCAGTTCTGATACTGTGAAATTGGATATTGTTTAAATGCTACTTTACCTTCGGTGTCGTAGTAAGAGATGATAACATCCCTGTCTCTCTGTTCAATATCTAATATCATTAATAGTTATTTTTCTGACGGTTAACATTCTCTTCTGCTTTTGCGAAGTAGTAGTTGTATGCTGTTTTAGCATCTAGCCCAATTGAAGCGGCGTAATTAATAAAGAAGTGTAGAATGTCTACCCATTCCATATACAATTCTTTTTTGTCGCCTTCGGACATGTCAGAAATTTTTAACTTATCATACTTAGTGAAGTCTTTTTTCCAGTATTTCCATACTGCATTACCACTTCCGTCTTTAATACCGCCTAGAGCATCTGTCATTTCATGAATTTCGTCAACTACTGCATGTGTGTTACAGTGCCAGAAATCCATAATTTCTCGGATTGTCATATTATCAAAGTTAAAACCATAAGTCTGCTCTTGCATCTTCTTTTGGTTTTCCATGATATCTGCTAAGTGTGTTGTTGATTGGTCGTAAAAATCTTTTACTTCTAGATCTTTACATTCGTTGTCAATGTTTGCCATTTTTTCGCTACTTTTTAATGTTACTTATTATTCTACTTAAAATAATGAATCTGTTTTTAATTCTACTGGTTTTTCTACTGATCTTTTATTAACATTGTTAATAGCTTCAAAGAGATCATTGTTAACAACTTCTGGCGCGTTGTGTAATTTAGCTAATCTTAAAGAGTTTTTTCTAAACTCTTCTCTTCTTTCGTTATTGTTTGCTAATTCTAAAATCTGTGGAATAGAAGCTGCAATATCTTCTTTGTCTACGAAGATTGCAAAATCTTCAAGTTCTATGAAAGGAACTCCTTCTGTTCTGTGAATAACGTGAGTTCCCCAGTGTTTGTCAAATAGTGGTATAGTTCCCGCTGCAATAACCTCACACATTGCATATTCAATCATTGAACCATAGAGTCTTTCTGGTAAGTTAAAGAATTCTGCACCGAACATTGATTTTCCAAGTTCTGCCATTCCTTCTGCTAAATTATAAGGCCCATACATATACATTCTGTCTTCGACTTGTGGATATGTAACAGGGTTTTTGATTTCATGAACTTCAAAGATATCTTCTCTTAGAGTTTTTCTATCTTCTTGTAAAAACATAGGAAGAGCTCCAATAGATCTTTCAACTCCTCTACATTCTGTTACGAAATTATTACCTTTCAATAGTTCCATAATATCGAACATTCTAAAAGGATCTTTAAATCCAGCAAATCTTCCAAAGTATGTAGTTCTTCTTTCTTGTTCTTCAACTGGAACCACAATATTAGACCATGCATCATAGTCATAAGGATTAAGATTCATTTCGATTAATGGAGTATCAGGTGCATGTTCTCTTAATTTATTTGCAAAATTAGATCTTGCAGAATAGTTGAACATAGCGTCCATTGATTTCATGATTTCCCAATACTTATAATTCTTTGCTAAGTTTGCAGTGTTATGATCTAAGCAGTTTCCTATTTTAATAGGATTTTCTAAACCATAAATACAGTGCTCAATAAAATCTTCGTTGAATTCATCTCCTACTGATTTATGCGGATACGATGTGTAATATACTACATCACTTTTTTCAAGTTCTTTAGCGATATTAGGAATATCCTTTCTTTTAAATTCAGTGCAAACAATATCTGTAGTTTTATGGCGAGGCCATTTCTTTTCTACCGCTGCATAAATCGTGGCATCATGGCCTTCTTTTATAAGCCAATTATAAAATTCGATTGTGTGTCTTGTGAGTCCACAACCTTCAACTCCTTTTGCTAATACTAATGCTATTTTCATATTTGTGATCCGTGTTTTATGTTAAATCCTCCATGTTTTCTGTATGATTGGTCTTCTTCTCCTATTTGTATTTCTCCTTCATATCCTTTTTCAGATGAATCAGAATATACGTCCATTTCGGAATAGACTAAATCTCCTAATGCGTTATGTGTTTCTTCGTCATTTACCCCGATATCAGTTCCTACTAATTCGTCCATTCCTTCCAGCTCCCAATAGTTTTCTGCTAAGTATTGAACGAATTCTTCTTCGGTTGCTCCTTTATAATTAGGGAATTTTTCAGTGTCTAATGTTACGATAGGAGTTGCTTCGGCAATATATCGATACTCGGTTCTTCTTACCTGTACTTTCATTTATTTTCCGTTTTCGTAATTATCTAAACCTTGAATGTATGCTACTGCATCTAAGAGATTATCTCTTTTATGATTGTAACTTTCTCTTGAAAACTTAAGAGCAACTAATGCTTTAAACATATCAGCGCCACTTACATCATGGCCTGTCATACCTTTAAATATTAGGGCAGCTCTGTCCATGCCTTCTGAAAAAGGACCGTAATTACGATCCGCTTCTTCACTCCTGTTGTTTACAATTTCGTTTGCTTCTTCTAAGATACTTTTCATAAGAATGTGTTTAATTATTATACTCTATATATGCGTTTTGTTTACGGCTAATTTTTCTAATTTTGATTCTACTAGAATTATTAGATCTTCAATTCCTTCGTTATACGCGAATTGTGTTTCGTGGTCCATGTTTGCATACTTAATTTCATCTGCTGCATTGGTTAGTAGATTAACCAATACCTTTACGTCTTCTTTGCTCATCTTTGTTTTATTTTAGTAAGTTTTCTATTCCTAATTCTTCGGCGAAAGCAACTGTGATATCCTTTAGCAGCTTTACATTTTCTTCTGAGAAATCAGTGTTATCAAATTTAAATGAAATTGTTTTATCATTTGCACCTGTGCTTTCTTTTACGAATTCAAAACCTGGAACTTTAGATTTTATACTATCAATTATCTTTCCTGTTTCATCTATGATTCTAGTAAGTCCATGATCTTTAACTAAATATCCTGATATTTTAATTCCAAGGTCATGGTTCTTTTGATTAATAACCCATTCTATACCCAATCTAGAACCAGTATAAGCCTTTCCAATATAAAGGTATCTACTGCGGTGTGGTAATTCTTTTCTATTTTTGAATCCCATTTCAGATGAAGCGACTTTCATCCATTTTAAACCAAGCTCTTCAAGCGAAGCGAGTTTAACTGAAACCTTTTCCTTCTTTTCTTCTATTCCATATACATCTGCAAAATAACCTTGATCATTGAACCTTAGATGTATAGCATAAGAATCTTCCATCTTAGAAAATTCATTAAGATAGGGTGCATCGAATTCTTTAAACGCAATTGCAAATGAATATACTTGTTCGTAATCCTGTTTAAGTCTATTGGATTTAAGATAGAACTGTTCATGGTGATCATTGTCCCATTTACCCTTTTGAGATTGACTCATCACTTCAAAATAATACATCTGTCCTTCGTCTTCAAACGTAAGATCAGCTCTTTTGGTTGCCATTCCAATTGTGATAGGTGTTTCTAATTTTCTGTCTATATCTTCAATGCTGGATAAACCACATGCTTCGATTACAGTGTTCATTTCTTCTTTGCCAAAAAAGGCTTCTACGAATTGAGTTTCTCTATTACATTCATAGGCTGAAAATACATCTGTTAATGTGTGGTCGTTGGTTTTAATTCCTTTCGAATATCTTTTCATTTATTGCTTTGTTTATTAATTACTATACTAATATAACAAAAAAACCCGAGATAAAAAAATCTCGGGCTGCTTTTTTTCAAAAAAAGTGCAATGTTTTACAAATCTTCTGGAAAATACTTGTCAAGTGCTTCTAACTTATCATCAGCGTCAACTAACATTGATAAAGCTTCTTCTGCATTTTTATAGAAATCACCAGTTGAGTGATCTCCAATACCAGATCCTTTATTTCCTAAAAGATCTAAAGATAAAAGTGCTTTTGATTTTTCAGCTAAGGCACTAGCTCTTAGCATTTCGATTAATTTCTTATTCATAATTGAGTTTCTAGTAGTTTAAATGTTTCTTCTTTTAAAAATTCTTCAAAGGATAAAGGGATCATTTCTCCTAAAATAGCATTTACCTTTGAGCTATTAAGTGCGTATCTTCTATCATGTCCTAGACGGTCTGCTACAAATTCAAATTCAGGAGTTTTGCCCATGATGTTTCCTATCATTTCAATAACTTCTAAATTAGTGTATCTTTCCTCTGAACCAATATTAAATACTTCGTTAATTCGGTCTGACATCATTAAGTTATAAATAACTAAAGTGTTGTCTGTTACGTCCATCCATTCTCTAACTTGCTTTCCATCTCCATAAACAGGAATTTTCTTTCCTTCTTTAATAGAGCGCATGATAGTTGGGATAAATTTTTCTTTATGTTGATGAGCACCATAATTGTTACATGTTCTGGTAATAATATATGGAAGATCAAATGTTCTGTTAGCTGAAAGGACTAGCATGTCTGATGATGCTTTAGTCGCCGAATAATAAGAAGAAGCTACTAGCGGAAATTCTTCATCCGCTACTACGTCCTTACTAATGTCGTCCATGTCGCCGTAAACTTCATCTGTAGAAATATGAATAAATTTTCTAAGATTAGGGTTTTGTCTAGCACACTCTAAAAGATTGAACGTTCCTTCAACGTTTGTTCTAACGAAAGGTCTTCCGTCTTTAATAGAATTATCTACATGACTCTCAGCTGCGAAGTGAACAAGGAAATCATATTCTCCTAGATCTTCTACTGTTACTTCGCAAATATCTTTCTGAATTAATGTTACTTTAGTTTTAATGTTATTTGGATTTGCAGCATAAGTCATTTTATCAACTACTACAATTTCTGCTGTTGGGTTTTTTCTACCAATCGTGTTTACAAATTCAGATCCTATAAATCCAAATCCACCAGTTACTATTATTCTCATTTGTTATTAATTATTTTAGCCGCTTCATCAGCTGTTAATGACTTTACGTTTTCTTCTATAATAGAAGGATTCTGTAAGATGGTTTGCTTAGTTATTAAATCTTTAATTCTTGTCGTAGACCAATTATGTGATCTAGTTGTATAAATAACCTCAATTGGCATGTGATCTCCTGTGAATCTTTTACCAATGTAATCATCTCCTAAAATTCTAACATCTGGTTTATAAAATTCCATTAAGTTAATAAGATCTTCTTCTGTTTGATATGTAACTACTTCGTCTACGTATTTAATAGCCATTAAAGTTTTATATCTTTCGTATAATGGAATTACTGGCTTGTATTTAGTAAATCTAGTTTCCGAAGGATCTCTTTGCAGAAATACCATAAAGTAATCACAGTGTTCTTTTGCTGTTTCGAATGTGTAAATATATCCAGGGTGAAGAAGATCGAAGTTCCCTGCTGTAAATCCTATTTTACCTTTATTTTGATCCATTTATTTTATTTTCTTGTAACTTAATTCTGAGCCACAACTGGTGAATAATTATTTCAATAGATTTTTCATCATCTTCTTCAAGTGCAGTGATGATAGTAAAGTTATCAACTAATTTTCTAGCTCCATCTAGATGGGAAAGACTAGAACATGAATCAATCACAGTTTCGATTTTCTCTATCGCTTGAATTGACCATGTGTTAAAGTTTTCGGGTCTGAAGATAATGTTATCCATATTGTATTATACTTAAAAAAACTAAATTGTTTATATTTTATATTTAGATCTATACCACTTGATAAGAATACTTGCAGTGCTGTAGTTGGTAGCCAAGGGGATGTCATGGACATCGCAAAGTCTCATTAGCATTGATATATCTACATCATGTGGATGTTTATCTAGAGGGTCTCTCATGAATATTACGCCTGTGATTTCTCCTCTAACTACCATTGCCGCTATTTCAGCATCTCCACCTAGAGGACCACTTTGAACAGTAGAAACTCTATCAATTCCAGCATGCTCTACCTTTTTCCCCGTAGTTCCTGTGGTAACTATGTCTACTGCATCACTGTTAAAGAAATCTAATCTCTTAGATACAAATGCTACCATGTCTGCTTTTTTGTTATCGTGCGCAATTAATGCGAATCTCATCTTGTCCATACTCTATTAATAAAAAATGCTCTGTAGTTATACAGAGCATTCTTAAATTGTTTAAATATTTTAAAGATTACCAGCTAGCAGCCCATACAAATTCAAAGTTATGTTTCTTACAAAACTTTTCAATCATATCTGAAACCTTAGCTTGAGCAGCTTCGTACTTAGCGTAATCTCTTCCATCTATAATATTATAAGCGCTTTCTCCATATTCATCAGGATGTCTTAATTCTCTTGGCTCGTCAGTCTTATAATAAACTTTCTTTTCAGCCGTTCTAATATAAGGCATTCTTAATTCTATTCTTCTATGTGCTTTTCTTCCGCTTGCCTTTGCGATGTCATATTGCTTTTCGATTCTTGGCTTTAATCTAGTCCATTCGGCTAATATTTTATCATTAGCTTTAAAACCTGCTAGGATAGTTTTCATGTCAAATTCTACTCCGTTTACTCTTTTGTAATCTTTGAAAACTCCAACTACATCATCCATAAATTTATCAAAGCTAGAAATAGATTGATAAGAACCATGTACAGTTCCCATACCCCAATCATCTTCTACCTTTCCAGTTGATACTTTTTTGGTTCCATTGAATAATTTTGCAAATGAATAATTAGGTTTACGCGTTGAGTTGTTAGACTGAAACTTAAATACTTCATGTTTCCATGATTTTCCTCGAAGCTCAATGCTCAAACATAAGTTACCTCCATAATTCCATTCTGATCTATAAACTCTACATTTGAATTGAATTTTTGGAAATTCCTTTTTTAAACGTTCAGCCATTTGTAAACCATTACCGAAGTTAGATTCTCTTTTGTATGCTTCTTTACATTCTTTAGATTTTCTAGCAATAGCTAAAACCTTACTTATTGTATAGTATGTTTCTGAATCGAATATTTCATCATCTGTTTCTTTATCTAAAATAACATCTTCATTAATAGATTTTAAATGAGTCAGTTTAGTGGATGTTGATTCTGCAAATGCTTCAATATCCCATTGGATTCTTTGCATTGGATCATCACCTCTAAAGTTTTTCTCAACCCAATCAATAAGACCTGGTTCGAATTGGGCGTTTTGTGCCATATCATAGGCATTCTTCCAACCGTCGTTTGATGCAACGTCTTCTAACCATTGGTCATATTTCCTTTGAGTCCATCTTACTTTCTTAACAGCTTTCTTATGAGGACCAGCTCCTAATGTTGACTTTACAGTATTATAATGGTCTGGACCAGCAAATACGCCTTCTGCCCATTCTTGATCTCTTTTATTACCGTCCCAATATTTAATTTCTTTTCTGAATCTTCTTAGTGAATAATTACCACCTTCAATTTGTTTACGCTTTGTTACTTCTCCTTGTCTGTAACCTATTTCAATCTTCTTTTCTTCGGCAGTTTTAGGATCCATTTCAAAATGTAAAGATTTTACTAAATCTGCAATACCGTCAAACTTACCTTCATTAACCGATTCTAAAATAATAGAATTTAGCTTTACTTCTTTATTAAATCTAGCGCTGCGTACATCGTCAGTTACTTCTAACTTAACACCATACATTGCAGTTAATTTTACCTTTACTTTTTTACCATTATGTTCTGCTTCAAATTCTTTAAATGCATTTGCCTGTCGGCCATAATCCGTAATTTCATAGTTTCCATCTTCTGTATCAAATATAGTACCGATGCTAATTTTATTAAGAACTCTTGCACCCATCATAGATATTTTAGAAGAAGATATTGTTTTACCTTCATCAAGTGATCCGAAAGATTCAAATGATATAATGTTTTTCATTTCGCGTTGTTTCTTTTTATTTCTCTTCTTCTTATACTCTTCTTCGGCATCTCCTTTTCCGGCTGGAATATCCCCTGATCCAACTGATGTTTCAGATGGTAAAGAGACTTCTCCCATTCCGGCCATATCGCCAAGTGATAAGTTTTCGTTTTCGTTTAATTCCATATCTTAATATTCAAATGGTGGAGTTCCATAATCATCTTGTTCGATGCCATACCATACTCCTGATACTTGTAAATACCACCATCCATATTTAGTGTCGTCTACTACTTTAAATTTCTTAGGTAATTTAACAGATTTTTTTGGAGCTCTAGCAATATACTTTAAAACTGGAACACCATCGTCCCATGTTTTTTTAGTAGATCTTGCTTGAACTGATTGTCCATCTGAAAACGCATCAAATGCTTTTGCATCTTCTATTTCATCTGCTAATAAATCGATAGCTGATTCATTAATGTATTGTTCAAATAATTTTACTTTTTTCATTTTACCAAACTATGTTTTTATTATCCCATTTAGCCATTCTTTGCTTAAGCTCTAGTGCTTTACGCTTAGCATCTCTCATATACCAAGAACTTGATGAACCGAATTTTTCTTCTTCAGTTTTCATATTAACGTATGCTGAAACATATCCTTGATAATCTGACAATATATTTGCAATATAATTGGTTAAATCTCTAGGTCTAATTTCTCTTCCTTTAGGGTCTTTTCCTATTGTTAATTCGTTATAGTTTCCTAATTCTTTTTTAGCTAAACCAGCCATTAAGAATTGGTGTGCATCTTCGATAATTTCTTTAACTTTCTTGTCTATTTTATCTGGGTTATCAGCTTTCTTCGCAAGAATATCGTTATACCTTGTTAAGTTATCCTCTTTGATTTTCTTAGGGTTTGTAAGTGCAGTAGCTCCAGATTTTGCCTCTGCTCTTGCAGATGTCTTATCATCGGTAGATAAAGAAGCTCTTAATGTGTCTAAATTAATAATGTAACATTCGTCAGACATTTCCGCAATTCTTTTAATGTTACCTAATCCCGTTCCACTATATTGGTTGTGTGATTTGTTAACACCGACAGTATCTTTAGATCCAGGGTATTTACCCATGTTCTTAAGTCTTCTTGTGTTTTTCTTACCACCTATTGTGTCGCTGTTTCTATTCCATATTGAATCGTTCTGAAACATTTCATTTTTTCCATTAGAAACAGCTAATAAACAATTTCCAGGAATCATTTCAACATATCTTCCGGAAGAAGGAGCATATTCATTTTCTTTTTCATTTCTAGAAATCCAAAATACAATTACGTTTCCGAATGTTTTTGCTTTCTTATAAACTTCAACTGGGTTGCTATTAGAAATTATCATATCATCGGTAACTTTATCTAGTGCTACTTTAGCAAGACCGTATATACCTTTAATTAATTCCTTACCACCTTTTTTGATGTCTATTAATCCTCTTAACTTGGAAGAAGCTAGAGCTTCATTAAGTTCTAAAGATTCAGTTGCTCTGTATTTTGCAAATTTACCCTTTTTAATTGTTTTAACTAATTCAGCTTCGCTATCGTCCATGTGACCATATACATCATTATGTGTTGCTGCGTTTACTATTTCACCAGCATCACCAATAAAATAAGTTCCTCCTGCATATTCGTCTCCATCCATATCTAGATCAAAACCACCGGAATCTAATGAATTTTTAGAAATTGTGAATTCTTTTCCGTCTGCTTTTGAAAGAGCAGCTGCTAATTTTTTTGCTATTTTAGCAGTATCTTTCTGCTTCATAACCTTTGCTTCATTGATAAAATTATCGAAGTTAGTATATAGTTTCATTTTATATTGTTTTGTTTATAATAGTATATATCTTTTAATGTAAGGAATCATGTGCTAATTCATTAGCTAAGTCTGGATTATCATCTGTGAAATCTGATAATTCTTCGTCAGTCATTTCTTTTCCATTAGAATATTCACCATAACTAAAGAATGCATCTGTGAAATCTGGATAATCTTTCATATCAACATCTTCCATTTCTAATGAACTAATATCTACTTTCTTTCCTTTAAATTTAATATAATTAGCTTCGTTAATAAAAGATTCTAATGTTAAACTAACAACTGGTTTAATTCCAGTTAATATTCTTTTTCCAAATTTAGAAAGACCAATTCCATTTTCACTTACTGTAAAGTATTTAGAATTTCTTCTCATCCATCTTTTATTATCGATTGATTTTTCTTTTAGAATATTATTGAATTCTTCTTCTGTTAATACACCATCCGCTAATGCCTCGATCATTGCGTTTCTGACTTTAGCAGTTCTACCTGAAGTTTGTGCAGGATGATTATCGGTATATCTTCTTTTTATTTGAATTTTAGATTCTCTAAGACCCGGTTTCATTACGTTTAATTCCCACCACTGTTCTAATTGGTGATAAATATTTGCACCCATGTTTGAAATCATGAAGTCAATTACATCATCATAATTGTCTTTTTCATCTTGATAAAAACCAGGAGTATCGATATATTCTTTACCCATTATCTTTCTAACTGCTCTTTCTGGCATAGCATCGATTTCTTTTAAAAATTCTTCGAAATCTTCATCGTTTTTAAAACCCTTAGCTTCAATAACCATTGATTCCATTAGGCCAATAGCAATCTCTCCAACTTCTCTATCGCCGCCGTCAACATATCTTTTGTTAAGTATTGCAAATTTAAAACCATCTGCTTTTATCGTATACATTGGCATCATACTATCACTATAGTCGTATTTGTATTTACCTGCTTTTAATTCTTTACCGATTGCAAAGAAATCTTTAGCTTTACCTACTAAATCTGCAAGATTATCTAAGTGGTCACCGGCGTCGTCCTTTTCATTAACTAATGATTCATAAACTCCTTTTTCAATGTTCTTGATTAAGAGTTTAGCACCCTTCTTGTCAAGTTCATTTTGAATAAAGTCCATCATTTCGTTGGGATCTTCAGCATCTATACCAAATTCAGATGCTAAGTTTTGATATGCATCAAATTCCATATTAGAAATAGTGTCTTCTAAGTCTGCATACACATCTTCATTAACTGCTGATTCTACCATTACTAGCCCTATATCCTTATATGCTATTTCATGCTCTCCACCGTCTTGATCTAGTGCAAATACTGATTTATCATGCCACATTGCAGCATTGTCATCGTTATTAGAATCAGGATTATAAATGATATATTCTTTTCCGTTTCCGGTTTGAATCATTGCATCATCTGCATCTCCTAATTTTTTTAATAATGACTTTTTAGTATACCTTTCTTCAACAGCTTCACCTGACGTATATTCAAAATCATTATATAGTGCCTTTAACCATTCTAAAAACTCTGGAGTTTTCTTCATTACTTTCTTATGTCCGTATTCTTTAAAGAATTCTTTCTGAAAAGTATCAAATGATTTGTGATTACCTATCATTTGGTGAATGTCAGACATAACACCCTCACTGATAACTAATTTTACATCTTTGTTTTTACCAGCTACTGCATCATCTAGTTCATTTGTAAGAGCTTTCTTTTTTGCTGTTAAATCTATTAGCTGCTGTCTAGTTGCTGCTTTCTCATCACTTCCATCTTCCGCAGCGATGTATATCTTTACAATATCTTTCATCTTATTAACTGTTTCTCCAAATTCCTTTGAAATCTTGTTAATAGATCTAGCTTCTAATATATTAGATTCTTCAATGTATTCTCCTAATTCAGGATCGTCCCATCCATTAGGATCGGCTAATACTGATTGTAAATCTTCTCTTGAACCTGTCATTTCAACTTCTGGCCAATTGCCACCAGGGCCGTTCATTGTTAAAACTTTCATTTTAACATTATATTTCTTTAAAAGCTTTTTGAGTGTTTTTGATTTAGGATCTATTGCATCCATTACTACAGTAGCTTCATTTAAATTTTCGTCTAGCTTATCAAAGAATCCACCATGTTCACTTTGTAAATCTTCACCATACTTGTCGTCCCATATTTTAGCTAATTCATCTTTAGTAATTTTACCTTTATATTTTCCCATGATTTCAACATAGACACTACCATATTCATATTCAAAATCTTCACCATAAGAAAAATCCCATGCCTTTTCAACATCTTTAATTGTAAGCTTTTTGGCTTCAGTAACCTTTGATTCATACCATCCGTTTTCGTAATCGTCATCATCTTCATAATCATCATACTCAGGTTCTTGATACCATGATTGATTTGGATCAGATTCTGCTTCTTCAGTAAAGTCATGTCTTTTCCAATTAAATCTTGGATCTTCAACTAATGCAGGGAATAATGTCTTTTTCTTTTTATCTTTGGTCTTTATTTTACCGAATGCTAAATCAATACCAAGTTGTCTTAATTCTTTAAATGAACCTTTCATTGTTTTAACATCTTCTTCAGTATATCCATTCATTGTAGCAACAAGATCATAATAATCCATTCCACCAAATTCACCATATCCTTCATAATCCTTTTCCGTCCACTTGTTACCCATATTATCATACATAAATACTGTAATCATGTTCTGTCTTTCAGAACCTATTTGTGTGTTTGTATCGGATGTAAGCCATGAAAATTGACCTTCAACTATCATCTGTTCATGTAACAATTGAGCACCAGTCGTTACAATGTTTAAATAGCTTTCAGGAATTCCATTTACAAAGTTATGTAATTCTGGTTCGAAATCTGGCATACCACATGCATATCTTGGATATGTTGCTCCTTCTGTATTTACAAGAATACTCATTCCATAATACTCTCCAAGCTCACCTGATTCAGTGTTACAATATAATACAAATACCTGTGGCACTTGAACTTTAAAGTTAGATTGTAATGGATATTCGTTATGACATCCTAATTCTTTAGTAGTGTATACGTCTAAGGAATGTAATTCTTTATCATATTTAGTTAATTCTCTATATGGAATAGAAGCTCTTTGGTTAAATAGATCTCCCCAATAAGAAGGCTTTCTCAAGGAATATTTCCCAGAAACCTTTTTGTATACTTTATATAAATCAACGTTTTCGTTCATTGAATTTACAAAGCTTTCGAATGTTTTTTTAGTGCTCATTTTTATTTGTATTTGTTTATTTAAACTCGGTTAGGCTTTATTTTATATTTAAATTTACCTTGTGTAATAGAATATATTTGTAATTCGCTAGTTTTTCCAGGTAATTTCTTGTAATAGTGAAAAGCTACTATTTCATGATCTTTAGACTCTATAAAAAGGAATGGAGTAGGTATATCTCCTACTGCTGAAATTACATCGTCTTGTATTTCAGTAAATGTTCTAACGGAAGGCTCAGTCTCTATTATACTTTTAATTTTTTCTGCAGTTTTAGAGTCACTTAGCTTTCCTAATTCTACGTCATTAAATTTAATTACTAATGCGCCGTTATCTTTATCTCCAGGACCTATTTTAAAATCTCTTTCACTAGAAGAAAGGGCCTGAATATCTGTCTTAGTTAAATTTTGAATATGCTTAAATCTTTTTCCACCTACAGTTCCCCATTCATTTATCCAACCTCCACCGGCAGCCATATCTTTACCATCTCCGTCCGGGTTGATTTCTTCAATATTATATTTTACTGCGTCATATAATGCCGTTAACTTCGGTACATAAGTACTATTAATTCCCTGGTGTTTTGCACCTGTTCTCCAATTTTGTAACATGCCCTTTGACATTTGAGCTTCTTTTAACTCACATTTACCAAGGGGTGGTTTAATTGGTGACCACCTTTCATTATATAATTCTAAGTCAGTATCGGCCGCACCTCCACCTATTTTTATATTTTCTACAATATACGCTAGCATTATTTCTCCAGCACCAATTCCATTATCGTCTCTTCCAATATTAAACAATTCGTTTGCTTCGCTTTTATTTAACATTAAATATTGAAAAACTACTCCGAATGTATCGTCATCCATTTTAGAAAGCCATAACCTGCCATCAGGTTGTTGTTTAACATCCTGTGTTGAAGTAAACTTAACACCTTGCCATGGACACTTATTCTTTTTAAATGTTCTATTAATTGAATTAAATAAATTCTGTTGGGCAGATTTACTTCCGGTCGTTGCAACTCCAATATAGGATTCTATAATTAACGCTTCATTTTCAGCGTTGGTTTTTGCAGCACTATGTAGTGCTCTTTCAAAATCGTACCTATCCATTGTTTTCTAAAAATTGTTTAAATGTTAATAATGATTCAGCAACTTCATTTGATTCTGAAGTACCTACTGAATCTTCTAATTTTTTCTTAAGTTCGCCATACATTTTATGTAATGCTTTGGGTGTTGTTGACTTAAATAATCCTTCATCTCCGTCTAGCATTGCGTTTCTAACCTGAGTCGCTGAAATATTATTGTCTGTTCTTGGAATTTCAAATAATCCAAAATCACTCCTAACTCCAAGATCTTCTCTATAAGAATCTTTATTTACTTGGAATCCGTAAGTTTTCATTCTATCGCTTCCTGTTCCCCATAATACGGGTTCATAAGTTGGTCTCATTGCATTGAACATTGTATCAATACCTCCGGTTGGAATTACAAAGATTTCTTTTAAGAATGGATATTGTTTTTGAACCGCCTTAAACATATCTAATTGTGTCTTCTCATCATAAGGTCTTTTAAATGCATCTTCCTTTTTCTTATTCTTTGCTTTTACTAATAAAACAACCACAGGATATCCATTTTCTTTGTGTATAGTTTCTAATACTTTAGCATGTCCAAGTGTAAATGGTTGGAATCTACCAACAAACATATTTACTAATTCTCCTCCTTGTTCAGGATGATCTACTTTAAGTGCTTCATTTAAATTAACACTTGTCTTTACTTTATTATGTAATATGAAATTATTAAAGTCGTATATGGAATTTTCATCGGTATTCTCTACAAATACTTTCTTATCTATAGTTTCTACTATTTGATTTAAATGCTCTAACATTTCTGCATTTATGATATCGCTTTCCTTGCTTCTCTTTTTTCTAAAAGAACCTAAAGTTATTTTAAATAATTCTGCAAGTATTTCGTTTTCAACATAAGAAAGAGTGGTCTCGTTCTTAATGTATTTAGTATTTAGTTTAAAGGAATCTGAATCTGCAAAATCAGCTGATTCAAAGTTAACACCAATAAACTTAGCAGAGTGTTCTTTAACATACGTATTAAACATCACTGACATTAATTCAATATATCTCCAGTCTGCTGTTTCTTCATTTAGTTGAATGTCTTTCATTTCAAATGTAGAAATAAATTCAATAAGACCAGCAATAGTAATTTGATACATGTGGCTTGATCTCTTATTTTCACTAACAGTTCTTGTAAAATCTTCTAATTTAAAAGATCTAGATTTTTTCTCATCAATAAAAGAAACTATTAATCCGTCAATTTCTACTTCAAAGTCTTCATTTAACGTAGGAGAAACTGCATTTGGATTAAATGTCTTAATCATCTTTTGAGTGAAAGGTAATCTTGCATCTGTATTTGGATCATAATCAAATGCTTCAGAAAACTCCTTATCTGACATAGATAAAACACTTATTAATTCTTCTTTTTGCATTTGAGATAGCATACCATCAAACACAATGCTAGGTCCTTGAACCTCTAATATCTTTGCCCATTTATTTAATATAATTGGATCGCTAATTGTTTTTCTAATCTTACCTGACTCATTCATAGTTTGAATGTGCGTAAGTATTAAATTGTTTTTAGGTAGTTTAGTATATTTATATTCTGACACGTTTAATTCAGGTAAATATTCAAAACCAAATTTCCAATCATGTGGCATTTGTTCCTTTATACTAGGATCTAAACTTTGGATGTGCTTGACACCTGTTTCATATAAACCTACTATTGTTCTGTCTATCATGTTCATTCTAGAATCTCCAGATTTGTAATATTCAAATTTAGTCTGGTTTCTTCTAACGTGAAATGAAGCTCCTTGTATTTTTTCAGTTACTAGAACCCTGCTATTCAACATATCTTGAAATGCATTGATATTAGTTTCCTGAAATACTTGTCTTAGTTTTTTAAGTGCCATATTATATTATTTATCTTCCGTACTTTATGATTCCCATCAGCTGATTGATAGCAGCAAAAGTACCTGTTAGTTTCATAGTCTTTCCTTTATATACAAAAACTATTCCTTCAGTTGGTATGATAGATTCTACTCCTCCAATTCTATCTAATCTCTCTAGTTCTTTCATTACCTTTTCGATCTGAGTAACGCTTCCATCTTTTTTGATCTTTTCAGATTCTGATCTAATTTGATTATGTAGTCTTTGCATCTCTTTGTCTGGATTTGCAGCTACAAAATTAGAAGCATTCATAAGAATTATAGACCCTAGTTCTAAAAATAAATCTTCAAACGGTCTAATGTTTTCTTTATATTTCTTTTTAACATCTTCTTTGTCAAATTTCTTAACAGAAGCAGCTTCATCTTTTCCTATCTCCTTTGCAAGTGATCTCATATTTAAAGACTTTTTATCTCCATAAGCCCATCTTAATAATAAACCTTCCTTATAGTCTTGTTGTAAATCTGGGAAATTTGCATCTATTGTTTCTCTCCACCACATTTCATGATATCTAGAAACTTCGTCACCGTCTGTTAAGTTATAACGATCTCTTAATTTTTCAATCTGCTTTATAAATTTAGCTTGATTTTTATCAAAATTAATATCTTTACCTAGTTTTAAAATCTGAGGAGGAATTATTGTAAATGTCTTTTGAACATCGGCATCTACTTCCTTTAAAGCTTTGACTAATTCTCCTGCTATTTTTCTAGATCCTGTAATATTACCATTCCCATCAGTTTCTTGAATATCGTGAAATTGAAGAACATCTCTTTCGTAATAGATTACATTTGGGTTTTTAGAATAGATTAATTCTATATTTATAAAATCTTTACCGTCATTAAATATGGACTGATCTTTAATTTTTGGAAGAGCTTCATTTAGATCTTTAGCTGCAAACACGTATGTTTCTCGCACTAAAGGTACCTCATGCTTTTCAAACATTTCTATAATACCGTCTAAATCAACGGGACTAATTAATTGACCTTTATTTCTAGAAAACATCGTAACTCCGTTTTTTACGGTTGCTAATAGATTTTGACCGTCTGTTTTTTCAGTGGCTACCTCTTCAAAGTTTAATTCTCCTTGAAGACCGGACGTTACGATCTTTTTAAAATCTGCGAATGTTAAATCTTTTTCATCGAAAGGATGAGACATGTGACCAGCTGCACCGCCTTCTAAGATTAATTCTTCTTTAAGTGTATTGTATTTTTCAACGATATATTCGTCAAATGATAAAACTTTACTCTTATTTTCACTCATATAATGTGCAACATATTCCTCTCTGGTCATGCCTTGTGCATCTGCGTGATGTTGAATAAAATCTACAAAGTTGTTATTTAGTTCCATGTATATAGCTAATATAATTAAAAAACTTGACCCGGAAAAATCCAGGTCAGTTTATTTTTATTTTTTATTATAAATATCTATCGATAAATTCTTCTTTGCTACCAACAAATGATCTAGTCTTTGGGCCGAAAAGAACAATCTCAGCACCTTCTGATTTAAGCCAATCTGCAACTTTTTGAGCTTTTTTCTTATCAGCTGATAACCATACTGTGTCAAATTCAGGACCATGAGACCTTTGCATTACAATACCTCCTTTTTCATTTGTAAATTTAAACTTATCTCCAAGAGCAACACTTACTTTAATATTTTTATCAAAATTCTTTTTATGATTCTTAAAAGAATATGCTAAAGCACCTGAGTAACTTTTAGTGTCAGTTGTAAATTCATCTAAAGATGTAGTAGTACCTTCATAAATATTTGATTCAAATGCTGGAACTAATCCAGTTTCTCCGTAGATATCTGCCATCATCCATTTTTTAGAACCTTCATCCCATAAATAAACGAATTCTGCACCACCTTCGTAATTTGCATCTTTAATATATTTGTTAATATTCTTAACATTACCTTTCATCAGATTAACATCTCCGCCATAGAAATTAATTTTCTTAACGTCTTTATCTAAACCTGAATTATCTCCATTTTTAAGAACAAAATCTACATTTTTACCACTTTTAAAGGTTGATTTAATAATAGGCAACATGTTTTCAGGATATGAATCATAGTGAGTATATACTGAAGTAATATTTCCTTTCTTGTCTATTTTACCAAATTGACCTCTAGTTCCTTCATTAATTACATAATTGATTACTTCGTTAAATTTAGATTCTTTTAAAGAAATTTCTTCTTCAGTTAATTGAAACTTAACTGATTCTTCTACTGCGTTAAATCCTGCTAATAATTTTTCAGCAAGTTTAGATTCACCAATAGATTCTAAATATAGAGCAGTGCCTTCAGCAACTCCAATACCTGACCATCCGGCAGCATTTGAAATTCTAGAATAATACTCATCTAATATCTGTGATATTTTCTTTGCTCCTACTATAATAGCTTGTTTACCAAGAGTTAAAGGATTAACAGTAACACTTCCTAATCTTCCTTTGATAATTTTTTCAGTAGCTGTTCTTTCTCTATGGAAATTAGCATCAGTTAATGCTTCAGCGTAAATATATTTAATAGCTCCTAAGTGAGAAATTTTATCAGCTGTTAAGCTTCCTAGTTCTGCAAATATTTTATTGTATTGAGTTAATACTTTCTTTGCATCTCTTTTATATTTAATATCTAAGGCCTCATTCATTAATGATTCTCCTAATCCCCAGTAATTTGCGTGATCGTATTCAACTGGGAATATACCTAAATCACCTTCATCACCTTCTTCACTTTTAACAATTTTAGCAAGATAGTAATCTCCCTTTGCAGTATCTTCATATCCGTATGAATCTGCATCTGATCCCATTTCTTTTTTAAATTGCTTTGATATCTTTCTCCAATTATCGATAGCGATTATTTCAACTTCGCTTCCAATTGAATTTTCAGTAGTATCTCCTACTTTAAATTTAGCTTTTTCAGTAACTAAAGATTCTGAAAATTCTTCAATATGTTCCATATCGATTTCATCTTCTCCCTTTAATTCTTTTTGTACTTCTTTAGACTTTACTAATTTTGAAAGATCTTTCATAGTGATTTCTCCATCAATGAAGTCAGCTAGTATATAGTATTGATTAGAAGAATATCCTTCACTGTCTCTAAAATCACCAATTTCTTCAATTGCTGCTTTAGTAACGGTCTTAGCTTCAGTAACTAAAGATTCGCTTAATGAATTTCTTAGACCACAGTGTACGCATTCTACCGTTCCGTCCTTGTCAATTTGCTTATATAAATGTCCTTTTTTATTAGTACACTTTGGTTCGTCTGATTCAGTAACTTCTTCTGATGCAGTAACATCTTCTACCTCTACTTCTATTTCAGCTATTTCTTCTTCTGAAACATCTCCAAATATTTTTGAGATAATTGATTCTTTCTGATCTTCTTCTAAACCTTCGAAAGAAGTTAATCCTAATTCATCTAGAATAGCAGCTATTTTACCAACTGATTCTTGTCTTTTTAAATTGTTTTCTTCTCTAAGTTTACTAACAGATTCCTGTTTTCTAATCTCTGTAAACGATTTAAATGAAGAAATTTTATTAACTTGTGCCATTTTTTAATGTTTATTTAATTTAGTTTCGTTATTCTATATATCTCCGTCAAATTTGACTTTCTTAATACTATACTCAAATTTCTCTTGTTTATAAATTTTCTGCCTCGCCTTACTATGTTTATATAAATAGTTATCCCATTCGTCAGTTCTAATGTCATCCACAAAATCGACAATTAATACAGCTTCTTTAGACTCATGCTGCCTTAGACCTCTACCAATTGACTGCCTGATGATCACCTCGGACTTAAATGACTCTGTAAAGAATATATTGTGTATTTTCTTAATGGAAATTCCAGTAGAAAATGTACCATAACTCGCTACAATAACTACTTCATCTCCTGCTTCCATTTTCTTTTTATATTCTTCTCTAATATCTTTATCTGTTCCTCCATCTACATAAAAAACTCTTTTATCTGAGTTTTGGCGGAGCTGTTCGTATATTTTTTTACCATGTTCTATTCTATGAAACAGAACTAGAGAGTTCCTAGGGACCTTGCCAACAACATTACATATAAAATTAAGTCTACCAAAAGAATTAATAATATAATTTTGTTCCAGTTGAAAAACATCCTTCCTATCATACTTATTAAATGCTAATTCTTCAAATGCTTTTTTGGCGGAATCAGGTGCGTAATTCATTTCAATTACTTTTACTTTACATTTAGCGATGTGACCCTGACTCTGTAAAAATGCAGCCTTAACTTCGCTAATTACAGGACCCGTTTGACTCATTAGTGTTAACTTGTCTAAAGATCCATCTTTAGGAATTGTACCCGATAAACCATATTTATATTGTGCACTTGTACATTTTTGTAATATAGTCTTAATAGAATTAGATTTCGCTTTATGAGTTTCATCTACAATAACAGCATCGAACTGTTGAAAATATTCTTTAGGCTTTTTAACTAAGGACTGATATGTACCTATCACTACATTCCTGTCTGACTTTATTTTCTGGCCGGCATATATCTGTTGTATCTTTAGTTTTATTCTATTCTTATTATTGTATTCGTGGAAATCTTCATGGGCCTGAACAACTAGAGAAACATTAGGAACTATAAATAATATCTTTTCGGCCTTTTCTTTTTCTAACATATACGCCACTGTTAAAAAACTAATAAGTGTTTTCCCAGCGGAAGTTGCTAATTCAGCTAAACATCTCCTAAACTTTAGGATATTAAATGCTGTTTCTATTTGATAATCCCTTGGAACAAATTTACTACCCTCAAAAAATTCTAAAGCCCATGCTTCAAATGATTCTGCACCTATGTTTCTATCAAATAGTCTTTGAATTCCATTAAGTTTAAGATCAAACTTATATTCCTTGCAAATGAGCATAACGTATCTCCAAAGACCGGCGGGAATCCACTTATCGTCTTTGATGTATGAAACATATCCGTCCCATATTCCTTTCTTGACTAAAGGATTAAATCTCCAACTATCAATTCTTTTAGTTAAAGATATTTTAATCTGCTCTAGTTCAAGTTCCTCTGCTTCATCAATTCGTAAGAATTGATTATCATCTGTTAGAGTTAAAATCAATTTTCATTTAACTTTTTTTACAGTCTCGAAATATCAAGGCGATTCTTTATTGCAAAGCCCATATTGTCGAGAGTTTTTACTGAGCCTTCAATAAAGGCCTTTTGGCTTTCAAGTAAATCCAAAATCTGTTTATCATCTGAAAGATCTGCGTCGATAAAACGTTCTCTTTGTTTATCCGTTATCTTATAATCAAACTTATAATATTCAATCCATTTCTGTTTATATAACTTGTCTACTGTTCCCTTCTGTGTTCTAATTTTACCAGCGATAGTTGCTAAATTTTCAACTAATATTTGCCTATAACTTAATGTATATGCACTAACATCTTCTAGGTTAATACCTTCTTTTAAGTTTGCAGTAAGTTCTTTAATCTTTAAAGTCCATTCTGATCTTTGGTTTGCTAAATATTCGTCTAATTGTACAATCTTAGATTTGTTAGTTGATTGTTCTGTCATGTGGTGTTTTTTAGAATAATGAGTTATTATTAGTATTCTTCTTAATATAAACTTGACTCTTAAATTTCTTTTTGTATTTAGGAGTTATTTTAATTTCTTTTTCAGCGTGTGATAAATCGGCTGCTGCAAACCCAATAATCATTTTTAGATTTTTGTGTCTTTTTCCATCTTCTTCGAATTGATCTAATTCGTCATTTACCATTTGTACGTAATCGTCTATCATAAGTAATAAGCATCTAGTCGTGAATTACTAAAATACTTATCCATTGTGGATAAACATTTATTTTTTGTTTTCCAAGCAGCGATAACTAGATCGTTTAGATCTTTAATCTTGCTAGGATATTTATCCATCTTTGATTCAGACATAAATTTGTCCCATGTAAATACTTCTTTACCTCTTTTTAATTTTTGCATCATCTTTGATTTTCCTGCTTCGTCATTATCAAACATATATCGTATTGTTGGAATTTCATCTAACTCTTCGGTTGATCTGGTTACAGACGCCAATGCTATAGAGTTAGGCATAAATAAGGCATCTAAAGGTCCTTCGAATACCGTACAGGGCATTTGGAAGTTTGCAGTCATGATACCAAACAAAGTTGATAACTTCTTAGAGGATATAAGCTGTTCATCCTGGAGAGGTATTTCTTTATTCATTTCCTGATATATCTTTTCTATATCGTATGTTAGATATCTTGTGTTTTTACTTTTCCTTAAAGATCTACTTTGAAATCCTATAACCTTACCTTCAGGTGCTAAGTTTAAAACTAAGATTCTTTTATCTCTGGGAGAATACAAGAAGTGATTAAGCTTCTTATGTAAAAACCTGTTCTTTAAATAGAAAAAAGCAGGATCTCCTGGTTCTATCTCTACTAGTTTAAAAACTTCTTTAAGTTCCTTTCTCGTAGGTGATAAATCATATAAGGTTTTAAATACACCATGTTGTAGAGTGTCTACTTCATTAACAGATACTTTGTGTTCTTTAATGTATTCTATAATTGTAATAGAATCTTGAGTATCTTTGAATTTTAGGTGATGATCTTTTAAAAAACCATATAGATCTGAGTGTTGTCCACAATTAAAGCAGTGGAATTGTAACGTTGCCCAATATAGATTACCTCTTTTCTTATGAGTTTCACCATGCGAGTCACCACAATAAGGGCATGCCAGGTTTAAACGACCTGGCATTTCCTTAATCATGTGTTTGTTAGGGTCAGTATGTTCTTTTACACAAACTTGTTTAACTAAACTTCTGACCTTCTGCTTTAAATCTTCTGTGATTTTTTTAGATTCCGATTTCATCTAAGAAAGAATCTAGATCATCGCTATCTGCTGATGCAGTTGAAGATTTTGTTTCTGCTGCCGTTGGAGTCGCTGTCATTGTGTCAGGGAATTCAAAGTTAGCATCATTTCCTGTTACCGGAGCTGCTTCTTTTACTGCTGCTTTTTTAGCAGCTGGCTTCGGTGTAGAAATTACAGAATCCATTGAAGAACCAGGGTTAAGATATTGTCTTAAAATACCATTGACAAAGTCAAGAGTTTCAGCATCCCATTTCTTATATCCATAAGGATCTAAAGATGGCGCTGTATCTAATTCACCTTTAATAGATGTCATAGCTTCTTGGTTTCTTTCAGCTGGTTTTCCATCAATTGCAATAGCTGATCTAGTTGCAGAGAATTTAGACTTATCATAGTTATTATATTCACCTTGGCGAGTAATAATAAGTTCAAAGTTCTTTCCTTCGAATAAATCATAAATCTGAGTTGGTTCACCAAATGCAGGTTTAGTTTCTTCTTCGATCTTCTCTTTAATTTTGTAACCGAATTTAAATACTTTATAAGTACCTTCTAATTCAGGGTTCTGAGGATCTTTCACTACTTTGATAAGTGAGTAATACTGTTCTCTACGCTTAAGCTTGTCGCTCATCTTACGGTCTACTGCTGAATCACTCTTACGAAGTTTGAAGAATGCATCTGCAATTGGACACTTATCTCCTACCGTTGAAGGTGAATCAATAAGTCTTCCATCGCCGTTAGCGTCAGTTAGCCAGTGTACATACTTTTTAACTAATGAATTTCTTGGGTTTGTTGGGTTTGGAACAAAACGAATAAGTGCTTTGTAAGTTCCGTCTTTACCATCATCTGCGGATGGTTTGTAGATCTCATTTGTAGAGCTTGAGCTCTTTGTTTCATGAGTTTCAACGTCTGATACGCTGAGGTTAAAAATGTCAAAATCTGCCATGTCTTTAATTGCTTTAATTTACGTTAATGTCTTTAATCTTTAAAAAACTTTCAATAGTTATACATGCAATTCCTAAAAGGTTTCACAATAATAACTATTCTATATATCCGTATTGCAGGGGGCAGGGGGAAGAATTATAACTCTGAATAGGTTGATCCAGATTCGTCAATCCACTTTGAAGAAGAGTTTGGAAGACGAGCTAAACCAGCCTTTCTTAACATATCTATCATTTCATTTTCTGTTATTCTATGTTGAGTTACCATATCACTTAAAATCTCTTTAAGCTTTAATAGGTGTGCCGGTATTATTTCTCTATCTGTTTGCATATTTTATATATCTTTTTATTTTATGAAACTTTATGGGGAAAAGACAGTATAACTTAAGACTTTAAGCCTCAGTGGTAAATCTATTCCTCAGTGGCCGACATCTTTGCTCTAACGAAGTGAGTTAAAAAGTAAGCGTCAACTAAATCGTCAAAGGGTTTTGGTATTTTTTTAGAAGGTCCAATTTCTTTCACACAAAAATCTAAAAGAGGATGTTCTGCTAAAATTTGATCTCCTAATACATTACTTAAAAAGGCATCCCATAATTGAGACTTATTCATGTTTCCTTTTCCAGCGTGTTTCTTAATTGTAGTGGGAGCAATGGTTTGAATATCTAAGATTTCAAGTTGACTTAGCATTCTTTCTTTAAGTATCGCAGCTCCTGCAGCCATATCTATAATATTATTAGTTCCCATTTTAGAACCGAAAGAAGTTCCTTCAAAAGAAATAATATATTGCTTCTTTGTTTTTGTAATATCCGTTATTAAATTAATAATGTCATCTGCGGTTTTAGCGTATCTCTTTATCTTTGCTAATTCAACGCTTGAATAATCTTCACCATGTTTTCCCCAGTCAGGTTGATTAATAAGAGTAACTCCCTTTAAATGAGATATGTCTTCTTGCCAAGCTCTTTCTTTCTTGGTTCCTTGACCTTCTTTAATATAAGATATGAAATGATATTCGTTAGTTTCTTCTTGGTATATAAAAATACCTGGAGAATTTAATGAAAAGTCTACTGATACGTAATTCAAATTAGAATGATTTTCCGATAGCCGCACCTAATCCAGCGCCAACTAATCTTGAGGTTAATAAATCGTAAAAAATACCTTTCTGAATTCCTAGAACTTTAGCAACTGTTTTACCAATTGTTTTACCTAGAGCAAATCCTGTAAGGCCACCAAATATAGAACCTAAGAAACCTTCATTTGTTAATTCCTCATTAAATCTTTCAAAATCAAACGTTCCATCTTCATTTGCATACTGTCTAGTAAATTCTTCTAAAGCAGCATCTACTTTTTGCTCTAATTCATCAGTCCATTCTGACTGCAGAGATTCTTCTAAAAGGGTAATTTCCTCTTTAGTTATATTCTCTTCGCTTAAGTATTCAAAAAATGTTTTCATTATATTGGTCTATATTGTTATGGATTATATATCTCGTTTATTTACCGTCTATCTCTGAGATAATATTAAACTTATTATAATAGAAGTTAAGTGTAAATGTAGAAAAATCAGCAACATTACTTGACATGTTTAACTCTAATTCAGAAATAGAATTAAGAATAGGCTTTTCAAAAACTGCACTCATTAAATGTATACCTTCTGCATCCATTATTTGAAGTTTTAGATCGTTAATAAAAGGGTCTCTAACTTGTTTTGAATAATAATATAATAAAGTATCTTGCATTATCCAATAATTAATATACCCGTCTAATAGCTGTAACTCTATAGAGAATTGTCTTTCAACTGTATTTTGAATAGGAATAGACCCTCTATGGTATGTGATAGTTCCGTCGTTAGGCGATTGCTGTATTGGATCAAAATTAATTCCAGGTAAACTTAAACCCTGTATTGAATAATTGACAAAATCAATAGGTTCTTCTATTATGTTGCCTGGCATTTTACCCAAATAAGATCTATATTTGTCAGCTACTTCCTTCGGAATAAATGTCCTAGGAAATTTAAAGTTAAATAAGTTATTTCTACTATTTAATATCATTATACTATTTCTACTTTTCCATGATACAATAAGGACTCTGTTTCTCCATTCTTTATATTAATATAGAATTTGTCTTCGAACTTATTTGCATCTGTTTTATCAAATCTTACAGCTGTGCCTTTAGGTATTTTAAAGAATACTTCTCCTAATCCTAAATCTATATTAGGAAATGAAGGATCATGTACTATTCTCTGTTCTATAGATCCGCTTTTAATAATTAAAATTATATTTTCAGCGCTTACTAATGAAACCGCTTTTTTATCGTCACCATCGGGCTGAGCAATATTAAATTTCACGAAGTTATCAGATACTTTAGATAATTTAATGCTAGCTTTACCTTCTTCAAAAAACTTAATGTTATCTAATTCTTCAGATTCTGTTAAATCTGTTGTAACGTTTGTAGCAGATGCTAATATACCATAAGTATCTAACGCAACTGGAACATATTTAGTTTCTCCAACGCTCGGTCTAATTGAATTAACAAATTGATTTAATTCTCTATTTACTGTAGTGTTAGGTAGTTTATTATAGATAATAGTAGGATCTACGTTTCTTAGATTAATCTTTTCCATACGAGTACCGTATTTCTTAGGATTATATGATGTCATAGTAGCAACCTTAATAATCTGTGTATTATCGGTTTCATTATACATTCTCATAGTATGTCTAATATAAAATGAACTTGCAATATCAGAATTAAATATGATAGGTCTAAATGGTATCGGAGCTTCATAATTTGCGGTTTGAGTAAATGTCATAGAAGATGTGTCTAAGAAATCTAAACCTATTTGTTCACTAACTTCTATGTCATGGAATATTATGATATCATCACTTGATGTTTGTATTCTTCCATTTATATAGTTTTCAAAACCTTGCCTAGATCCGTCCTTGGTCCCATATATTTGAAAATAATCCATATCTTCTACTTCCTCGACGTTTGCTGCAATATCTACATATTCGTCTTCCATTGCGACTGTAACATCAATAGTGTCTTCTACATTGATGTATTCTACATCTCCTTCTTCAGTTAAAGTGTTTATTAATTTTAAACTTATTTCATAGTTAGTAGAATCTAATATTGCATCTTCGTTTTCTCCAAAGAATGCATCGTGAAAATCTTTATTCTTAGTTGAAACATCAAAATAAATTAAAGAAGGTACTTTAATTTGTATGTATTTAGAATATGAAGTATCTCCTAATACAAATGAATTAGGATTACTAATTTCAAAATTAGAATGATTTAAATACACAATAGATGTGAAATAATTATAGACTCCTGATTCTCTTTTTGCTTTTACCTGAAACATAAAACCTTCTTTACCTCTAGCTGCAAATGAAAATCCTGTCTTTAAGTGTAATCTTATAGTGTCATACCATACATCACTTACTATACTATCATCTACGTTTGCAAGAGAAGAGTCTGTTCCATTCCATGATGAACTATCTAAATATGCTAAATCATTTTTTAGTAAAGCCCATTTGCCATCATATTCTGAAGGAACTCCATAATATCTTCCAACTTCACCTGTTGCAGTTTTAATACTATTTCCAGTTTCTTGTTCTGGTTCTGCAAATAAAGGATTAGCTCTATTTCCTACGTTTATTTCTCCACCTCTAGCACTATCTCCAGCCATATTTTCATATGAATATTCAAATCTTCCATTAGTTCCTGGAGTATATATGTATGTGTTACCAATTAATTGGGTAGTTGAACCATCTATTGTGAATCCAGCTATATTGTCTATCGTAGAATCAGATAGGTTAAATTTATAAGTTTTGCCGTTTTTAAGAACTAATTGCCTAGACGCAAAATCATTAATAAAAACATAACCATCTTGTATCTTTACACTGAAGTTAACAACATCTGCTCCTAATTCATGAATTAAGAATCTAGAGGCTGAATCGTTAGATGCCTCTGTGTTTAAAAATTTAAATTGACTTCCGTTGTCGTCGTTTTCTATCTTAGCATCATCTACATAATCAACATTTTGATCATGATACATGAACTCCATTAGAATGTCGTCATCTAGTCTTAAGAATTTGGATGATTGTGCCATTGTTTATTTATTATTTTAAAATCTAAGAAATTTAGGGGACCAGTATACTCCTATACCAATTGATGGACCAGTACTTATAACTTGATTGTTATTCAAGTTAAGTCCATATTGAAATCCAACACCAATAGACCACCCTGCTTTTTTCTCATATTTATTATTTAATCTATCGTTAACTAAGTTTATATTTTCTATATTAGTGAACGTTACTCCTTTATATGGAGTTGTAATTTTAAGTCTGTCAAATCCTTCTTCATTAATGATGGCAGCACTTAAACCTATTCCCTGTATAATATCAAATCTAGAAGAGAATAAATTATAATTAGTGCTATCCTTTAAAAGAGATATACTTCCTTGAAATCTTCTCCAGTTATATTTATCAAACTCCCACTTATCGTTTACGTCAACTGTTATCGTATCTATATTATTTATAGAATCCGTATCAACGGTTACAACTCCATTTGCGTTTATTATAGAATCTTTTACGTTTAAAGTTGTTGAAAGTAAACTATTAACATTCTCTAATTCGTTATTAATATTTAATTGATTAGCATATTTAGAAACTAGTTTCTTATTACTTTCAGTTAGGGTGTTTACATCATACTCAAAGGATCTTATACTAGAAACTAATTCTTTATTTTTATTCTTTTCAATTATAATAGTATCTTGCGTGGCTTTATAGTTATTAAGGTTTCTATCAGATACCTTCTGAACTTGTATAATTTCTCTTTTTAAGTTTTGGTTAGAGTTACATTGTTGTAAAAGACAAAACAACAAAATCGCAAGTCCTCCGAAAAGAATTACGTTTTTGTAAAGTTTATATGTGTTTATTATATTCATATCTTTATTTTAATCACATCTCAGCATTCCTCCTAGGGAAACCGATGCACCGGAACTTGGAGTTGTTATTATTACACTACCGATCGCTGCACAGAATGTTTGTGAAGGTCCATTTACCAGGATCGTATCAAACTGTATAACACCGTTACAATCTTCATAAGAGTAAAGTGATGAGGAATTAGTCCCGGCTGTCACCACATGTGACTCACATAGACTAGGGCATGTAGCTGTTGTTAAAGAACCAGTATACGTAATTTGCGTAGAATTACCCGCTGAATGCTGTATTACAAGATCGTTAGTGGTATATCCCATGCCTAATTGCGAACATGCTGTCACTGATTGGATATCAATTGTTCCTATTCCAGTATTAATGTTAGGTGGATTTACGGTTGCAGTATACCTAGTTCCATTTCCAGTGTTTTGGGAAGTACCTGAAATTACAATAGGAGTTTGAGTAGCATCGTTTGTTATATACTGTACCTGGTCGCTACCGTTTCCCGCTCCAAAGGAATAATCATCCAAATTAAAGGTAGACCCTCCTTGTATTTGAAGTGCTGAAGTAGGTGGATTATAGTTCTGTACGCACACTGATGGATCGTATCCCATTCCAGCCGGCTGTCTATTCCATGCTGAAGAACTGTAATCCGGACTTCCACCGCCATTATATATACCGTTGTCAGTGTCAGGATCTAAATAATCTTCGGTTCCATCTTGTATCTTATCACTCCACCATGCAGTTCTAAATTTAATAGTAGAACCAGGATTATTATCTAAATAAGAATATATGTCGTTTGAAACTGAAGGTGATACTAGGATTTTAAATTCAACCCTCTGATATCTTCTAAATTCAGTATCATTCTGTCCAGTATACCAATAATCCCAATCTTCTCCAGATAATACACCTGTCCCTGGGTTTTCCCATCCTCCGCTATACATCTTTTCTATGGTACCACCGGGACCGCTTATTGTCGGACCAACTTGTGTACCTATTGTTGCAGCCGTATTCCAGTGATTAGTACCCTCTGTATAGTTATATGGCATTGAATATTGTGGAAAGTCAGTTGTCGGGTCTATTGTTAAACTATCATAGAGGTCTTCTATTATACCTTTGTTCCATCTTGTAATTATAGGAACTTGAACCATCGCAACAGTTTGACCTATATCATTATAAATGTCTAAAAAGACCTCTGCTGGCCATGTCCATCTTCCCTGTTGATCATATAATTCTCCGCTTGTTAATGCGTTTGCTGTGGTAGAATTAGCCTGCTCATAAAGTGAAGGCCATACGGGCTCAAATTGACCAGGGCTTCCCGATATTGGACGTACTATTGCGCCGTCTGATGTATTAGTAGCCCAATCGCCATATCCTCCTCTACCTCCTGTTAGTGTTAAACTAAATCTGTTGTTCGGCGGAGGAGCAGAATTAGAAGGACTGTTTGATTGATTCATAGGACTATAGTGCCAACTCTCTTCTTCAGGATCTTCTACTTTAGGCAATCTATAAAAATAACGAGGAGTACCATACCAGCTATTTCCTCCTTTTTCCCATGAGCTTCCAGTTGCAACTATATGTGCAGATGGATCTGTTATATTTAAAGCCACCGGATCTATTCCCATACTGGACTGTCCGGGAGAAACTGTATAAAAGTTGTTTTGATAACTAAAAATCTGACCTTCGTAATATGAACTAGTTGAACTTGGATTAAATTCTCCTACGTAATTCCATGCAGATGTAGTAGATGTATTTCCATTCCATCTTTCTGACCAGTCAGTAAACCATGAATAAGATTCTGCTTCTCTTTCAGTATTGCAATTAGGTGGTGATTCTGGAGAAGGATTTGATGACCATGAGGTATCTTTACCTCTAGCTGTTAATCTTAAGTCAAATATATTAACTTGGCCGTATTCGAGTTGAACATCTGACGTACTTCCTGCTGACCATGTTCCTGTTGTAGTATTTTTAATTTCTCTACCTGCTGATTGAAGTGGCTGTCCAACGATAATCGAATTACCTTGATATCCATTAGCATCTACTAAATTTATTTCTCTCCATCTATCTGCTCCTGCTTCATCTGGTGAATTAGGAAATACTGCATCGTTATATGTTGTGCTATTGTTATCTAATAATTTAGAATACATGGCAGGGAATGTAAGAGGAGCAGGGCCTGTAACATTATAATATAAATCAGATGCTCCTAAATATATTAATTGAGGAGTTTTAACAACCGCATACTCAGTTGTTGCATAATTAGAATTAGTTGAAGTCTCACTTACCCATGCCTCTGTAGAATCAACAGTTATATCATATTCAATTGAATTCGCGTCTTGAGAGAAAGTAAATAGACCTCCTCCTATAAAATTAGGTCTTGATGCACCACTTAGTGATGTTATTTGGCCTACGTTTGTTGTAAAATTAAATGAAAAGGAATTTAAATTAGGAACAGTGTAGTTTATATTACTATTTTTCCAAGTTTGACCATTACATAAATACCATCCCTCATATTGCGTACCTGCAACTCCTCTTCCAACTACAATATCTATCGTACTTGGATCACTATTTAAATTTATTGTTTGATTCTGTGTAAAGTTACTAACATCAATATATGTGTCATAATGAAAAGATATTATTGTTCCTATGGGAACACTTGCACCTATTTCAGATGCTTCCTTAAAACCTATCGTTCCAGTATTGTCTAATGCCACCGCAATCTTATCTACATCTGGGTTAGTGTTAGTTGTTCCACCTACGTAAGAGTTATTAATTTTAAAAATACTACCTGTAAATATTGCATCGTTAGTAGAAAGAAATGATCCTGTAAATTTTACACCGTTAATAGCGTCCATTGACATCATCTCATTATCATTGACATCGTTGATTATGTACGTATCTGCATTCCATCTATATTCTCCTGCCGCTACACTAGATGCAAATTTAAATTCTAGAACAGACTGTTCGCCAATTGAACTTAAAGCAGGATAATTAGTCAATGCTATGTCTAAATACTTATCTGTTCCTTTTTCAGATATTAATCTAATGTTAGAATCATGATAATTTGAATTCTTATTAATTAATAAAACGCTATTTAGATACCCCGATATTAAATTTAAATCATTATACTCATCATCATTACTTGCATAACCTAATAATACGTTAGTTGGAGGGAAATTCACCTGTGTTGCTGGACCTGCCAGCTCATGTTCAGGTACTATAGTTTTAATATTAAGAGCTCCATTGTACCATATTGCTCCGTCTTTCCATTTTGAATTATTAGAAGCGTCAGCAGGTCCTTGAAAACCCTGAGGACCGTCAATACCCTGAGGACCATCGTCACCAGTTGCACCCTGAAATCCCGTTTCACCAATAGAACCAGTGGCTCCCATTGGTCCACCGCCATTAGCAACTAACTGATCAAAGTTATAATTAACTTTATCCAGTTTTTCCTGTTGTGTATCAGATTGTAGAATCTGCTTTAAATTAATAGGTATTGGCATTACTTAAATCTTTATTTATTTAGTATATATCTTTAATTTCTAGAACTAATTATTACTGGACCTTTTCCTCTAGCTCTTCAACATTATGGCATAAAATACCGTCTGCAATATAAACATCTTCATTTTCAACATCAATAGAATATGTGTTAACCGTTTTGTGAATAGTTTCATTAGAGTTAACTCTTGTCCATTTTTCATTAACATATATCATGTCGGTCGTATCAATATAAAGAGCCTGTTTAAAGAATATTTCTCCATCTGGTCTTTTTATTAATATAGGGTGTTCGTTTGTTATTTTAGTTAATCCGTTATTAATATCTTGATAGTTCTTATAAGTTCCTTTTATTATTCTGACTATTTTAGCAGATGACTTAGGAGCCCTGAATTCCATCGCATTAGTTTTAAAATTTCTCCATTCACCACTATCGCTTAATCCTTTTATATCAAACGAATCTAATACATCTCCTACTTTTAAGTTTTCAACTAATTTAGTAGTTCCATTTGCCATACTAATTACAGTACCTTCAACGTGACATGGATCAATGGAAATTCCTATAGTAGTATCGCTAGCGAGTTCATTCAATGTACCACTATAATCAAAATCTAAGTCCAATATTTCACTAGGCTCTTCTATTGGCGTCATGATACTTAGTGATACATAATTGTCACCTGGGTTGAAACTTACACTAGCCCAATTCATGCTGTTGCTAGGATCCTCTATAGTAAAATTAGAAGAACTAAGCTGGGATGGAGATATGCCACTAAGCGTAAAATAAACATTTCCATTACCTCCTCCACCGAAATAATTAAGTGTATTATTGGTATTTCCGTCATCCCAGTCAAATATAACACCGGATGGACTTCCTCCCGAGCATTCTGTCGGATTAGTGGCAGTTGCTTGACTATTTGAATCAATAGCTTTATAATGTTCACCTGTATATCCTGATGTACCAGAGTCTCCAGTCCAGTCGGCTATTTTTATCGAGATGTTTGTTCCTGGAATAAAGGTATCTGATTTTAATAATGTAAGTGGATATTTTCCAAGATTAGCGATTGAACTATAAAGAACTGTGTTAGAACTCTGGTCTTGTCTTACGTATATTTGGTTTGACAACCATGACGAAACTCTACCTTCATTCTCGGCATTTGAATTAGATGCACCTAAATTCGTTACGCGCCATGATCCAGGGTTTTCTCCTAATTCAAACATATCAGAAGAATAAAATATATCATTACCTGAAGTTGCATCACATGCCGTAGTAGCACCTATTCCAAGAGAAAGGTCTCCACTCGACCATTGTACAAATCTAGATTTTATAACATCTCCTTTAAATTCATTATCATTTGCTGACCAATATTTTCTCCATGCCATATATAATCCAGAATCTATTGTTAACATACCACCGAAGCCAAAATTAACCAGATACGTATCCGTATTTGGTACACTCCTATACCAACCATCAGTTAATTGATCTATGGTATTATTTCCATCATTACGTTTCCATATATGTGAAGTATTTTCATAATCTTTAAAATCACTAGAAGATCCCACGACATCTGGATGATTGTCTATTTTATTAGAAATAAATACTTTTTCCAAAGAAGTGCCGGCTGGCCATCCAGTAAACCCGGTTACATCTGCCTCTGTCATTGTTACAGGAGGGAGCAGTCCGTTATTAGAAATACCAATGCTAGAATACGTACCGTCAACTCCATTTACACTTTCAGAATACATCATCCAGCATTCTTTAGGCTCTGTTTCTAAAGCGTCATCTGAAGATATCCCAACACCATTAATATATTTTCTTGCATAGCCCCATCCATTCTGTCCACCAGATTCTCTAGCTAACCATCCGTCTGCTAATTCCTGTCCGTTTGAATAGCATCTTACATTACCATTTGCAAAATTATTATCGTTATTCCAATAAGCATCTAATTGAGCTCCATCACTTGGAGCACCGTCTGCCGTCCATTGTATTGTTTCTGGGTTTAATGTAGTTGCATATTGCATTGCAATATCTATGTTAGTGCTGTACGTGCCTGGTGCGATAGTATTTGAATCCATAGATCCTGTCATCGCGTGATATTGTAATTGTATATTAGAAGAGCTGGTAGAGGCGGCGGCCGTACTCCACTTATAATCATATTCTTTCAAATAAATTATACTAATTTGTTCTCCCATTATGATATGCTCAGAAGGCGCAAACTGTATATTTTCATTGTCATATATTCTTACATCTTCTGTACTATTATCAAAAGAATGTGATATGACATTAGGGTTTAATCCAGAACCATCGAGACCCAATGCACTAACTCCTCCTGAAAAAAGTATATTACCATTATATGTGGCTAAGCTACCTCCACTTGTACTGCCTGATAAATCTCCCGTTAAACCTGCTATATTAGTAATAGCCCAGTCAAACCCGTTTAAGTTAGGTGTATCGTATGCTACGATTCCTCCATCACCCCATGTTTCTCCATTACATAAGTACCATCCTGCATAAAGCCCGGTTGGTTTACCTGATCCGAAGTTTGTTTTAATTACTTCATCTCCGTCTACAATTAACATAGGCCCTGTCTCGGCATCCGATAGATTAAAGTTCTCTTCACCAAAGAAGGTATCACTGGGTATTCTTATTATAGATCCCACGGGGAATACTTGAAACATGTTAAAAACATCTTCCCATTCAACTCTTCCCTGTGTGTCGTGTGATTTTAGTAATTTATTTAAACTTGGAGAGTGATTAGAATACTTTATCTCCCCTACTTTAAATTCTATTACACTACCCGGCGAGGTTGCATCTACATTAAGTTCATACGGAATTACGGATTCGGCACCTAATACGTTTTGAATGGTTCCATTAAAATAAAACCTATTGTCTCTATCAAATTTTATAGCAAATTTATTATTTACGTGATCAGCATTGATATCCGGAGTAAATGTTAAAACAGGAAATTCAATATTATTACTATCTTCTTCTATTTTTAATCCAATATTATATGACTTATCGAGATGTTTATCTTCTGCAAATATGATAGAATTCTGAGGAGATGGAGTGGGGTTATTGGGGCTTGAACCGGTTGAAGCTTCTGTTATAATATTTAATGTTCCGCTCTTCGAAGCACTGACAGGCTCTGTTGATAATTCACCATAATAAGGACTTATTAATTCCCCATTGCTATCTAAATGAGCCGATGCACCAATTGCTAATGTAACCGTTCCACTCTGATTAACAGCAACGGAAGGATATATTACCCTTTGTGTTGGATTATTATCATCTGTTATCTCTTGTGATTTCCAAGTTCCACTTGACTCTGGTCCTATCATACCCTGTGTTCCACGTGGTCCCTCAGTTCCTTGTAGACCGTCTTCACCCTTATCACCATCTTCACCATTTGGTCCTTCAATTCCTACAGGGCCACTTGGCCCTCCGTTTTTCATTAGTCTAAAATTAAAATTAATTTTATCAATTTTATCCTTTGACCACCATTCACTACTGTTAGGATCTAGATCACTCTTAAAAAGTTCTTTGATTCTTATGTTCATTTTTATGCAATTATTTTAGAATGGACCCTCAAATTATATCGATACCCTGGTTTTTTATTATATATTAATCTGAAATTTAAAGGCTTTTCAGCGAAACTTCTGATTTCAAAATTAGTAAGTTCAAAAAACCCATCAGATGTAATATCTTCTATATTAGTTACGCTTTCCAATTCACTATATTTAGATTGATTTATATCATCACTTGGAAGATACCCTGCTATTTCAGTTCCATATACCTTTATTTGATCTATTATAAATCTAGGTATAATGTTTTCTTCAATGTATATTGTTGAATCATCTTCCAATGTTGTTTTATCTCCATACGAATATTCAGAAGTAGCGTACCTTGAATAATACGCAGTTATATTTTCTTCTTTTAATTTTCTTACAATAGAATTAGCGATGTAGAAGTCAATGTGAATTTTTTGAGAATCTTCAAAAATATAAGCACCATCATCTTCTCTTTCATCATATCTAATTACATCTAACGCTTGAAGAGATCTTACTCTTTTTAAATTGTATGAAGTTATATCATATTCATTTTTAACTTTCATTATTGTAGATGCAAAGAAAGATCTTTCTTCTATAGGGCTTAATGTTCCATGGACTTCCTTTGATCTATTTGTTCCACCAAAGGACCTTGTATAATAGTCTTTAGCATATTTACTCTTAAATAGGTTTAAATCTTTTTTATCTATTGCTATTTCTCCAATTAATGGATATAGGGGTAGTTTATCTGATTCTTGACTTAGTTTAATAACCTTCGGCTGTAATTCATTTACTTTATGAAAGAAAAAGTTATTGATAATTCCGTAATTTTCATCAACTCCTAAATTAGAATTAAACATACAATTTACTCCTATCAGTCTGTTGTATTTTTTCAACCTGTTCTCTTGCTCTTCATTAAAAGAATCTAAGGTATTTCTAAATTTATAATTGCCATAGGGAGATGAAAAAGTTACAACATCTTTAAATAAAGGATCATAGCTACCGTTCATTCTTTTAAGAGTAGTGTAATATCCACCATCTTCTCTTGCAACCAGATTATAACCTATATTATCATTATTTAATTTAAATGCCTTAGGTTTATCATCATCTATTTCTATGTCTAAAATTGAGGTTTTTACAAACTCAACACCGCTTTGTATTTCTAAACAAAACTGACCTGACTCTATATCTCCATTCTCTAGAATAGTAGTATACGTTATATCTCTATGTGTATTAATTCTATCTGCAAATCCAAATGAAGAAACGTCTTGTAATGCATTATCCCATGCCTTTTTACCACCGTTATAATATTTAAGAGGTATAATGTTAGGAATCGTAGTTGGATCGTCATAGGGTACATCTAAATCCTGATAATATTCTCCAGTCTGCTGATTTAATACCCATAGGTAAGGAAGACCTTTAACTATTATTTGTGAATCGTCTATCACCGAAACAACCTGTAAAGAATAAGTTTCATTTCCACTTTCAAATAATATATATGAATATTGCTCATCTATTTTAAAAATGTCTTGTGTAAATTTAGGTGTATTTTCGCCAACTGATTGCACCGAAGCTTCCACTATCGTTGTAATTTCAGGATCTTCAGTATTCCATACTGTTACTGAGCTACCTCCAAACTCTAAGAAACCTCTAATATTACTATCAAGTATTTCTCCTTCATTTAAAAGGTCATTTAAATTATATAACAAATATCTGTCTAATTGTGATATATCATTTGTAGGAACTTGTAAATTTATAAGAATGCTAATAGTTTTAAATTTATTATTTCTTACAACCTCTATATCTACTCCCGTGTTGTTTATTTCGTCGTTAGAAGTATAGTTAAGTATTGTTGCAACTTTAAAATCATTTACATCAGACGAAGATTTAAAAGATATCGGGCTAGTCGATAAAAATTCAGTTCTATCTTTATAAATATATCTTAATCCTTTAAAAACTGTAGATGAAAAATTAACAGAATCTCCACCTTGCATTTTAGTGTACATTTTAAGTGGGGTTGAATTAACCCATTCACCGGGTTCAATTGTCGCTAGACCTGAGCTATCATTTTGATGAGCACCTGTATAGTTTAATATAGTTGAAAAATAATCAAAGTCAGTGCTTTTTAAATTTGCGACTAATTCTGAATAAGGCTTTTCGTACCCTTCATAGACATAATCCATAAGTAATGGAATACTGCTAGGTTCTAATAAATATGTAGGAATATTATGTATATAGAAGTGTTCCATATTTAGTTTTTCAGCTGATCTTTCTGAAAGTTTAGTAATATCAGCTGATAAATTATTTACACCGAATGCTTCATTGGTGTTTAGGATGTATGATAAATTTCTAGAGTTAGTAGAATCTTTTAAATTAAATTTACATATAGTAGGTACGACTCTTGAATTAACACTCGTCTCCTTTAATGAGTTCTCCTTTAACCTATCATATTCATTAATGATTTCTGTATCTATAAAATCACTTTCAACTATATCATCTCTAATAATACTAGATAAAGATTTAAACTTAAATAATTGACTATTACCAGGACCCGGTTTAAATATAAAATCTTCATAGATATCAGCAACGTTAGACTGGTTGAAAAAATAATTAGCAGATGCTAAATCCTTCGTGATTATTTTAGTAAAGAACATCGTACCCATTGATGTATAGATTACATCTTTTACCTCTGTCCATTCCTGTTCACCAGGATTACCTACCGTATCGACCTTTACAAAGTCTCCTTTTTTAATAAATTCACTAACGTCTATATCATGTATTAATATATAAGGATCTGCTCCAGGAAAAGGTTGGTCATTGGCTTCGAGGACGTAAATGGAAGAAACATTTGCTACTCCAAACGAAGCTTCATCATTCTTATATTGCATGCTCTCTAAAACTAAAAAGTCTATTTTAGAATTTGAAGTATCGTAGAAATCAAAATTAAAATCCTTGAAATCATACGCTGAAAACTTTCCAAAGGGAGTATCATAGGTTTCATAACTTGTAATCACATTGTCCATTGAAAAAACCACCGGTTTTTGAAAAATAACTCTAAAGTTTTCTGAATAAGGATCTTTTATTATTTCTATAATCCTAACATAGTTATCCTTATTAAGTTCTTTAATAAAATACCCTACCTGTAGGTTTCCTATTTCGTTAGGGGATATTAATACACCCTGATTAACAGAACATCCACCAATCATAGTGTAAATTTCATAGTCTCCTAATTGCAATCCACCCGTAACAGTTCCACCTTCACTTATAAAGTCGTTATACTTATTTGAAAATGCAAGATTTGCGTCGGTTGAACTTTGCATATCGATAAAGGGGTTCGGATTAGATGAACTAATACCAAATACAGTTGTATTCTTATTCCTTCCCTGTGAGTAGTCATCTATGATCACCCTGTTCTTTATAGAGCTAGCATTATACGGTATAACTTCTGCATTTCTAATCGCCGCTGCAAGTGCTGCTGCTATTTGAGAAGTATTACCTATTGCAGAATATCTATTTTCTTGAAATGTTCCAATTGGAAGAGAAGTGTCTGCGATTAAAACAAAATCACCCAAATTAAAGTTTTCAATACTTATCTCGAGCAAGTCTCCTAAAAATACTTTATCATTATCAGAAGGCTGGTCTATTATATTTAATTCTATAAAACCATTAAATGGTGTTTTGTTTATTACGGGGGTGTTAAACTCTGTTTGTTTTTTATTTACAAAAATAGAAGAGTCTCCATTATATGATGTTAGTATTTGGTTTTTTTCTATTCTAGTCTTTCTAAATCTATTTAAAACGTTATGATATTTATTATTAATATCTTTTACCCATCCAAGAATCGGCTGGGTGTAATCCTTTATAGATGGTAATTTATCTAATTCGTCAGACGATGAATTGCTTATATCTAAATTTAAGTGTCCTATTGAATTTACAGAATTGACAACTACAGTTCCTTCTTGATGTTCATCTACGAAAATTCCAAAATATCTATAAACATTATAGTCGTCGGCTTCATTATCGTCAAATAAAAATTCTAAATTAATTATATTGTGAGAAACAATTCCGTTTCTTTCAAAGCTAGTTGTTAATGTATTATTAGCTAAAATTTCGGGAAGGTCTTCTTTAACGTAATCATCATCTATATAATCTGACTTTTCAACAAAGCCACCTAACATTACGTCTATTCCGTTAAAGGAAGTAGGATCATCCAGTTCAAAATTAAAATCAATATGCGACTTAGGAATTAAGGGATTAGATACGTGACTATTTAGATATCTCCCTAGCTTAGAGTTATTAGTCATATCATACGATTTTATTAAAGTCGCATTAGATAACATTTCTTGAATTCTAGAATTTTGACTAGGATCATCTTCTAAAGATTTTTCTTTAAAATCTACATCTTTAATTCTATAAATTATAAATTTTTCAGGAACACTTTCTTCTAACCATATTGGAGCAAATATTCTATATTGCTCGTCATAGGCCTTTGTATAATTGAATGAAGCTCCGTAATTATATAGGTTTTCATATTGTGTAGAATAGTCTTTAGAAACACTTAGATCTGTAAATTCCCTACCGACCTGATATCTTTCATCTTTACTTAATCTTCCGTAAAACTGAGCAACGTCCCTACAATATTCACCTGAACTAGAAATAGGATATTTCTGATATTCATACTGCGATAGAGTTCTATTTGCCTTGATTGAGCTTAAATAGATATCTCCCTCTTCGTCAGTAATTAATTTGACATTAGAAGTTAACTTGGGGTTAGTTCTTAATAGGGCAAAGGACTTATCCTTATACGAAATACCTTCTGCTTGTGTGTTAATCGTTATCGCCATTTATAAATAGACTCTATTTTTGTTAGAGTATATATCTTGCTTAGTTACAGCGAGATATTACCTATATGGACGAGCATCGAAATCGTATAATCTAGATGAACTAAAATCATTATATCCACTGAAGAATCTTCTTCTATTCCACCACCAGTTTCCGGAACCAAGGGAGTTTCTATAATTACTCAGCATCACTTTGTTGATACTATTTTTATTTGTTCCAACTGCTCTATATTTAGCGTAAACTTCTACATCGAAGCTAAATTCAGTTTTATAAGAATCTATGATGTCTAGCCCTATTTTCTTTGAATATGTTAAATTGGTAAATGCATTTCCATATATTCCAGCAACTCTACCTTTACCGGTTTCACTCTCTCCAAAATAATCTGTCATTCTATATTGGAATACCATATCAACTGACACTGCATTTTGACTTCCACCTTCAATTAATTTTTTACCATACTTGTTAGGTCCATCTACCGATAGACTAGTTTGGTTTATAGGTGAAAGGTATAAGAAAGAACCACATGAAAGACCACCTAATAAAAATTGATCATCTTCCGTAAATGAGTTTTTTAAAGACTTTTTACCAATTACATTACCTTGTTCATCTATTGGTCCAGATTCACCGTCACTTCTAAATGTAATTGTCAGCGGTTGATATGCTGTTTGAATTTTTCCATTCTTATCGTTAGATCTTTTAATAGCATATTTCGGCATCGATACAATTCCCGTTGAAACTATATCCTTTGTATTTAAACCTATGTCAGACTGAAGTAGCGGGTGTGATTTATGAAGAAAAAGACCTGAATCATACTTAGCAGCCGTTATTTGAGAAACAGAAACTGTATCAGCTGAGTTCGGAAGAATAGCTTCAGGAACGTTCGGATCAGATTGGAATCCGTTTTCATCTTCATTCTGCACACCCTGTCCATTATTATTCCATGTTCCATTCCATATAAAATCACCAGCTCCGTTTAAATTACTAGGTAAATCTTGATGTGGTTGTATTTTAAAGTCTGTAAAATCTCTTAAATGAGTTCTATCAGAAATTGATCCAATTCCAGAATTCGTGACTGTTGCAAATGTTAATCCATATTCTGCGCTACTTACTCCTGTTAAGTTTGAATCCCTAGACAAGTCAGTATCAGGATCTATAATCGAATAAAGATCAGCGTTATTAGCTATATTTCTAAATCTAGAATAAATAAACTGTCCATTTAATTGAGATGATTGGTCTGGCGCAACAGAAAAATGATTGTATGAATTTCCATCACCTGTAAGATTTTGATAAACAACAGGGACTAAATCATACTGAGCCTCTGTCATATAATATGTATCATTTGCTATTTTAACATCAGGTGTTGTAGTTCCAGTTGGTTGTTTATTACCAGTTTCTAAATTAATAATACCTAGGCCATATTCTTGTTGTGATGAAGAAACATAAGCAGGTTGTTTAAGATTTCCATTAATTCTTGCACATAATTCTAGATCAGATGCCTTAGTATTATGAAGTTCTACTCTATAATTTTTAGTAACAATATATCCTTTAGTTTCATCATCTGGTTTTTCATCTACATAATATCCTGCGAATATTTTAGCAGTTGAATTATTTTTAACTAGCGTTACTTCACCTTCTTCGTCAATAATTTTAATTTGTAATTCTCCAACGGCACCTTCAACCTTAGCTTGTAGTCTTTCTAATTGATTCTGTAATTCCAATAATTTATCATATACGCTAATAGGATTCTGTTCTCCTGTTAAAAAACCAGATGCTAGTGATTCTGCGGCATGGGCATAATAAGTATCTCCTGCCGTAAATCCACTATCAAGGTGTGTAAATAATCCTTGTGATTCTAAATCATCATTTATTTCAACCTTAACATTATCTAAATCATTTTGGTTTACTAGGCTATTTGCTCCGTCTGTAGATATTTCTCCTTCAGGAAAAGGAATAGTAATAATATCTGACCATTCTGACTCTACTGGGGTTTGTGGGAAACCTGCTTCAGAAACAGATTTAATCATCATTTCTATTTTTTCACCAGGCTGAATAGATAAATCTATTGAGTTAAAATTAATAGCCTGTGAATCTTCTTCAGATTCTAGAATCCATCTATATCCACCATCTGCTTGCTTTTCTCTTTTTCTAATAGGACCTTTAACTTCGACCCAGTTTGAAAATGCAGCAGTTTTTTTATTAAATTTGATTTGCTCTATTACAGATGTTTTACCCGTTGAGGAAACGTATCTATATCTAGCAATAAACTGAACTACTTCTTGTGAAATTTCATCACCAACTTTCTTTGGCTCCGGAATAGACCAAAAGCCTCTTACCCTATATTTAGGATTAACTTTAGGTAATTCATTTGATTCAGCAATCGCTTTAATCTGTCCAACGCTTGAAGAGAATACTTTAGTTTCAGCAGCCTTTTCTCTAATGATAGAAGCTAATTCATTTTTCTCTCTATTTCTTTCTATTTTAGATGAGAACTTTTTAGTAGCAATTAATTTTCTTTTCTTTCTAATTGTAGTGTCAAGCTTTTTAATAACTTCTTTAGCTTTAACTTTATCAGATTTGATCTTTTTTACTTGTTCAACGCTAGCGTTTTGAGTAAGGTGTTTATTAATTTGTGTTACTTTAAAGTTATCTACTTCTACGATTGGTGCATCTGGGATAAGACCTTCTGATGCAGGTGGAATGTAATCAACCTTAAGTGCTTTAATAAATTGACCAAAATCAGCAACTTCTTCTTTATAGTATTTAGCAAGTGTAGTAACTATACCATCTTCATTTTGAATAGTAAGTTCATTCGAAAAGAATGCAACACCTGGTGAGAAATCAGTAGCTGGTAGTTTAGAGATAGGATCTATTGGTTTAACAAAAACTACTTGTCTTTCATTAAATCCAACTTTAACTTCTATAGAAACAGAAGCATCAATATCTTTATAAATAGCGAGAGCATTCGCTCCTATTTTAATCGGTGAATAACCTTCTAAAAGTGACAATTCAACTTGTGTTGTTGAAGAATCAATAGAGGTTACTCTATATCTTGTGTTATATTCAGACGTGTTTACTACCAATGAATCTCCAATTTTTAGAGTTTCAGTATCTTTCATGTCTTTATTAGAGTCCGAATATGTTAATTTATTTAGAGTATATACTTTTACGGTTTTAGTTTGACTAGTCCCGTCTATTAGAGATGTTTTCTGAACATTTTCTACTTTTAATACGTCTAACTGGCCATTATACTGAATAGATCTTACTGGCATATCTACCGTCTCTGCATCTATTCTATATTTTAAACCATCTTCTTTTATTTTAGAAATAAATTTAGAATAATTGACATCATTCTGACCTTTAAAAATTTCATCAAAGGATTCAGTGGAAGACAAGTCTTCATGATCAAATATAACTCTTTCAGTATAAACTCTTTCAGTATCTACTGGAATTTGTCCTTTAACATCTAAACTAATAGTTAATAAAGGATTTAAGAAATCTTCAAAGAAATCGTTTAGTTGTGTATTAAATTCTTTTGGAGTTGCTAACGACTTTATAGGTAAAGAAGGACCTTTTAATTTAGAAGTATGTATTCTTCTATAAGAACCATCTTTAAGTTTTACATTTGCACTGGAAGTATCTAAACCACTAATCGCAGTTATGTTCTTATCAATTCTTTCAATTTCTCTTTTCAAAAATCCAAATGCTGGAATTTGAATTGCAGTCATTTCTCCTGTGCGATTATCGAATAAATCTATTGTAACCGTTTCTTTATCGGTTGAAATAGCCTCATTGATACGTTCGAAAGTTTCTAGTGAATTAGTGTTTAATTCTAGAAACTGTTCGAGTAAATGTGATATAGAATTGCTAGCGCTCATATTATCTTAAGATATCGTATTCAAACGTTTTATTTACTGGATCTACACATACTATTTCGATATATGGTTTATTAGATAATAAGTCCGATAAAGAAATAGAAAGTTTTTGCGACCATCCATTACTCTTATCAGTCCACAGTGTTATGTAATGTGTTGATAAGTTTTTTATTTTATTTTTAAAAGTTACTCTAACTACTTGGCCTTTTTTCCAACTTGTTATTGTATCATCTAAGTATATATTTAGATTAGAATCAAAGTCCTGTGCCTGATCTGTATAGACCATAACTAAGTTGTCAAATTCTTTAAGTCTTTGCCATACCGCCTTTGTTCCAGCTTCATCTGGTAAAAACATAGAATCAGCAGATAATTCTCTTTCATTAGTAGAAGTTACAGTATCATATACATAAGCTTGTCCTAAAGAATAGCCATAATTAACACAACTGATTTTAACTTTACCATTGTTTGATTTATCAATAGACACTCCTGGGTTACCTGACTCTAAAACATCTGTATTATATTGTATCTCTGTTGGAATTACACCAGAAATAACCTGATTTAATCTAGAGTTGGTATTTGTTATTAGATCTAAAAGACTTCTTTCATCTTGAAAATTAATAGTAGCATTTTCAACATCCTGTTCTATATGGTCTAGTCTCTTAGATATTCCTTGTAAGTTTTCAGAACTTAAAAAGAAACTTTCTAACATTTCAACTTTCTTAGAAATATCATTGTATCTAGTATTAGCATCTCTTAATAATTGAACCGCGTTTTCTAAGGCACTTGTTGTGTCTAAGAAAATGTCCATTGAGAAAGTAGAATAATCATTAACATTCTTTTCTATCCCAACATTATCTAGCGCTGAATTAAATTTAAGATTTAATTTAAGTGCAAATGCATTACCATTAAGACCGGTAACTTCATTCGGCTTATACTTAGTTAATTCTGGAATATACCATCCATCATTTGAAGTATCTTCTTTCCAGTTATCTAATAATATTATACCGTATAGGTTTGTTGCTTTATTTCCAATGTTAGACTTTGAATATATGTCATAATACACTAGGATAGCATTGAATCTAAAATCTCCACCTCTTTTAGAATAATCTAATATTGAATCTAATTTAGGATCATTTATTATTTTAGAGTAGGCGCTTGAATTAAAATCAATTCCAAATGTTGGAACTTCATTTTCGTCAGTATTATAAGTTCCGTCAGCTTGATCAGCATAAGATTCTACATTTAAAAAAGGATCTGGGTGAGTATCATCATTTGTTCTTCCTTCAATTTCAGCACCAGGTACAAACTTAATATTATTAGTATTAAACTTAGATGTTTCTAATAAAACTTCAGGAGTATATCCTACAGAAGAAGGAACGTTAACAAATATTTCGTTGTACTGTTGCCCTTTATAATTTTTATCGTTAGTTACATCAATATTTCCAATGTATTTTATAACTTGACTATATTCAGAACCGGCTTGAGTAGAATCATCTAGCTCTATCATTCTAGAATATCCTGTTGAAACTTCTTGTGAAGTTGCAGTTCTTACTCTTATCGCATTGATGTGATATAAGTATTTAAAGAATATTTTTTCAGCATCACTTTGAAATAAAACATCATCAAAATCATCATTAACCTCTGGGTTAAGAAGCATGTTCTCTAAATTAAGAGCATAACTTTGAAAAGTTTGTGCAAAATGTACGTTACCATTACCATCATGTAACGAATCATTATAAGAACTAGCATTAGAACCGCCACCTCCTTCAAATAGTCTATCATACTTGATATAATTAGGACCCTCTGATAGATCAGTCGGATCACTTTGAATAAAATCAGCATATACTGGCAAGTCTAGTAATGCAAATTTAGAAAATTCAAAGTTAATATCCGGATTATAATAAGCGCGTGTCAAATCCCTTGCTGCATTAGCAAATGCATACATCGTACCTCCTTGTTCTTGTGGAATCCTTATTAATGGTGTAGCCATCTAATTAACTGTTTTATTTTTATATTATGAAATTGTGGCTTTATGTGAACCTGTAATCCACCAAGTGCCGTCCGTACTTCCTATAAAACTGATACTACCGTTCTGTAAAACATCTATTGAGGTATCAGCGCCATTTATATTGTCTAAACCTGTACCTTGCATTTGAAATGCAGTCGATGCAATAATAGTTAAAATTTGTCCATCTGCTGAAGGTCCTAATTCTACATCAGCTGAACCAGTGTAAATATAAGCTCCTAGTGTAGGAGTAACTGTTCCTGCTGGAAAAGTAGCAGTAGGAGCCACTGTAAACTGGAGTGCTTTTTCTAAAATTACATTTTCTTTAAACGTAGCTTCAACGCCTGCCTCTAATGAAGATGCAGTTACGTTAAAAGTATTTAAAGTACCTGTGTTTAAGGACAGTGTGCCTGCCGTAATAGCTCCAGTTAAAGATAACGTAGAACTTGTCGTGTCTAGAACATTTGCGATTAATCCTAATTCTTCATTTACGTTATCAAAATTATTATTGATAGTAAGTCTCGAAGAAGAAAGAGAATGCGTTCCTAAAATTGTTGTAATACTTGCCATTTTATTTAATTGTTAAGATGTTTTTTCTTGTTATGTTTTTATTTCCGTTCAAATCAGTTAATTCAAGCTCAATACTGTACTCTCCCTTAGTGTCAAATAAGTATGTCAGCCACTGATTATCATAATATATATCTTCTTTTTTTACACTATTATTTATCAATCTCCATTTCTGTTTTATTATGCCCGGCATTTTAGTCAGGTCATATGAAAATGTCATGTGATTTAATAGATTAATAGTACCGTGATCGTCTATTATATAAGAATCATTGAAGCTAGGATTGTATGCTTGGTATTTAACAAAACTATCTGGATCTATGATTCCAGTGCTAGTCGTAGCATTGTAAAAATCATATACTTGATTGGGTTGTTTAGAAACTACGAGCATATAATTACATACATCTGCTCCATCAAAATTATTTACTATATTTCCATCAGTATCTTTATATATCGGATTCCAATTGAATTTAGTAAAAATAGGCCATTGGTTAGGATTCAAATTATTCAATTCATCCTTTAAGCTTTCCCAAGCCGCAAAATCAGTATTAGACGTAGGATATGTTGCAACAGGTGTATATTCTTCTATTATTTCTAAATCTGTAAAAGGATCTAATTGTGAAACAGAAATAGTTCCATTATTAGCGCCGTTTAATTCTAATTTAAAAGAAGAATTTAAATCTGGTCCAACCCTAGTTTGATCCCAGCATATTTCGGGACCATCATTCCATACATGTTTTCTTAATGATTTCCATTGATAAGGCCCTGTCGTTTCATTAAATCCAGTTGGAGTTGTAGAATCTGCAAATCTTCTTACCATTGAGAATTCTTTACCATCTTCATCTTCGTGTAAATAATTAGCTCTATCGAGAGTTAGATAATATGTAGCAATACTTTCTTCAACAGTGTTTAGGTTTTCTCTACCCCATTCCCATGAAGAACCTGCTTCATCCCATTGATATTTATAATTAGCCCAATCTAATTCAGGCGTGAGTTTCTGATACATTCCATATACTTCAACATTCTTAGATTTAACTGTTATCTTTTCATTGTGACTAATACTTCTTATGTTATATAAATCCCAAAAAGCAACATCAATAGTGTACTCACCGATGTATGGAAGTATTATTGGTAGTGTATACCAATTGTCAATAGATCCTCTGATAGTTTTAAAGTAGCCTCTAGGACCTTTAATTATCCATTCAATTTCATATACACTTCTTTTCCACCAATCATCCCATGTTAAATAAGGATCTTGTAAAGTGGTATATGGAGGTTGTCCGGGTGGAGAATGTAAAATATTAGCATCATCGTCAGTATCGTTTGCATCTATGAAAGTAAAGTCTGCATCATCCCATGTATCTTTAAGTGAAGTTCCAGTTAAAATAATAGGAGCTCCTATTGGAATTCCTGCAATGGTATTATGTGAAGACATATCTTCATCGTGCCAATCTGTATAGAAAGATCTAATAGAATCTTCTAATTCATTTCTTTCTGTTTTATTAAAAACTTCTATCTTTTGATTACGACCTTCTAGTCTATAATCTACTTTCCTAAGATCTTCTATATAAATTGATTTAGCATCTGGAAATATATCATAATGTACGTCTTGTCCAGCATACTGTGCGTGTATTTGGTGTTGATTATTCCAAACTCTCTGATTTACTCCGTCAAAGTAATCACCCTCTGCTGTGATATCTACGATCTTTGCGTTAAGCGGTAAATATTCTTTCTGTAGTTTACGCTTTAAAGCATATAATTTTATTAAGATTTCATCCGGCGAAAAATCTGTAATTTCCTCTACTTCTGGTAAATCAAATTCATTTAATTTTCCAGTAGGAACGTTTAATCGGTATGCTAATGAAAATCTAGAAGTTTTCTTTTGATTAGAATTAGGAAGGTTCTTATTTCTACTCTTTTTTGCTAAGAAACCTACTTCAGTTTGATTAGCAACAGGAACCACCATCATTTTTCCAAATCCTTCAGATTGTTCGTTTATGTTTAACCAATACTCTCTAAGACTTACATTACTATATCCAAAGAAATCAATAACACCTAATAGGGCTTTATATGTTCCTATAAAGGGTTTAATAGTAGAAGCCTGTAATAAAAGTTCTTTTCTTTTTCTATTTAATAGTTTATAATCTACACCAAGGTCTTTAATATCAGAATCTCTAAATATCAAATAATCCATTTCGTCTAGATTTAATGCCATGTTAGTTAAAAGACTTTTTAGTCTTTCATCTTCAGCAACTACTTCACCATAAACTTTAATTTCTGCAACCTTTACTTCATTACCATCTTCGGTCGCATATACATTTAATGTTCTAATATGAAAACCTTCTTTATCTGAACTTAATGCTATATTGGCGATGCATGCTTGTACATTCAATGCCGCTGCGTTTAAAGGAACTATTTTAAAACCATCAGAGTCAATTGAAGTGTAGTGACTGTTGTCTCTCATTTTAGAAACCTGAGAAGAATCTACAACTACTTCGTAGTCTCCGTTCTTCATTGTTCCACTATAAAGAAAAATATCATTACTATCTCCATAGCCTGAAACAAATTCAAATCTTAAAGTATTAGTATTAGCATCGACTGATATAGGATGTACAAATCTTTGATTATCTAATTCATCCCTTACTTCTTCTAGAACATATAAATTTATCGTTTCATATAGGCCTGTCGATATTTCAGGTAGAAATATAGTACCCGTAGAATATTCTAAAGTAGAATCATACGTTAAATTTAATTCGTTAGAACTATTATCAAAGAATCTAAGATTTTGATATGGCATTATTATCTAATTTTTTTATCATCTTTTTTCATGGTGTAAGATTTGTAAATTTTTAAATAGTTTACAGAATCTACCCAATCGGCGATTGTATCTTGAATAAGATTAACAAAGTCGTTCATTTGATTATTTCTCCAAATATGAGAAGAAATTGAGTTTTTCAAAATATTACTTCTATAATCATTACCTAAATTTTTTCTATCGTCAAATGCATTTTCCCTGATAGAATATAATCTCTTTTTTCTACTTTTAAAAAGGTTACTAAAAATACTCATTATATAGCTTTTCTATTTTTAGCCTGAACTTTAGCGAATATGCTATTTTTCACAGCTGGTTCATCAAAGTAAATTGAAAGAGCTGCTTTTTCTCCAGTCTTTACTGAATCATCCACCATGTTTCCATTTTGATCTAACCAGCCACCTCTAAATAATGCAACTTCTTCTTTTTCTAAAATTATATCTCCAAATGAATCTAAATTAATTACATTCTCTGGAAGAGGTGCATTGGGTTCAAAATTAATTTGCCTTTCAGTTACTGTTCTTTTAAAGAAAACCATTTTTTGTTTTCCATTACCTATATCTTCTAAGATTGGGGTAGAAGGAGTTACCGTTACTGTTTTAGAAGTATAATATCCTAATCTTCTAGCCGTTTCTTCTTTTTCAGAAGTGAATTTAACGTTAACGGAATCAATACCTTCAATTGATTCAACAATAGCGACAATATCAGATTTTGGTAATCTATCTCTTCTTGTAATGTTAATTAGGTATTCTGCTATTTTAGATCTAATTTCAGTAGCAAGATTAGCCTTTGTATATCCTTCAAAGTATCTTACTTTAATATCCATTCTAAAATATTGTGGGGAAGGATCTACTATTTTAATTTCAGTTGTTACCATCTGTCTTCCTGATTTTTCTAATAATCCCATAATTCCTTCTTTTTCTATTTCAGTAAAAAAGAATTCAGAATTATCTAAGCTAAAATAATCTTTATTGTTTTGTAATTTTTTAAGAGTATTAGGCAACATGAACAGATAGATAACATTATCATCGTCTAAATATCCATCATCTGTAGTGTTATATGCATCTAAATAAGAAAACATACCATATCTTGAAAGAAAGTGCTCATAGTTATCAGGAGTTGCTAATACAAATGAATGTGACTGTAATGGGGCAATTAACTTTGTTAATTCAATATCTTCTGGATTTGCTCCCATTTTAGGTGCAACTGTAAATTCAGATTCTAATAATTCATTTAGATCATGCGTATTTCCTAATGAATCTGTTCCTTCAGTTTTGAATTCAAACGATAAATCAGCTCTACCGTTTAAATTACCCATAGCACCTCCTATTTTTAAATATTCGATTTCAATCGATGCACCTGTTGGAGGAATGTCACCAAATGAACCATTACCGAAATAAAGATCTAATCCACCTGTAATTCCTGTTTTTACTAAATAACCTTCAGTTCCCTTTTTCATATCATATAAAGAATCATATTTAGTCCATAAATTAGAATTAACCTTTACTCTAATCTGTCCATGGTCTATCATGCTTTTAGTTATTACATTAAAGGATTGAAAAGATTCTCCAGTTGAGGTTAATGTTTGAGATTCATATTCTCCCTGAATTACAGGAATATAAATATAATTTGCGTTTGATTTTTCTAATCTAAATTGATCATTACTTGTTCTCAGGGTGTATTTAAGACCGTTGTCTTTGCATTCTATAATAGCATTGGATGGAATGTTTAAAGCATCACCAGCAATATCATCTAAACCCTGCACTCCTAATCTAAGCTTTAATTCACCTGAAGCGGCAGCTCCTCTAAATGAATCATGTCCTGCTAATCTTGAGAGTCCATATATTGATTCTGGGTTTTGAGCTGTAAGAATATTTTGCTCTACTGTAGAATCTTCAATGTAGAAGAATATTAATCTTCCTATTTCTGAAATAACGTCTAGGATTTGTGAAAACGGAGAGGCTGTTGTAAATGCACCTTCTACCTCGCCATATATCCTAGTAATATAGGATCTAATGTCGTCAATCATTTCTCCAGCTTTTATTCTGGAAGTTGATAAAAATTTATTATCTGCCATTTTTATTTTTAGTTTTATTATACGTAAACTCCAAGTTGATATCTATTATCAATTCTTATATCTACAAACACTGCATGTCTGTCAACTTCTTTTGTGAAATCAACATCAACAGTTACGTTAAATTTTCTAGCTAAAGGAACATATTTATAAATCTGTTCTGCAACTACTTTTTTTAATAAATAGTCATTATAACTTAATGAATATACATAGTCTTCTAAATTAGCTCCGAATTCAGGATCACCTAAAACATCTCCTCTTCTCGTAAAAAGAACAGTTTCTATCTGCGTCATCAACCTAGCTAATTCAGAACTAATTTCTAATTTGCTTGGATCGAATCCAGGATCTCCTTTTGCTTTTATATAAAACTCCATTTAACTATATATTCTATTAAGAATGCATCATCCAATCGGTGCCTTCATCTGTTTTTATTTCTTCAATCACTGCTTCCAGTTCTCCTTCACCTAAACCCTGAATTGCGTCTGCATTGACTTCAATATTTCCAGGTAAAGCAAAACCAAATATACTTAACTTTTGTCCTAATGAAATTTTAATCTTTGCAGCACAATATCTAAAGAATGCTTCATCTTCAAATAATGCACACTCTGGAATTGTTTCATATACTTCTAATATAATATCTCTGTTAGGGGTTTCTCCAGTAAATTTAATCTCATGTGTTAGTTGGTTATAGTGATAGCCAATGGGGTTTTCTAGAATTTGTCTAGCCATATCAAAGAAACTTTCATTAACCACATAATATTGAAGGTTCTCTGCGGCATCTACTACACCATCTCCACTGAACATTCCAGTATACATCATTCTTTCGATAGCAAAATCACCTTGTGAAAATCTAATATCTGTTCCACCTGCATACTTTGATCCAGTTTCAAAACATCCATATACTGAATAAACTTCTCCACCACCTGTAACTGGATCCATCTTTGGAAGAGTAAAGCATCTTCTAGATTTAAAAAGATTAGACTTAAAAAGTTCTTTAGGTAAAACCATAAAGTTTTCTTTCATCGAATACTCGTAATTTTTATAGAACCATTTCTTTGCTCTCTTGACAATATTCTCTACTTCTGATTTTGGAAGATTCATAGGAATCATACAAGACCCTGTTACTTCCGATGCCAACTCATTTACAAAGTCGTTAAAGCATTTATTATCATCCCATGTAGGTTTATCTAAGTGGCTATTATTACCTATTATATTATCACTCATTTTGTTTTAGTTATTTTTAAACTTCCGTATAAAGTATTTTTTCAGTGTTGTCAAACTTTGCAGTTCTTTTATCGTATTTACCGTCTCTAAATATACCTCCTTGCATCGTCCCTTTCATTATTCCATTTCCGTATATGTAACAGTCTTTTAATACACAAGACTGGTGAACGTATGAACTTTCTAATTTAGATGAATTAACCTGTGTAGATTGATAGAAATTACACGTATGTATGTCAGATCCATTTATGTCACATCCGAAGAAATCACAATTTGTGAATTCTCCTCTCAAAGAACATCTTACAAATTCATATCCTTCTAATTCTACACAATATGATAAGTTACCATGATCAACTTGAATTACACCATTGTCGGCATCATAGTTAATATGCCCTTTTGTTAATTCACCATGTGTAAATAATCTAAGAACTCTTTCTCTAATATTAGGCCAGTGTAAATCTATTATCTTTTCATTGTCATTTAAATCAACCGTTAATTTAACATCTTGATTCCAACCTGTATTAATGGTTTTCCAATCTTTTCTAGCCTTTATAACTCTTTCATTCTTAGCAAGAATTTTTCTAAGCTCTATTGAATTAAGATTGTTAAATTGAACATTACCCGTGCTATTCCATAGTTGAGTTATAAAAAGATCTAGCATTTGTAGAATCTTAGAAGTTTTCTTTTCCCAATCTTTTCCACCGAGATATCTAAATTCTAAATAATTCTTATGTCTTTTTTCAAAGTTAATTCCGTAATATTTAGAATCAGGATATATGAAATTACTAGGAGTAATATTTAATCCATCATAGAAATAAGTATCTGACTTAGGTAAAACGAATTTAATTGATTTTGCGTATGCAGAATCTTTTCTTTCAGGAAAAAACTTAAAGACTTGACTTTCTTTAAAATCTAAAATAAATTTAAGAACATTCATCTTAGATATTCTATGTTTATTTTCTATTTTATCTGTATCGAAAGAAAGGTTTAAGTGAATAGAACTTCTATCATTCGTATATCCATTTTCTTCTATCCATTTACATACTTTAATAATCATCATCCTTGCAGCATAATACGGCTGTGCGCCTGTTACGAGTTCCATTAGTTTTTCACCACCTGACATATCAGGTTCAATTTTAAACTCATCTCTTGTAACTTCAAAATCACTATGCGCCTTTGCTTCTACTCTAATCTTTTTACCTAAAAGACCCGCTAACTCTTTAGCAGTCGTATCGATATCCTTGTTAGAATAAAATTCAAATTCAACACCTACCAGTGCATTCTTTAATATGTCTGAATTATTAATATTATTCATTTACGTAATTATATAACTTAAGTTGGTTTATATATCTCTGTTAGATACACTATAACGTGAAAAAGCCCGAGTGATCGGGCTCTTTCAACTAAATTATAGATTTGATTATAGTTTAAGGAATACTTTTCTAGTGTCTTCTTCAACTCTGATCACTTGAACAGTAATATCTGCACCTTTTGATATGTCTTTAATATCTATGTTTTCAGGGAATTCAGATACATGTAAGAGTCCTACTACACCTTCTTCTATTTCTACAAATAAACCATAGTCTTTAGTAGATTTTACCTTTCCTACCACTTCAGTTTTCTTAGTATATCTTGAAGAAATACCTTCCCATGGATCTACTTTCTTTTCAGCAGGAGAACCTTGAACAAGTGTAATTTTTCTTTCATTAATAACTTCTTTAACATAGAATTTAATCTCTGTTCCTGGCTCTAAAGATCTATCTCTATGTGCCTTTGAAGTTTCAGTATCTAAGTCGTTAACGTGAATCATACCAGTTAAACATCCTTCAAACTCAACGAATACGCCGTATTTTGCAGAACCAGTAACGTGACCTGTTCTTTCAACTGTAATATCTTCTTGTATTGTTTTGAGTGTATTAGGAATAAGAGCTCTTAAATATGCTCTATGTGAAACTACCACAGTTCCTTTTTCTTCCGAATAACTTACAGGTACTACATACATTTCCGTGTCGATGATTGATTCAAAGTCATGCAATTTATTTACACCAGCTAAAGAACCTGGCATAAAGCAATCAATTCCTTGAACTTGAACAATATATCCTCCACCTGGAATCATTTTAGAAACAATACCACTATATGCTGTATTTCCATCGTCAATAGATGCTACGATTTCTTTAATAACTTTAGTCTTAAGACCTTCAGTCACAGAACCTATCATATATTTCTTGACATTCATTGAAGTATCGGCGATCAATTGAACATCGACTTCAACTCCTTGTTTTAGAAGTTCTCTTACTTCTGTAGTTTCTCTTGATAAATCTACATAGATTAATTCTCTATATCCTACATCAATTGATGCCCATTCGGAATCAACTGCATACACCTTTCCAGTATAGCTAGCTCCTAATTGTAAAGAATATAAAGTATTTGAAGTTAGTGAATGACCTTCCATTAGGTCAAATAGTTCTTGGGCGTATGATTCTCTGCTATATACCTTTACACCTTTAGGTGTTTTAATATGTGGATTGGGTTTCCTAAGCTTAGTTACACATGTTGCCTCATATTGGTCCCACATGAATTCTCCGTTTTCATCCATATAATTTGTATCTGGACCGGGAGTTGGTTTTTCCGGGGTTGCGGCGTTTAATGAAGTTTCTACTTTAACTTCTGTTTCTTGGTTAGCTTCTGTAAGCTGTGTAGTTGTCGAGAGTCTTGGTCTCTTTTGTTTTTGAGTTGTCTTTGTTGACATTTACTTTGTTTTTTAAAAGGGTTAATGTATGTTTTACTAGTTATATATCAAATTACGGTGGCGTCAAATCCTATCATTGGAACGTAAGGAACAGTAGGAACTGGTATACCACCCATATAAATAAATTTCATTTCACTAAGATGCGTAAAATAAGAATATGCAAGTGCTTTAGCCACTGCATTGGCTGCACCTTCCCTATCTAATCCATAATCTTTACCTGAATTAAGAGCTCTTCTTAAATTATCTGCTAATTTCCTTTGATTTCCGTAACTAACTCCTATGTATTTTCCGCCTAAAGGAGGAACAGATAAACATGGTGGTGTCGGGGGATCAGTTGCAAATGGCTGTATTGTTGCATCTTTCCAATATTTAAGAGTTGCCTTTGCAAGTTCTTTATATGGATCATCTTTACTTCCACCTTCTGCTAACATTGCAGCTTCAATTCCCATTTCTACTATTAAAGTATTTCTAATTTGCTTAGCTAAAGTTCCCGTTTTAGACATATCTATATTCACAATAGAATCCTGTGTTTCGTCGTTTTCAGTAAGAGGACATCCTTGCCATTTTTTTCTTAATTCATCTTCTAGAAAAACGGGTTTAACTTTATTTTTTTTAAAACCATAGTCTTGTTTACCGTTCCATGTAAATTCTGTAATAACATACTGAGTTAATGCAGGTGGCATTTTATTATTTTCATCAAAAGGCTCCTGTATTTTTAAATTAGTTAATTTAAATGGATATCTTACTTTTAATTTTTCGGCAGGTTCCATTTCTTCATATCCTACGGGTAATGTAGTATCAAAGGGCCATGGATATTTAATAGCTTGTATAGAATCTTTCTTTAATGCGGTTTCCTCACTGTATAAAAACTTTCCATCGCTATCTACAGTTGGATGGCACTTCTTTATTTCATCAATTACATATTTAGAAACTAGTAGATGAAATTCACCATCATAATTTCTATTATTATTATTTATTGAAACACCCGAGGAAGATTTAAATGATTGCCAACCCCAGTCTAATCCCTTTAGTGTAGATATGGCTGCCTTCCTGTTATTGTTCATCTGCTGAATGTCTTGATTACTAAATCCTGAACCGCCAACCCCAGCTGTGGAATTGCTTCTAATTTCATTAGTTCCCATCCAAGTCGCCCAGTGCCAAAAATCCCATCTTTTATCTCCGTCAGAAATATCCTCAAATTGCATTAATAATCTTGTTGCAAATATTCTAGCTAATTCATCGCCGGTTTCTTTACCATCTAAGCGATGAAACTCGAAGAATTTAAATCTATATAGGTTTTCTGCTTCGTCATCCTTAAACTCTTCCAGATACTTGTCAAGCTCTTCAGTTGGCTCGTATTGTATACCTCCTGAAATTTCACCTTCTAGTTTATTATATTCAGGATCATTGTCTTTTCCTGCAATACTTAACCTGGAAGCTGCGCCAGCTGCACTCGCCAACCATGTTGCAATTCCTATTTTCTTTTCTTCGGTGTCTGGTGTTTCCATGACAGGTTCTCCTTTTTCAAAAAGGTCAGTGAACCAATGTTCATAGCTTGCTATGAATGCACTCTCCCCGGGTGATGATTCATGAGGTGCCATTCCTGGAATACACGTTGCATTAGGACCAGAACCTTTTTTAACATCAATCGTATATTGTGTGGCTAATAATTTACCGAATTCTGCGGCACTAGTCGGTGGGGCAGTAGGTGCGCTTAAAAGAAATCCTTCTACTTCACTAATAAAATTAGTCCAATCTGCAGCCATTCTTATTTATTTTCTTGTTGATAATCAGGGTGTTTACTTTTCAAAGATGCAACACCCGATGGGGTAGGAGGTAATGAAACCGCAGTTCCTGATGGACCAACTCCGGTTGGATGTATATGGTTTTCAAAAAGAGTTAAATACTCGTCTAACCATGCTTCTAGTGATTTACCCCTTACAGCGGGTTCTGAAGTATCTTCTCCACTTTCACCTGTATTACTTAAATATACGTCTCCTGAATCTATGAATATTCTATCGTCCGTAGAAATTTTAATATCACCTACTTCGTCGATTTGAATTATAGGTCTTTCTTTTGCGCCAAATCCTCTGGTAATTACAAGACCATCTTCTTCTGAGTGATAAATTCTTACGTTTCTTTCAGCATCATACACTAAACTGATTACATTTTCAGCATTGCCTGCACCATCTAAAATATCTTCTTTAAGAAAAAGATTCTGCTCTATTTGAAACCAATATTCAGGATGATATAAATTTCCATTATCAAATCTAGCTGAAACTATATCCCCTATTCTTGGAACATGATGTGAACCTACTGCATTTCTATTCATAGGAGTTGCCCATGGAATAGCATCATCCGGTAAATTATCATATTTACCCAGGACCTTAACCTTACATCTACCTAGTTTAAGAGGATCGACATTATCGATAACTTCTCCTAACCAATGAGTGTCTCTAAGATTATCAGTATTTAATTCTTTTTCTGTTGACATATATTAATCGTTTATATTACCAAGGGATTGGGCTGCTGCATCGTTTAGTGCAGCTCCTACTGTCGCACTAGTATCTACATTAAATACATTCTCTGCGATGTTAGAACCAATATTATCTACTCCATCAGAAACACCTCGTAAGGCGTCTTGATATATGTTTTCAAAATTAGGAACTCTACCTCTAATACCGTCCCTTGCACCTTGAACTAATTCATCTTTCTTTTCTCTTGCTAATCTGTTCAGGTCGTTTAAACCTCTTTCTCCTATTTCTTTAAGTTTAGCTAGCGCCTTATCTTTTAAAAGACCTAATATCCCATCAGCTTCATAATTTTCAGAATCATGTGCTGGGGATAATGCGTTAGGTATAGTATCAGAAACAATTCCATTTAATACTCTTGCATCCATACTATCTACAACTTCATATTGCATTTCAATAGTTTGTCTAGCCTGTTCGCCTGGATTTTTAGTAAGATCTCCAAATATTTCAGAACCTGTGTTTAAGGCAAATTCACATTCACCGAATCTAAACATAAAGAAGGGTCTATTGTCAGATCCTGATATACCTTTGTTTGAATTATCAACTCCTAGGCTTGGTTTCATATTTCCAGGAAAACCCTTAATAGCAGCCAAGTCTATCTTTTTAGGAACCCCTGATAATGTAATTTTAGACATGTTTTGGATCTTTCTAACCTCAGTAACATATACTATCATTGAAAACTTTCTTAAATTTTCAGGTAAAATCCAATTCCATTTAACTTCGTCAAACACTGCTTTTCTATAAAGGTGCATAAGACCAGAAACTCTAAGGTTAATAGATTCTAAACAGCTTAGTGTTAACTTAGCATCATCGCCTCCGTAATATGGAGTAGTAGGATTAAAATTTGTAATTGCTCTATCAACACCCTGTAATCCTTGGAAAAACCACGGTGTATTTCTATTTATGTCTAGTAATGCCTTTTTAAATTTAACTAGAGCATCTAATCTTTCTTCATAGAATTTAGTTGATCCCGCAGAAGCACTTGAACTAAGTGCAGATAATCTATTAGTGTCTTTGCTACTTTTTTTAGCTGACTCCGGCGGCTTTTTTGTAGCTCCTAATTGATTAACGTAGAATTCTTCGGCCGCTCCAGATAATAGAGGCGAATTAGTATGATCGCTTACGTTAAATAATATAACAAACGATAAAAAAGTCGGATCCTGATATGGCGACTGTGCTAATTTACCTTTTTGAAAATCTAATTTACTTTTAAAATCTGACATATAGTATATATTATTATTTGATAGGGTTTAATTATCCTTTAACGTTATTTAATCTACTCGGCCATTCTCTTCTTAATAGAGTAAGTTTTTGAATAATTCCAGTAGACTCCTTATATATGTATTTAATTCCACCTATTACATAATAACCTGTTAAAAATTCATCTTTAACCTGATCTGCGTTTAAATCATTTACGCTTTCAACTTCTTCTTCATTTTCTGTTTCAAATCCCTTTTCATCTTTATCGCCACCTATACCCTGCTGTGCAGTCATTTGTGTAAACCCACTTTTTAATATTTGAATAGGTATTTTTTGCCACAAATGAATTCCAGGATTAAATGTCTTTAAGGTTATTTCTAACTGCATTTTATTCATTTCATCTAAATTCTGTTGATTGCTTAATGCGGCAAATGAATAGTTAAGATGTACATTTGGCATATCATCTGATTGAATAGGGAGCCTTCCCATGTATTTTGATTTTACCTCTTTAGTATATCTGTCTTCATCTCTTCTTCCCTTTAGCGGCTCCTCAATGTCCTTCATACTATCACTAGCGAGTGGTTCTATTTCATGAGCAACAACACCAACAGAGTCGTTCTCAAAATATATCATTTTTCTTTTATAGCCGTTCTTTTTAGAAAGTCCGCCTGAATTGTTAACTAAGTTATAGCTTTGTATGAATGAATTAGTAGAATTCATAGACGAAGCGTTAGTTAGCATGTTAGGTATTCCTATTGCGTTTGAAGTCTGTTCTTCTCCATCTTCATCGAAATCTATTTCAAAGTTAATAAGTGTTTCATCCATTCCATCTTCTGAATTTAAAAGAGCATTAATATCTACGAAACATATATTATAATAAGGATCGATACAATATGTCTGAAAACTATCTTCACCGACATATGAATGTTCCACTAAATTATTTAAAAATTCTATATTAGGTTGACATGCATTAAGTGCTTTCATTGCGTCATCCGATGAATCAATGTTAGTTGCTAATCCTAGTTTTAAATTATTAGCAAATTCTTCTATCTGTTCTCTAGATGTTCCTTCATACGAAGCACATCCTTCTGAATATAATGTAGGTACTTTCATCGTACCCTGTATAGAAAATTTAGTGCCACTAGTGGCTTTTTTCAAATCGCCAGTAGCAGGGCCTCCTATTTCATCTATATCAAAATCTATTCTAATATCTTTAAAAGTGTCTTGTTGTCTTGCTGCAATTCTAACTGAAACGACATCACCATCTCTTGGAATTTGATCCGCATCAAAGGTTCCTCTAGTGTCTATTATAGTTAGGGCTAATTTAGGAATTTTAGTACTACAATCAATTTCAAATCTCTTAACATCTTGTCCCGTAAATGAAGCTCCATTAATAACTACCATTGGAATAGGACCTCCTATTTCATGGCTCATTTTCTGTCCACCCTCATCTTCACCATGTGCATCAAACTTTATTGTGTCTAATTCCAATGAGTGTTCTATTACATTTAGAATGTGATTATCTATCGGCATTTATTTTAGTTTTAATATGTGGGTTTGTTAATGATCTTCTTTTTAACGAGGATATCTACAAAATCTCTAAAGTCCATTCCTACCTTAGCTCCTTTAACGTCTTTATCACCTTCAACGAATACGCCACCATCAAAATAGTAACTCTTTCCATTATCGGCTGCTACTTTAATTAAAGTACCTAACATAACCTTTCCAGGAACTCTTACCTTAGAACCATGTAAAGCTTTTACGGAATCTTTGTTCCATTTGCTTAAATACATTTCTTCTCCAGTTGTACTTCCACCAGCTACCATTCCACCGGCTGCCGTTAATGCTTCACCTTCGGGTGTGTCTCTTTCAGCATAAAGAACTGCGATGATTTCTTTTGCTAGATCTTGGTCTCTTCCGACCTTTAATCCCTCGTTAAGGAACTGTTCAAATAATTGTACGTGTTTCATAATTGTTTTTATTTATTTTATTCTTAGATTTTAACTTGTCCGTTACTGACGTCGATATTTGTTTCGCCAGATCTTAAAATATTTGGAGGTAATATTTCTTTATTATATTTTTTAGATAGATACTCAATTCTATTAGCATCCTTAACTGGTAGTCTTTTTGTATTAATAAACTGTTCTCTAATAGGATTTTTATAAGTAGCATTAAGCATTAATTTCCATTTCTTCTTTCCAGAATCTTGATTAGGAATTAGTAATACATCACCTTCTTTGATAGAAAATGGATTTGAAATTCCATTAAATTTTAAAATATCATCAGTACGATCATGTGTTCCGTATTCTGACAAAGATATTAGATCTATTCTACCCGTTTCGTCAGCTTCTACAATATGTATTGATTGTACTGCGCTTTCCGTCATGTCTAGAAAAACAAACGATGGAGAAGCCATTGTTAGTTTATCCTCAGATAATTTCTTATTATCTATACTATATAGTTTTATCATTATCCGTTAGCTATTTTTCTAAATTCTCTATTGAGAGCCTTTCTCTTATCTTTACCACCGTAGGCTGTTTCAATATAAGTTTGATTAACATCAACTCCTTCTTCAGGCTGTAAATAAAATCTACCTCTACCCATATTAAACATAGATTCAATATCCAGTTTATCTCTAGCTCTACCAGGCTTAAGAGTTATTTCTACTGTCATTCTTTCTGGAAAATCTTGTACACCCATACCTCCTTCAAAGGTAACGTTAGTTTCTCTACATGTTAAATTACCTACCATCATTATAGGATTTAAAGGATTACCAACCGTAAGGTGCCATGAACCCGTAGGATCACCTGTTAATAAAGATGCTGCCGCCTGTCCACCTCCTGGAGAATTAAACATTTTCATTAAAGTACCTCCTAATATATTATTTAAGAATTTAGAATCACCTTTACCAGACATCGCGTTTCCTATATCTTTGGCAACTCCTTTAAACATGTCTCCTAAACCAGATGCAACGCTTTTAATAAATCCACTATAATTACCCGATTTAATTAAACTAAGATCACCCAATGGTTTACCAGCTGATCCGTTTCCTACATATCTAACTGATCCTCCCCAGAAAGGAGCCTGACTGGAAGTTAGTACCATTATGTTTGCTAACTGATCTAGCATTAAAACCTTAGGATTTGCTCCACCAAAGGATCTTAATTCATATTCAAATTTAAGTTTAAATTCTTGATTAAAAGTTAAACCTTGATCTCTAAAAGATACATCTTTAATTACATTCACCGGACCGAATATATGATTAGGATATGTAGTTGCTTGTGCATCATATCCACTTCCTCCGTTTTTTCTTCTTTGTGCCGTTACACCATCTACACCTGCCGCTGCATTAGCCGCTGCAGTACCTATTACACTAGAATCTAAGAATTGTCCAAATGCACCTCTTCTGCTTGAGTTATTAGATTGTACAGTTTGCACTGAAGCTGATTCATCTTTCCAATTATATCCATGTGACCAATTAAGAATTGAGGACATACTATTACCTGTAACTTCACTCATCCATGTTACTGCTCTTGCAATATCGGGTTGATCTGTTTCACGCACTTTACCATCTTTATCAATGTCCATTGGTGTAATAATATCATCCTGTACTGGATATGGAAATCTTCTTAAAGTTAGTAGATAATTATTAGGTATTTTACCATTATATCTACACATTGCAAAGTCGGCGTAATTATACATATATCCATATCCACTTGAACCGGCTGCATTATTTTTAGTAACTTCTACTATTTTAGAAACAGTAGGATTATCTAATGTTCTCTCGTCTATTTTATTATATTCAATAGAGTCTACTCCTTTAGACTTAGCAGCTCCACCTGGTGTAAAGAAACTACCTCTATAATTTACTAGAGTATATTTATTAAAAGTAGAATATGCATGTACACCATCCGTTATTTTTTCTTTAGTGTCTTTTCCATCCTTTCCTCTTTTATAATATATTACTGAGTCAGCCTCTTGTGTATAATATTGTGATTTTCCACCAGGAGCAACGTTACTTAAAGGCTCACCCACTAAAAGAGCTCTACTTCTTGTGTTAGGGTTATCAAACGTTCCGAGCAGTGTATTCTGAGGATCTACATTCGCAGAACGAGCACCCTTTCCGTCTGGGCTTGACAAATTAAAGAAGTTATCTACTTTATCTCCAAATCCTGAAACTGATGATTTTAAACTGGAAGCGGCTCCCGCTGATACTAATCCAAATAATGGCATATTGTAATATTATGTTTTTACTAGGTTTTATATATTCACAATTCTATGTCATCCAGATCGTCTGACTGTGGTCTATATAAAAGCTTATCATAATATTTATCCGTCTTTGGTTCTCTATCTCCTAAAAACTTCTTGAGATGGGCAGCATATACTCCCCTGGATTGATAATAATATTTGCCAGAAGAATATACACTTCTGCTTGAGAGTTCAAATATATCTTTAAAATTCTTTTCGATTAAGAAATCTTGTATATTATTAAATAGATCTATTACCTCTGTCTTGGTTTTAACACACATTACAGAATCAACTGAGATCATATAAGATTCCCATTTAGAATCTATTTGATTCTGAAAATCTTTCATAGATTTATAGTTCTTTCTAGTAAGACCGAATGTTGTAGTTCTATTATTAAAGTCTTTTGAAAACTTCATACCGAAGAGATATCTTTTTAAGAAATCTATGTTGTCATGAAACTTAGTAATTCTTATTTGATACCTTGGCATATCCTCGTCGAACTTAACGTCATGAATTATTCCATAAACGGGAAATACAATGTGAGAATGTCTAGTGTTGGATATAAGGGCATGTATTCTTTCACCCTTTGAAAATAACTTATGCCTTATCATTATAGATCGATTATCTTGACGCTTTCGAATCTTTTAAGAACGCCTTTAGGATAATCATCTCTGTTAATGACTGTTAAGTTTAGTGATGCATCAGGTTCTATTGTTTCTTTTAAAAATAATTTAAAGTTGTCAATAGTTTCTGCATCTAAATTTTTAAATAAGTAAATGATTTTTTCTAAGTCGGCATTCTTATTTAGAACATTAATGAAAGAATCTCTTATTGCAAGACCAATTACAGAGCGATGTGGTTCAGTGTCATAGGGATCTGATTTAACTAGCTTATTTCTAATGCTATAGAAATCTATAACCGTTTCTCCTGGGTTGTTTCTACAGAATTTATTAAATTCCTTTCTACTATTACACCATACACATTCTATTGTAATTTCAGTCGTTGTTGTCATCTTATCAATTTCTCCAATTCTTTAATTTTAGTTTGTAAAGTTTGGATTTTATGTTTTGTTTCGATGGTAGAGGGACTGTAATTAGTTCCCCATTCAGTGACCACCTTTATTTGATTAGATTGTTTTGAATTACCAAAATCTAATCCGACATCGATACAGATATCTCTGATAAAATTTAATCTATCATCGATACCTTTATCAAAATCATAGACAATAACTGACTCGTATTTCTCACCAGCCGCATTGATGTTATCATCTGTTACGGTTTTAATTACACCGTTATCTGCTATCTTAAGAGTTATCTCCTGCATTTAGTCTTTCTTCTAGGGATTGTTGAACTTTCTTGTATATTTTCCTAGCCGCTTTTCTATCAGCTCTATAAGTTTCTTTATCTTTGATTGTAGTCATTGCGAAGGCTTCTTCTAATAAATCAATCTCTTCTTTATTATAACCCACCTTAGTCCATGTTTCCTTTAATGAATTAAGCTTTGAACCTAACTGCTCTTCAATTTGGTCATTGACTTTTTTCTCATGAGCCTCTTGGAATTGTTTTCCTTCCTCCTGTTTCATGGCGTACCACGCTATTCCTTTTTCAGAGAATCTTCCCCATTCGTTTTTAGCTTTTAATAACCCAGCTCTTTTATAGGTGTCTCTTCTGTATTTTCTTGCTTGACTCATAGTTTATAATAATTAGTTACAAATTCAGTTATTTGTTCGTTTAAAAATTCTTGTAGGTTATTTATCTCTATTTGAGAAACAGCTGATTTAGAGATCTCTTCTAAGATTTGTTCTTTTTCTTCTTCAGAGTTTTCAACTAGCATGTTAAATATTTCTTTCTTAGGAAGATTAATTCCTACGCTTAATTGAAATGATTCGACATTCTTAGCAGATAAAGTTTTAATTAATTGACCAAGGGGAGAAGTATTTTCTTTAACTTCTACCTTTTTTTCAATTTCTTTAACGGGAGCTTTTTTAGGCGTAGGTGTAGTTCCTACAAGCTCGACTCCAGGAAATGGTAATCCTTCAGTAGTTATTAGTTCTAAAAACTCAGGTAATACTTTGTTGAATATTTTAGATCCATCTTTAAAGTAAGTAAATTCAGAATCTTTAGATTCTACCTCAACCACTTTACCAAAATTATCTCCCTTTTTCCACTGATATTTTACAATATCTTTTTCTTCAGTTGTTTGCATGATTTAACCTATTTTATTATTATACACCTAAACTTAGAAAAGTTTAAGCTGTGGTATAATATAGAAGGTATTAGATTCTCCTTCTTGATAGAACTTTATAAAGTCGTTTATAAAGGCATGGGATGTAGATGGTCCTATCATTGCCTCTGTCTTTTTAATATACCTTCTAAAAAACTCATGGCTTCCATGTTCTTTTAAATAGTCTTCTAGGCGGTTTACTTCTGGTAAGTTTATTTTATTAATGCTCATTCCATACGATTACTTGTTCAACAATAATTCCTGCCTTTTTTAATAAAGAAATACCTGACAGATCTCTATATCCTTCACAGTAGAATACTTTTTCTACACCAGCTTGTATAATTAACTTAGCGCATTCAAAGCATGGAGAAGTAGTAGTATATAGGATCGATCCTTTCGAAGTAAGTGTAGATTTTGAAATCTTCATTAGTGCATTTGATTCTGCATGTAAGACTTCTTGTTTAGTAACTTGTTTAGAACAACAAGTATCTTCACATTCATATCCTTTTTCTATTAAAATTTCTTTGTGATCAGGATTATCTATATTTCTAGTTTGAGTTTCTTCACATTGATTATCAAAACCATGTGGAGTTCCATTATATCCAAATGAAACAATCTGCTCGTCTTTAACTACTATACAGCCGACTTTCCTTCTCTCAGCATAACTAAGTTTAGAAATTTGATATGCTATTTGCATGTATATTACGTCTACTGAAATTCTTGGCATATTACTTTATAAATAAAAAGGGTCCATGTATTATACATGAACCCTTTAAAAAGTTTATATTGTTAATTTTAATATTAAGCTTCTGGAGTTTCCTCACCAACAGCTGAATCAGATTCTTTCATCTCATTCACTTTCTTAGAATATGCTTCGATCATTTCATTACATGCAGCTTCATAAGCTTCAACTGAATAATCTTCTTTCATTTCTTTAAGGCATTGAGCAGCCATTCCGCCAACTAATGCAGCATTTTCTTTCATATAAGTTTCAACAGTATGCTCATCATGTGCATCGTCTTCCCATGCTTTAGCTTCATTTTTACAAGATTCGTAAACCTCTTTTAACATATCAGAAACTAGTGCTGTTTCTTCCTCTTCTTCAGCAACCTCTTCAGTTTCTTCTTCAGCAACTTCTTTAGTTTCTTCTTCAGCAACAACTTCTTCAGTTTCTTCTTCAGCAACTTCTTCAGTTTCTTCAGCTTCAGAAATTTCTTCATTTCCAGCAGCATCAACAGTGTCTTCTAATTCAGCTTCTAATTCGTCTGATTTGTCTTCAGGAGTTTCACAGTCATTATCAACTACTTCAGTTTCATCTTTTAAATCTTCAGCAGGTAAACCAGCTTCTTCACCAGATTCAGTTACTGCTTCGATGTTTTCAACTATTTCATCTTCGATTACTTCTTCAGATTCTTTAATACCTAAGAAATCGGCAGCAGCTGCCTTTAATTCGTCATAAGTATATTTGCCTGCTAGAGCGTCATCAAGAATTGTTCCTCCTTTTTTACCAATCGCGTATAATGATACGTGATCAAATCCTAACCAAGGTCCAACGAATTCGTCTGATGCTTTTAAACCTAAATCAACGGATAGTGTCCATGATAAAGATCTTCTTCCTAGGAATTGGTCATTGTAACCTAATTTTCCAGCTTTAATATAACCGGATGCGTTTACTGCTTCTTCTATAGCATCACCGTTTCCTTGAACTTCTTCCGCTTTTTCTTCAGATTGTTCAACTGGCTCAGCTGTTGCAACTACGTCTTGTTGCACCTCCTCAGTTCTATCCATCTCAGATAAAAACTGTTCAAATGATTTTAATTTTGCCATAATTTTTTATTTTATTTGTTTTATTGTATTAATTACTATCTATATATCCCTTTTTATAGGGTTTTAATCTTATTTTGTTTCATCCAGGCTTCTAGCTCTTTAACTGCTCTATCGAATACCCTGTTTCTATCAATTTTTAATTCAAATGAATTAAAGTAATTTTTCATCATATAATACGCAGGTTCTACGCTTTCATCATTCGCTGCTAGATCTTCTACGTGTTTAGAAACTTCATACGCATAATATGCAGATTTTTCAGCCATAGGGTTTGTCATTGCTTGATAGAATTGTCCACCATAGAATTTACCTACTATGTCTCCGAATTTTTCTTTCATTTCTATCCATGAAATTCCTTCTAATCCAATCCATAATTTGGCTTGAACAGATTTCGTATCTTTTCTAATAAAACCGGCCTTAGCCATTTCTTTAGATATATCTTTAATTTTCTTAGGAATTGGTAATTTACCAAACTCTTTTTCCCATGTAGAAATTTCTTTGTCGTTTACAAAGGATTCAAATAGCTTTATGTGTTTCATTTTTTAGTTATTTGTATTTTCAAAGAAGAAGTACCCTGTATAATTCTATGATACTCTCCTGCATTTACTTCTATATATCCTTTTAATTCTATAGGGAGCTTATTATCATATTGGAACTTCCAATCATTTTCGTTTAAAGCTTCGATAACCCTGTCCTCCTCGTCGAAGTGCCATTTAAAAAGATGTTCAGGTTGGTTTGGTAAGAATTCTCTAATGATTATATTTTTTGAAACAGTCGTCTCCGTAAAGGGTAATGTTTTATCATCGACCATGGATATCATTTCTTCCATGGACATTTCTCCACAACCGCAACTTTTACATTTACAATCTTTATCTACCATGGTTGATCACTTTTTATACCAAGCTGTTTTCCAAAAAGAGTAGGTCCGTAACATGCCCAAAATCCCGCCTTAGTCGGATCCATCTTAGCCATTTTATCACAACCGTGTCTAGCCCAAAAGTTAGCTGCTCTTCCCGGGTCGTCGTTCTTAATAGTAGATGAAGGATCTCCCCATTCTAATTTCTTAGCAATGATGTTTCCTTCTTTATCAGTTCTTCCACTATTTCTGTAAACTATGAATTTCTTATTTCCACCCCTTGTTGGTGAATCTAATTTTACATTCTTTTGATTTCCTCCTCTAGGTTTATAGACTGCTTTAGTTCCTACTTCTAGATTTTTAGCCATCCATCCTGAAGGACCCTTTAAGATAATATTGTTTTTATCCCAATATTGCTTTACTTCTTCAAATAATTCAATATATGCATCGCTTCCTAAACGAAAGAATGAATTAGTAAGATCTAATCCTTCTTCAATGTGAGCTTTTAATTCGGGGGAAACTTCGTTCCAATCTTCAAATGTCTTTATAAACTTCATAACTTATATATCTATGATAGAACGAGCTCCTTTAAAAACTCCTGCTTGTATCGCTGTAGGGCAAGTTCTTTCGCCTTTGCTTCGAGTTCGATATCTAGATCCATACCATACGTTTCAATGTGATCATATACATAATCAGCATGTGCACGTTTATTGCCTTGTGTAGCATCTTCGTGTATTTGTTTACATGAAGAATAGTGGCATAGTTGGCGAATTCCTTTAGGCCATGATTTAGCTGCAAGTTCTAGAGCTTCTTTTTCTGGCATTGAATCTTCGTAGCACCAGTGATGATGATAGTCAAATGTGATTGGAGTTTTACCCGTTAATAGATGTATGTCATATAAATCCTGTACCGAATACTGTGCTGTTTTGTCATCGTTTTCGATAACTAGACGATTCGCTGCACCTGGAGTAAGTCGCTTGAAATTTTCAGCAAATCTTTTCTTAGTAGCTTCTTTATCGTCGTAGGTTCCGCCGATGTGAATATTGATAGCAGCATAAGGAGTTTGTGGTAAATCTAGCATATCCATTATTTCGCCGTGTTGACGTAAATCTTTAAGGGCTTTGATAACTACCTTTTCATTCGGAGAAGCAAGAACATTGAAAGGACCTGGATGGAATGTCAATCTTTGGCCATATTGTTTAGCAAGTTTACCTGCACCTTTCATTAGATTACACACTTTGTCATAATCAGGAAGTTCAGATAATTCGTATTCCGACATCCATGGAAATAGATTACTTGACATACGATACATTGTTATGTCGTTCTTGTAATTCCACTTGATAATTTCTATCATGTCCTTGATATTTAACACTGCAAGTTCTGATGCGTATTTAATACCTTTTTCCATGAAGGTTCTTTTAATCATTTTTCTACCAACATATATGTTCGATTCTTTTTTAAGAGTCATGTTGATACAACAATATCCGTAGTCTGCTGCCATATATTTTATATTAAGAGTTTGTATTAAGTTTCTTTTTTACTTCTTTGACCGTTCGTTCGGCCATGCATGCTTCTTCTAACGTAAATACATCGAAATCCATAAAAAGTAATCGGTCTTCAGTCTGAACAAACAGATTGTCACCAATTACTTCATATCCATTTTGTCTGTATACTACACTGTCTTCTATTCGTACGACATGAGTCGTGCCTTCGATTCTAGCAATGCGTTCATACATTGAAATCATTAGTCCCATTGCTTTTCAAATTCGTACCAATGATCTGTTTCTGCACAACACTTGAGTCCGTCGACAATAAGCATATCAATTTCAGAAGCGGAGAGAGTGTCGAACCATGCGCTAATGATACCTTCTAAAAGAGGAAGAGTTTCCTCAGATGTCATTGAATTGCGACCCATGTTAGAATAAATGTATTCTTCCTGTGCTTGTCTAACAATTGCTCCACCAATTCTAATTGCTACATCACCGTTATCGTTAAATCGCCTTCCTGAAAAGTATTCGCCATCTCCGAACTTTTCGAAAATATCCTTTTCTGGATGTCTCATTTTAAAGATTCCAATTTGAGTAGTGAGATGTGGGATAATAGATTTTGCAGGTTCATACCAACTAATTCCGTTTGCTTTGATTGATTCTAAGTTCATGTGTTTGTTTTAATTATTAATTACTATACTAATATAAGCAAAATACTTGAGATAAAAAAACATTTTACTGTTTATTTTTAATCTTCTTTATTTTTATGCTTATTCTTTCTTCGATACTTTTTCTTGTTTCTCACAGGAGTAGGCATACGAAGGGCATCAAGCCACTCTTGTAATGTTAAATTTACTTCTTTTAATTTCTTACCCTTGTTTTCCATTACCTTTCTAAGATTACAAAATCTCCAAACGCTTCGTCAAATACCTTAATAAGATTTTCATAGTCTCCTCCTGTCATTTGAGAATAAAGAGTTTCCCAATCCTTTCCAAGATCTTTTGAAAAACTTTTTGCGTAGGCTAATAGCATGAAGGCATTTCCTTCAGGACCCGTTAAGTCGATTATTACAGGATTTGATTGATGTTTGTGAAGTTTTTTTCTGATCATTATTATTGCTTGATTGATTACTATACTAATATAAGCAAAAAATCTGAGATAAAAAAACTTTTAGCTGTTTATTTTCAAAAAACTTTTGGTTATAACCAGAAGTTATTACAAAAACTTATGGTACAGTTTACCTAAAGGATATTCGTTATCTTCTGACTCCATCTTTTCAGGATGCCATTGAACTGCCCATATCTTTTTATCTAAGTCTTCGAATCCTTCAACTACAGAATATAATGGATATGAAAGATGTGTAGCTTTGAAGTTTTTAGCTAGTATATTACAGTGTTGATGATGCCTAGAATTAACACTAGTTAATGTTCCATTTAAATCTTCAACCGTATGGAATTGAGATGGCTTCCCGCTATGATCAACGTCTTCTGAAAAGTCAGCTGCTTTATGATCTTCTACTATTGCATCAGATAAATCTTCTACCGTTCCTCCAAAATAATGATTTAGGATTTGCATTCCTCTACATATTCCTAATATTCTATTATTAGAATCCAGGGCCTGTTTAATCCATACGAATTCTTTAGCGTCCCTTTCTTCGTCTTTTCCAATGTCTGCTCCTCCACATAATAGTAAAGGGCCTTTGACCTTGCGTCTAAGATCTAGCCATATTATTTCATGGTTGTAATGTGAAAGCCAGAGTCGAATTGCCTCTTTTTCCTTTATTCCCCTTGGAGGTGCTACGTAAATAGTCATAATAAAAACCCAATGAATTTGGGTTATTTTTAAAAAGCTAGGATTTGAAAAGGTTGTTTACCTGATCAACGATATCTTTTCCTTTATAAGATGCCTTAAAATGTTTAAGCAATTCTTTCTTAGCTTTCTTTTTATCAGAAGATGATAAATTGTCAAATCTGTCTATAATAGAAGAATTGTTATCTTTTGCGGCTCTATATTGTCCACCATCATCGATGTATTGTGCATATAGATCGTATGATTTAAAGTATTTTAAGAATAATTCTAGATCAGATAAGATTTCTTTTTCTAGTTGATTCTTTAATTTTCTATAGATGGTTTTCTTTTTGTTATAGTAATATTCCCATCCATCATTTTCTTGCATTCTCCATCCACTTACTTTATACATGTGGATTGTATCTTTAGAAGATAATTTGATTTCAAATTTAATACCCTTGTCAGTTGAAAGATCTTCAATGCTTTTAAGCATATCTTCCTTAGGTAATAATCTCGCCATAATCCATTCAACTTCCTGTTTCATTTCTTCAGGAGAACCCCAGTTCTTTTTGAAATCGTTATATGCGTAATACTTTTCGAATGTCATTAGATGTTTCATACTCTATATATCTATCCTACGAATCCAGGATCTCCAGCTCTTCTATCCCATCCGATATGTTTGACATATCCATCATTATCGTCCACTGATAAACTAACAACTATAAAACCCTGATCTCTATACCAGTGATCTACGAGATGTTCTCTAACCATTCCCGTGTACCCGTTATTTAATAGTCTATAGTCGCTCATTCTTTTTAAGCCTGGATTCCAGCTAAATCCCATATAATCCCTGACTATCATGGGAGTACCATCTTCGTTCAAGTCTCCTGTTGAAAAACTGGCAGGAAGAACAGCTCTAACTTTCATTCCGTTTAATTCAAATACTCTTTCAGATATTTTATTTAAAATCCTATCGTTCTTTGGGCGTATCCATGCTTGTAATATTTTTTCACTAGCAGAGAGAATTCTAATAGAATCTTCGATAAATCCATGTCTATAGAATTCCCAATCTTCTTCACAATGAAAAACATATTTAGTAGTTACGGTAGAGTATGCTTTATCTATTGACTTTGACTGTCCTAGTTTATTTTCATTAAACATAAACTCTAAAGAGTTATTATACTTCTTATTAAGCTCATTACATGCATCAAATACTTCTTCCTGTGCAGAGTCCTCTGTTATAATAAATCTTTCAATTGGATATGTGTTGAATTTAAAAAAAGAGTCTAGTGTTTTTTCTAAAAGATCAACTCTTCCACATGAGGTAAGAACAACTGTAACTGAATTTATTTCCATAGTATTTGTATCGATATTAAAATAAGGGTTAATAATAGAGACACTCCGGTCTTCGCCGTGATACCTTCATTCATAAAGTAATAAGTCATAGCAGTAAATATAAGAATACCACTAGCAAAACCTATGAATCTTCCAGGCCAAAGTAAACCGTCAAAGTGCTCAACAACCATCTGTGTTGCTTTAATTAAAATGTAACTAATAATAGAACCCATTCCAATGGCAACTGGCCATGGGTTTTTCTTAAACCAGGGCCATACAAATTGTCCATTAGTTTGAATCCAAATAAGTCCTTGCCCTAAGAGGAATAATAAAAAGCCGTAAAAAAGTTTCATTAGAATAATGAATTAGTAGTAGTTAATAGATGTGATATAAATGAAGGCCTATGTGAATCACTGGCTCCCATTTCCTTTATTGCAGTTATATGTTGCTTTGTTCCATATCCTTTATTAGAATTCCATCCATATCCTGGAGTTTCTTCATCTAATTCTTTCATTAACATATCTCTACTTGTTTTAGCAAGTATGGATGCAGCAGCGATAGAACTATATTTATTATCTCCACCTATTACGGTTTTAAAAGGTATTCCTTCATATCCGTGGAATTGATCTCCATCCACTAATATAAAATTAAATGAATTGTCAATAGTGTTTAGACATTCTTTCATTCCTAGAAGAGTAGCCTTTAATATGTTAGTAGATTCTATTGTTTCCGTATCTATATGCTGAACGCTATACGCAATTGCGTTATCTAATACTATTTCCCTAGCCTCTTTTCTTTGAGATTCATTTAGCAATTTAGAATCTTTTATTAAAGGATGGTTAAATCCATACGGCATAATAACCGCAGATACTGTAACTGGGCCTGCCAAGGCACCTCGACCTGCTTCGTCTATTCCAACTTCAACGATACTTCTATCGTCATTATAACTTCCTTTAAGTAAGATGTGTTTTGCTTTCTCCATATTAAGTTTTATAGGAGTTATACACACATTTAGTGAAATGTTTATTTAGGCTCGTGGTTTTCCTTCCACTTATCGTATCTCTTTACAACTTCCTGAAGGATCTTTGCTCTAACAATATCTTTTTCAGTAAATTCATGCACACCTATTCCTTTAATACCTGTCATTAATTCAGTAAACGAAGGTAAACCAACATTGGCTTTAGATATATCATGCTGGCTAACGTCTCCTGTTACTATAACCTTAGAGTCTTTACCCATTCTTGTTACAAATAACATTAACTGCTTGAACGTTGCATTCTGTGCTTCATCTAATACCATTAATGATCCGTCAAATGTATCACCTCTCATATAAGCCATTGGCCTAAATACAATAACTTCTTTCTCTACGAGAGTTTGTGCTATTTCAGATCCTACTATTTTTGTAATGTTCGATATGTATGATTGCATGAATGGATCTATCTTGTCTGCGATATCTCCTGGTAAAAATCCTAACTTTTCACCTGCTTCCTGGATGGGTTTACATAATACTATTTGTGAAATCTCTTTTCTAGCTAAGAGGAGGAGTGCAGTATAACATGCTGTAAATGTTTTGGATGTTCCAGCTGGACCTGTGCAAAACGTTATCTGATTCTCTAGTATTGTGTTTGTATATTTCTTTTGGGATTGTCTTAATTGTACTCCTTTTAATTCTGCTTCTTTTATTCCGTATCTTCTTCTTCTAGGTCCATCGGAACTAGATGAAGATTTATTGTTTGAATTGTTTCTGCTCATCGAGTTTAATTTTTTTAGTCTCCTGCCATTATTACCGTTTTTTTAAGCTGCAATAACGTATCACATTTTTCATACTCCTCAAGTTCTTCAAAATATTCTATAATAATATCTATGAACTTGCTTCTTTGTCCTTCGCCATGAGGGATTTCTATCGTATTCTTGCCTTCGCTGAATACAACAAATCTATTAATGGTTTTAGTAAAATTTCTTGTGATAGTATAATAGCTTGATCTCATCAATGCGTCTTTGTCATCACTAAAAGATTCCTTCATTACAAAGTATATTTTTTTATATCGAGATATTAATAATCTCAATTTATATATTTAATTCCGGTAAGGTCTAAGGTAAAATGAAGTAAAAAAATATGTTATTATATTTCTACTTGTCCTTGTTTTCGGCGTTAGATTTCTTTTGAAGATATATTGCCTTTTGGAACTTAAGTCTCTTTAATGCAGAGGGCTTCGTATATTGCTTTTCATCTCTAACCTTTTTCATCTGTTTGGTCTTAATGGTTTTACGCTTATACTGTTTTAAAGCTTTTTCTATATTCCCTTTATCTACATTAATTATTAACATATATTGCTTATGATTTTTTTAAGTTCATGGCATCTTTCATATTCTTCTTGTTCTGCGAAATATTTGATAACCGTTTCTAGTGCTGCTATTTTTTCTTCTTTAGGAGAATTATTGTTTAATGCTCCCATTTCATTTTCAATTATAGCCTTATAAATTAAGTCCATCATTATCTCTTTGGATGATGATTTCAATTTTTCAATAAACGCGATTGATTCTACGCTGTTGTTAACTTCAAATTCTGGATTATTTCTATTGGTATCTGAATTATCCCATTCGTCAAAATCTGGTAAATCATTCATTGTCTATTTCTTTTATTTTTTTTATTAGTTCTATTTGTGAATCTTTAAGGGGTGGATTAAATGCATTTAACTTCACCATAAGGTTACCATAAGTATTCATACTATATATCGGGAATCCTTTACCACTTATTCTTAATATCTTATTATTCTGTGAATTTGGAGGAACATTTACCTTTATTTTATAAAAAGGCGTATTGATTTCTATTTCAGTTCCTAGAATCATATCATAAAAAGAAACATTTGCATCTACATAGATGTCATTTCCGTTTAATATAATCCTATCATCATATTTTAAATTAATTATAATGATTAGATCTCCTTTGGGTGCAGATGAATTAGCAGGATGAGGTTGACCTTTTCCACTAATTTTTAACTTCATACCTTCATAAACTCCTTTAGGTATATTAACGTTTAGTTTTTTAGAACCTATGTCTACTCTCTTTTGGGTTCCATGATAAGATTCTTCTAGGGTTATTGTCATTCTAACCGTAACGTCTCTTCCTTTTGAAGAGGAACCAAACGCATCATTGAACATATCACTGAAGGATCCTTCTCCGTTTTGAAACCAACTATGAAATGGATTGTCAGAAGACTTATATCCTAATTCAATATCATACTTTCTTTTTCTGTTCTCGTCAGATAAAACCTCGTATGCTGTAACTATTTCTTTAAAGGAAGACTCATCCCCTTCGACGGTATCGGGATGATATTGCTTTGCTAGTTTACGATAGGCCTTCTTAATCTCGGCTTGGCTTGCTGACTTGTCTATCTGCAGCAGTTCGTAGTAGTTCATTCTTTCTTTTCTTTACGGCTTCCTTAACGACTTTAATGCTCTTTCTTTTTTCAACCACATCTCTTTTCTGTTGGTTTTCCATAAGATCTGCAATTCTCGTAAGTTGCTCCGCAATGACTTTTAATAATTGTTCTTCCATGATATATTTATACACATTTTATTTATTGTCTAGAATATTTTTAAGATGTGCACATTTTTCATATTCTTCAGATTCCTGAAACCAATCTAACATTTGCTGTAATGTTCTGATAATCGGTTCTATTTCTATGCCGTTGTCTTGCATTGATTTAAAGTCAACTCCTTTTTCTAAGATCATATCCCAGTTATTTCTAACTAGTTTATCTTTCAGTTCGTGAAGGTTATTTTCCATATCTGCATTTTTTTGAATTTGAGCTATTTCATCGTGCTCATCGTTGTTTTGGTCTTCGAAGTCTTCAAACATATTTCTTTATTTTTAATTACTATACTAATATAAGCAAAATTTCTGAGATAAAAAAACTTTTAACTGTTTATTTTCAAAAAAGTTTAAATTAAAATGGAGCTTCAACCTTAGATACTAGTTCCATATCTGACATCTTTAACATCACGTTCATAGTTCCAATAACATCATCTTCACAATAGTCTTTAATTTCTTCTAATCTTCCAGCGTAATACGCTTCTGATACTTCACCACCATACATGTTTTGTTTAGGAGAAGGTATCTGTAAAAGATCACAGATCATAGAAAGAGATGCACCATTCCATCCGCCAAATTTCCATATTTCATTAGTGTCTAATAGACAATTCTCCCATGGCTTAAGTTTTTGTAAGTGTAATTGTTGTGGAATTTCTACACCTTGAATAATGGATCTTTTAATTAAGTAAGGCATATCAAAGCCTTTAATGTTATGACCTACTATTTGAATTTTAGGATTTGCCTTAAAGATTAATGCCATCGTATCCATAAATTCCTTTAGAGTATTCTTTTCATCATCTCCATAAAAAGACTTTATCTTAGGGGTAGGTGTAATGCCATCTGGGAAGGTGACTTGTCCGATTGTAATAACTACTGCTCTTCCGAATTCAGGATAAAGGGCAGCATCCTTGATATACATATCAGCATCTGAAACTCCTTCATACTCTGATTTACTTTGTCTACCATACTTTGCTTTCTTTTCCCAGTGTGAGTATGCATTTTCTCCAATAATCTCTGCAAAGCTATCTAAGTCCTTTGCAGCAGTTGACGTTTCAATGTCAATAAATAACATGTTTTTTAAATCTGAAATACTATACATCTTTTTCTTGTTTTGGGTGAGTTTTTCTAATATTATAAATAGAGACTGGATATCTCATTTGTCTTCCATAATTTCCATTAACAAATGTAAACCATCGATGGCCGTATGTTTCTGTTAATTTGTCAGAGGTACCTTCTAACTTTCCTACTTCCCATGATCCTGCGAAATAGAAATAGTACGTTTCGCCAATAATTGGCTTCTTAACGTGAATAATCTCTAGCTTCTTTTTCTTCTTTGCCATATAGATTATACTCAAATATGTGTAATTGTTTATATTTTCTTCTTTAATCTCATTAAGTATACTACTCTAGAGAAATGATAAAAGGAAAGAATAGGTATCTGTAACACTTCAAACAAGAATAAATTCTGTTCAGTGTTTATAAAGAGTGTTGGATATAATATTGCAGATATTATTCCAAAGATTTTAAATCTTTTATCAAAGAGCATGATCCATGTCGATGACATAAAAAATAGAATAGCAGATATATTATGTATTGTAGGGTAATTTGCAACGCTAAAGCTTGCTATGATTATTAATAAGAATGCCGGTATTTTCCATTCAATAGAACGATGAAGCCATAATCCTAATGAAACTCCTATTGTTAATAAAGGGAATAAGATTGGTTTTAATTGATGATAATCACTATAACTATCCTCTATGCCTAGGATTAATGGCAGACACACTGTATATAATATTGCGTAAATACACAGTGCAAATCGTAACCATAATCTATTCATACTTGGAAGTTTATTAACTATACTTAACTATACACTTCCATTTGGAATTGTTTCAATTAAAAGTGTCCGTGTTCTTTAACACGTCTTATCATAAGATATGTGTTATATGATACGTTAATTTCTGCATATCCTCCTGTAATTGTAGAAGGACAAGATTCTCTAGAAATCCAATAGCTAGGTGGTTCTTTAATTCTTTCTGTTATAAAGTCAAACAGTTTGTCAATGTCCATGTGATGAACCCATAAGTTCACATGCATACAAGTCATATCCGGATATGCCATAATTTATTCTTTTATTTCGAATCGTTCGCTGTCAAGTTCTATAGTTTTTTTATCTAAATCATTAGATAATTTTGTTAGGGCCTTGTCAGTATCTTTGTTTACTTCTCTTCCGTAAAAGTCTTTAAATATTTTACGGTATATTTGCACAGTAGAATCATAAGGAACTCCAGGTTGAGAATTACTTTCTATAATATACAATTTTCCTTCTTGATCTTCCATTATATCAAAACATATATATGGTAAATCTTTAAACTTATCACAGAATTTTTCTATTAGTGTTTTAAATTTTTCAGGAAGAGTTGTAATATCTCTTTTGATATATTTAAAATTCATTTCTTCTTTTCCGTCACCATCACCTGATTTTGCTTTATCATTTAATGGTTCTCTTTCCATCCAAAAGAAAGCATCTCCTTTAAAGTTAATTATTCTATGCTCTGATTTCTTATCTACGAATTCGGAATATACGTCAAATTTAGAATGATCAGCTTTATCCCAATCTTCCTGAGATTTAAAAACCTGAATTCCAATACCTGAATGTCCTTCAGCTGGCTTTGCAATTAATGGAAAACCAATTTCTAAAGCTTCTTTCTCGTCATGGCATGTTTGTGGAATGTTTTCATCTCCATCGACTATTTTATGAAACTCTGCCTTAGATCCAGATTGCTTAATGAATTCTGGTCTATTATATACATTTTCTTTTTTAACTAATCCTTCCTTTAAAAGGGTTTCAACTACTCCTGAATTATAGGTTAATATAGGATAGTCTGGATTAATATCTATGTCTTTATAATTGTCTTTATTGATTTGTATAAAGAAATTATCTGACGCAAATCCTTTATAAGACCACCACCTGTGACCTGAGTCGGGATCAATTGCTAGATAAACTTTAAAAAGATCATTAGTATCTTCGTTTAGGCTTTCGTTAATAAATTGGTTGAATGATTGTATTTGCTTCATATTCTATTTATCCACTCATCTTACAGAAACTTACAGTAATATACCTTGTTCCTGAAAAAATAGGCTTTGCACCGTGTCTATGTGTAATTGCACCTGGGTGTAAAGCTGCCATTCCAACTCTAGGAGGACTAATATTTGCCTTATATAATGGGAAATAAGTTCCACCTCCTGTAAAATCTTCATTCATTCTAACAACAGTTGTTAAATGGCTATTATCATGGTGAAGAGAAAGGTGCGCTTGTGTTTCTGTAGTATACTTTACAATAAATGTTTCATCTGACATAGAATTCCACTGCTTTCCTTCTAAAGTCCAGAACCATATTCCTAATGGCCTAACAAATTCGTTAAGAACCTTTGAGTAAATTTCATTCATCCATACTTTGTCAATGAGCATGTCGGTTGTTGGATAAAATTCATGTCTATCTACTGTCCATTCTCCTTCAGTTTCACATAGTTCAATTAGATCTTTACAAAACTGTTCTTTAAATAAAGGAAATACTAAAACACTCGGAGCCGCTTCGTCAACTATGAGTTCATATTCTCCTTTTCTTAAAAGGGGATCGATGTATTTGTCACACCATGCATCCCAATCGCTTGCATCTAAAATTTCTACGTATTTTCCCATTATTTTACTTTTTCTAATTTAGTTACTTTTTTTTCAACTCCTGATTTTTCAGCGTATGTTTCGTTAGCAACTCCTTCTTCTTCTCCATATCTTGACTCTGCTGAGATAGGATAGTCAGGGCTTTCATTATATGCCCAATCTTCTATTCCTAATTCAATAAATCTAGCGTTGATTTGTTCATTATAATATTGTGCTATTGTTCTAACTCTTCTTTGAATGTCTGCTCTTGATAAATCATGAGTGTTTCTTCCACCTTGATTATTATAGAGAAATTGAATATAGCTTAGTTTAGGTATTTTACATATCTTAGAATATAGGAAGCTTCTGATCACTAATTCAAAATCATCTGCAATTGTTAGACTTCTGTTATGTCCTCCTATTTCAAAATAAGTAGATCTTCTCCATGCTCTAACGTGATTTGGAACTCCTACAATATGTCTGATTGTTTTTGGATTAATATTCTGTTGATTAGCAGGTGACAACATTCTACCTTCATACTCTTCTTCTCTATAAGAACCATATCCTAATGCAAACCCTTCTCCATATCTTTGATTTTCCCACTCTTCATTTACCTCGGCAGTATCTCCATAAAACATACCACAATCAGGATGTGCCTGTGCAGCATTATGTAAATCTTCTGCACATGTTTTAACCAATAAGTCATCATGGTCTAATTCTGCTAGAATATATCCTTTAGCAAGAGAACAACATCTGTATTTAGATTCTCCAATACATCCTCCTGATTTTTCTCTAAAATCATACACCTTTACTCTTGGATCTACTAACGCAATTTCTTCTGCTATCTTTAAAGTTTTACCTCCATCGGTGGAATCATTTACTAAAACCCATTCCCAGTTATTATACGTCTGATCTCTTACGGATCTATATGTGTTCCATAACTTTTCACCAGTATTATATATAGGCGTAAAGAATGAAATCATCTGATCATCTTCTAGGTTAGAAGGAGATAGAATAGAATTCATTGCTACGGAATATGCAGTGTTTCCTATATTTTCCGTGTTCTCAGAATTAAACCACCTTTTTCTAAATTGGAGAGGAAGAGAAGCTAGGTTAGGAAACTCTTTCCATGATTCTCCATTTGTAATAATTGCATCAGGATTAAACGACGTAACTGCGTTAATTACTTCACTATCGTCTTCTAAGTATTTAACGTCTAATTCATCTGCTTCATACGATAAATATTTTATAGACTTTAATTCTGGCTTAGTTTTTCCTATATAAATTATTTTAGGTATTTTTGCACTTGGTACTTTTTCTAAATAATTGTAGTGGCATAAAACCTTGTCAATCCATACGAATGAATCACCATGTGTTTTTAATACTTCTTCTATAAAGAAACCGTCTGCTGCATAATTTGCACTAAACGAATGAGTATCAAATATGCTTCTATTAATAACCATCTGTGCAATGTCAATTTTCTGAAATGCAGTATTTTCACGACTAGCTACTCTAATTTCTTGTCCGGTAAAATCTCTACCTGCAACTAATTGAGAAACGATATGAACCTGTGCAATTGGAAGATTCTTTATACTCGCTTTAATAGTTTTGTAAAAGTCTTCGTGTATAATGTTATCATCATCTAGTAAATAGATCCAACCTGATTTGATTGTTCTAATAATATCAGAAACTTCAGGATATAATAATCCTCCTCTTTGTCCTTTTACAAAATGTAATTTGACATTGACAGTATCTGTTAAGTTCGAGAGAACCTCTGCATCAATATCCTTTAATGCTCCTGTATCAAATACAATGTGCCAATTTACTGTTACTCCCTTAGGCGCATTTAATACTCCTTCTTTAATTGTTAAAAGGTTACTTGTTCTGGTACACCTTGTAATAATATTAATCTTCATATTTATATTTGTTTTTATACGTCAAAAAAGAACATGTGAAAAAATCTAGCATTGTCAATTGCATCTCCAAAATACTGAGTCGCAGCGTGGATATTTTTAGCATTAAACAAGACTAATCTATTATACACATTTCCTACTTCATCTATTTTTTCAAAATTAGATCCATCGTAAAAATTCATTTCATTACTATTACCCTTGAATGCATCTATGTATGCTTGGGTTTTTCTTTTATCGTCATCGAATGTATAATCACCCGTGACTTTACTTCTATAGAACGCAGTTCCAGATGTAGGTGGAGCGTCAGGTGTTAAATATACCATTGCTGCATAAGTTTGATTATCCACGTGATAAACAATCTGTTGATCTGCTGTACAAAATTGAAATATTCCGTTAGCATACCTGTCGTGATTCCAATTGAATATTGGTTTTCCTATAATTTCTTCTAGTTTTTCTTTAGTTCCATCTAAGATAAATCTTTCATTTGCTCTTTGGCCCTTGTGATAATCGGAAGGTGTAAATTCTAAATGGTTCATTGCCCATTCTCTTACAAGGTCAGGATCATTATAAAAATTATCTACTACTATAACATCCTTTGATGTATTTGCAAATCCTGAATGATACGATAACCAGTGTCCGATTGGACCTATTGCAGTTTCTCCAATACTAGTATGGATGACTAGTGTTTTTAGTTTTTTATCAAAAGGAACCTCAATAGTAAATGACATATTCTGATTAGTAAGCTGATTTGAATATACTTCCATTACGTCTTGCCTATCACCTAAAAATTGAACTTTAAGAGGTTCATTTGACATTGAAAAGCCTAAAGCTTCTCCGCCTATTAATCCAACCCATCCATTAAGAGTATATGTGTCTGTATTCTTAGTTACGCTTTCCACATAGAATTTTACATTCTTGTTAAACGTATCATGTTTGATTTTATTATCCATCGATTGTGTTCTATAATATTAGTTATACTTAGATATTTTAAATTGTTTACTAAGTGTAATAAGATAATAAGTTATTACAATCTATATATCACATAAAAAAAGGGTCCTCTTTCGAGGACCCTTTCTAAAATTATCTTGATGATTTAAATTAAGACTCTAAAGTTTTAATTCTTGCTTCAAGTTCTCTAATAGCTTCGATTAAAAGACCGACCATTTTTTCATAGTCAACAGTTTTGTAAACTGTTCCGTCTTCTGCACCATCCATTAGTGGCATTTCATGTTCTCTTACTAACATAGGTAATACCTCTTCTACTTCTTGGGCGATAAGACCTAGATCATGAAGACCTTTTCTGCTACCGCTATTCCAATCGTATTCAACACCTCTTAACTGTAAGACTTTAGATAATGCTTCTTCAATAGTAGTCACGTTATCTTTAAGTCTCGCATCCGAGATAGAAGTTGAGTATGCAACAACATCACCGTCAACGTGAAGGTTACCGTTACTGTATAATCTCATTTCTTCTGAGTTGTTAATGTAGAATTGTTGTAATGCACTACTGTTATTGTAGTACACATATTCACCACCTGAGTTACCAACATACTGATTAGAATATAATCTGTAGTTAGACGTGTTAGGACCTACGGCACCTTGGTTACCCGTGTTACCTTTAGGACCAGTTGCACCAGTATAACCTTGAGCACCATTAGATCCATTAGATCCATTTGCACCAGTTAAACCTCTGTCACCTTTAGGACCCGTAGGACCAGTGTAACCTTGAGGACCTGTATTACCAGTTGTACCTTTAGGACCAGTTGAACCTTTAAGACCTTGGAAACCTTGATAACCTCTAGCACCAGTTGAACCAACAGTACCTTTAGGACCTGTAGGACCAGTGTAACCTTGAGGACCTCTAGCACCTGTGTCACCTTTAGTACCCTTAGCACCAGTTCCACCAGTTGGACCAACAGAACCTTGAGCACCAGTTGAACCAGTGTTACCTTTAGGACCTGTAGGACCAGTTGAACCAACATTACCTTTAGAACCAATAACACCTTGAGCACCTGTAGGACCAGTTGAACCAACGTTACCTTTAGCACCTAGAGCACCTTGAGCACCTGTATTACCAGTGTTACCTTTAGGACCAGTTGAACCAACGTTACCTTTAACACCAATTATACCTTGGAAACCTCTAGCACCACCAGCACCAGTAGAACCTTTAGGACCAACTGAACCAGTTGCACCTGTAAGACCTTGAGGACCAGTAGCACCTCTAGCGCCAGTTGCACCTTGAGCACCAGTATTACCTTTAACACCGATATCACCTTTAGTACCTTTAGCACCCGTTCCACCAGTTAAACCTTGGAAACCTTGATAACCTCTAGCACCTGTGTTACCAACGCTACCTTTAGGACCAACAGGACCAACAGAACCTTGATTACCAGTATTACCAGTATTACCTTTAGCACCTAGAGCACCTTGAGCACCAGTTGAACCAGTGTTACCTTTAGCACCTAGAGCACCTTGGGCACCAGTTGAACCTGTATTACCTTTAGGACCAACAGCACCAACAGCACCTCTTGCACCACCAGTACCTTGAGCACCTGTGTTACCAGTATTACCTTTAGCACCAACGTTACCTTTAACACCAATTACACCTTGGAAACCAGTTGGACCAGTATTACCAGTATTACCTTTAAGTCCAATATCACCTTTAGCACCTGTAGCACCAGTTATACCTTGAATACCAATTAGACCTCTGTCACCTTTAGCACCAGTTCCACCAGTTGCACCAGTTGAACCTTGGAAACCTTGAGCACCAGTGTTACCTGTGTTACCTTTAAGTCCAATATCACCTTTAGTACCTTTAGCACCTACAGCACCTTGAATACCTTGAATACCTCTGTCACCTTTAGCACCAGTTATACCTTGGAAACCTTGATTACCTTTAGCACCAACATCACCTTTAGTACCCTTAGCACCTACAGCACCTTGAATACCTTGGAAACCTTGATTACCTTTAGCACCAACATCACCTTTAGTACCTTTAGCACCAGTAAAACCTTGGAAACCTTGAGCACCTGTAGCACCTCTGTCACCTTTAGTACCTTTAGCACCTGTAGCACCAGTTATACCTTGGAAACCTTGGAAACCTTGATCACCTTTAGCACCTGTATTACCTTTAGTACCTGTTATACCTTGGAAACCTTGATCACCTTTAGCACCAACATTACCTTTAGTACCTTTAGCACCAACGGTACCTTGAATACCTTGGAAACCTTGATCACCTTTAGCACCAACATTACCTTTAGTACCAGTTATACCTTGGAAACCTTGAGCACCTGTAGCACCTCTATCACCTTTAGTACCTTTGATACCAATAACACCATTTGCACCTTGGAAACCTTGATCACCTTTAGTACCAACATTACCTTTAGCACCAGTTATACCTTGGAAACCTTGATCACCTTTAGCACCTGTGTTACCAACGATACCTTGAATACCTCTGTCACCTTTAGCACCTTGAGCACCAGTGTTACCTTGATCACCTTTAGTACCAATGTTACCTTTAGCACCAGTTATACCTTGGAAACCTTGATCACCTTTAGCACCTGTGTTACCTTGTTTACCTTGTACACCAATAACACCTTGTTCACCAGTATCACCTTTAGCACCTTGAGCACCTGTGTTACCAACAACACCTTTAGCACCAGTTATACCTTGGAAACCTTGATCACCTTTAGCACCTTTACCACCATCAGCTCCAGCAGCTCCAGTATTTCCTTGGAAACCTCTATCGCCTTTGTCGCCTTTGTCGCCTTTTAAACCAGTTTGACCTTGGAAACCTTGATCACCTTTAAGACCTTGCTCACCTCTGTCTCCATTGGCACCAGTTTTACCTTGAACACCTTGAATACCTTGTTCACCAGTATCACCTTTAAGACCTTGGTAACCTAAATCACCTTTATCACCTGTTCTTGCGAACGTTACTATTAATTCTTCATTTGCTGAGAATACATTAGCTGCAGAAGCATATAATGTGTTACCAACTACTTGGAAATATGTATTAACCTCTTGTAAAGAAGAGATTGTAAATAACATATATTGAGAAGAATCTAATTTATTAGAAATTCTAATATGACCTTTAATTGTAGATGTAGAATCGTCAATAGTTCTTAAGTATTGCTGAACGTCATTGTTAGTTGCATTTAAATCATCAATGTTGATTTGTGTTGCACTTCCAGCAGCGTCAGTGTTAAGACTAATATATCCTGCACCCGGATCGCCTGCGGTACCAGAATTAAATTTATAGTAGAATGTTGCTCCACCAAAATTACCTTCAGGACCTTGGAAACCTTGATCACCTTTGTCACCTTTGATACCTCTATCACCTTTGTCACCTTTGAAACCTTGATCTCCTTGGTCACCTTTAGCTCCAGTGTTTCCTTGGAAACCTCTTTCACCTGTATCACCTTTTAAACCAACATCTCCTTGATCACCTTTAGCTCCAGTATCTCCTTGGGCACCGACTTTACCATCAATACCTTGGAAACCTCTATCACCTTGATCACCTTTAAGACCTCTTTCTCCTTTGTCACCTTGGTCACCTTTGACACCAACGATACCTTGGAAACCTCTGTCACCTTTATCACCTTTAAGACCTCTGTCACCTTTAAGACCAGTATCTCCTTGGTCACCTTTAAGACCTGTTTCACCAGTATCTCCTTGATCACCTTTAGCACCTGTATCTCCTTGGTCACCTTTAGTTCCAGTTATACCTTGGAAACCTTGATCACCTTTATCGCCTTTAAGACCTATATCACCTTTAAGACCAGTTTCACCAGTATCTCCTTGATCACCTTTAGCTCCAGTATCTCCTTGGTCACCTTTAGTTCCAGTGTTTCCTTGGAAACCTTGAATACCTCTGTCACCTTTAAGACCTGTTTCACCTTGTTCACCAGTGTCACCTTGATCACCTTTAAGACCTTGATCACCAGTTACACCTTGATCACCAGTTATACCTTGGAAACCTTGATCACCTTTAGTACCAACTTTACCGTCAATACCTTGATCACCTTTGTCACCTTTAAGACCAGTTTCACCATTAGCACCAGTATCTCCTTGATCACCTTTTAAACCGGTGTCACCTTGATCTCCTTTAAGACCAGTGTTTCCTTGGAAACCTTGAAGACCTCTGTCACCTTTAAGACCAGTTTCACCTTGTTCACCAGTTTCACCAGTTTCACCTTGAATACCTTGATCACCAGTTGTACCTTGATTACCAGTTATACCTTGGAAACCTTGATCACCTTTGACTCCGATACCATCGACACCTTGGAAACCTTGATCACCTTTGTCACCTTTAAGACCTGTTTCACCAATATCTCCTTGATCACCTTTAGCACCAGTATCTCCTTGATCACCTTTAATACCCGTATCTCCTTGGTCACCTTTAGCACCTTGTATACCATCATCACCAATAGAACCCTGAACACCAGTTTCACCTTGAGCTCCAATAACACCTTGGTCACCAGTTATACCTTGGAAACCTTGAATACCTTGATCACCTTTAGCACCAACGTCTCCTTGGTCACCTTTAAGACCTGTTTCACCAGTATCTCCTTGATCACCTTTAAGACCTGTATCTCCTTGATCACCTTTAGCACCAACTTTACCGTCAATACCTTGGAAACCTTGATCACCTTTAGCACCAGTTTCACCAGTTATACCTTGGAAACCTTGATCACCTTTAGCTCCAGTATCTCCTTGGTCACCTTTAAGACCTGTTTCACCAGTATCTCCTTGATCACCTTTAAGACCTGTTTCACCACGATCACCGACTTTACCGTCAATACCTTGGAAACCTTGATCACCTTTAAGACCTTGTTCACCGTCAGCACCAACAGCACCTTGAGCACCAATAGCACCTTGAGCACCAGTTTCACCGATTATACCTTGGAAACCTTGATCACCTTTTTCACCAGTTTCACCTTGTTTACCATCAGCACCAATATCTCCTTGGTCACCTTTAAGACCTGTTTCACCAGTATCTCCTTGGTCACCTTTAAGACCTGTTTCACCAGTATCTCCTTGATCACCTTTTTCACCAGTTATACCTTGGAAACCTTGATCACCTTTTTCACCAGTGTCACCTTTTAAACCAGTTTCACCTCTTAGACCTGTTTCACCAGTATCACCTTTTAAACCAGTGTCACCTTGATCACCTTTTAAACCGGTGTCACCTTGATCTCCTTTAAGACCAGTTTCACCTTGAATACCTTGGAAACCTTGAGCACCTACTTTACCTTCAATACCTTGTTCTCCTGTATCACCTTGATCACCTTTAAGACCTGTTTCACCAGTATCTCCTTGGTCACCTTTAAGACCTGTTTCACCAGTATCTCCTTGGTCTCCTTTAAGACCTTGATCACCTGTTTTACCTTGAATACCTTGTTCACCTCTATCTCCAGTTGCGCCTGTATCGCCTTGATCTCCTTTAAGACCAATGCCACCTTCAACACCTTGAGCACCAGTTAAACCTATATCACCTTGTAAACCTTGATCACCTGTTATACCTCTATCGCCAGTTTCACCGTTGTCTCCTTGAAAACCTTGAACTCCAGTTGCACCTTGTGCACCTTCATTGCCAGCTCCTTGAGAACCTTGATAACCTTGACTACCAGAAGTACTAATAAATGGATTTGCCATGTTTTAATAATTTATTTTTTTTAGTCGTCTAGATTACTTTTGTCGTATACTACTTCAAACTGATCAGTTCCAGCAAGCTCATAACCTGCAAGAGTTCCGTTCCAGTAAAGTGTATCTCCAGCATCTAAGTCAGAAGCAGGAACAGCAGTTGCACCACCGTCTCTTGAGAAATATACGTCTCCGTTTCTATCATTATAAGATTCGTCAAGTGCTATACCGTTTAAGAATACTTGAACTGTTGAATCTTGGAAAGGAGTATACGTTAGTGTAAGTCCTGTTGATGAGTAATTACCTGAAGTTACAGCAGAGAACGAAGTCTGTGTGAATTCTTCTGGTTGAATTAGGTCTGTTGGCGACTGCGATGGTCTCCATGGAAGAACATGACCCACTGTTTCTGTTAATGCTTGTAAAACAGGATTGCTGTATGCAAAACCTGGATCACCAGTATTAACGTAATCTTCTAAAGTACCGTTACCTGAGTTATCTACAACGTAGAAATCTCCGGGAACTAACTGGTCCAATTTAGGCCATGCTGAAACGTTAATAGTTCCAACTTGCACAGCGATAAAATTGTCCGCGTCTACAATAGATTCGATGATTAATCTTCCTAGCTTGTTAGCAGTGCTTGAATCAGCTAACACCCATCTAGAACCCACATAAGCTATAACAACTCCAGCAGAAAAACCGTGGTCTTCCTGTGTGTAAGCTGATTTAAGCGAACCTGATTCAATGCTGGTGTTAATAAGATCAAGAGCAGCCTGTAAGCCGTCAATTTGCTTGATTTTAATTAATGACATGAATAGTTACATTTTTTTTTATTTATTTTAAATGTGGAATAATTCCACTCAATCTTATATATTATAAATTGATGGGATAAAGGTCCCAGAATCTATAGTATAAGATATTATTTTACGTATTAAAAATCCCACTTATCTGTAAAGTGACATCTTACGTATGTTGGTCGGTTCATTACTGCTCCGCCTTTATGATTTTCTCTGAATCTTACGTTGAAATCTGAATCTTCACTTACGTTACCCCAAGTATCTCTCCATAAAACAGATGCAGATGGTTTATGCATAAACAACCAAGGACTCATTACTACTAAACCTTCCTTTATTCTTGTTATGTTCCACTTTCCTTCAACATCTGGAAGTTCTTCACCATATTCTGTAGAATCTTCAAATGTTTTATCGTCTTTAAATTTCATTACTTCGTTATCGTACCAAGATCTGTTAATCCACCAATTAGCGTCAGGGTTTTTATTAAACTCTATCATTAGGTGTAGTGTATGTTCTTCTAATAACATATCGTCTGAATCCATATATGTAATTAAATTTCCAGTTGCGGCTCCTACTCCTACTCTACGAGGAAAACCTCTATAATATTTGTTGCCTTCTTCGTTTTGCATATATGTACTCATTTCTTTTGAGTTTCTAGAAACGTATATTAATCTTATGTTATCTTCAGTTTGAAAATGAGCATCATATAGTGACTTTGTTTCCATGCAATTGTCTGCTACTATTATTAATTCACAGTTTTTATATAATTGATTTTGAAAACTCTGGACTGCTCTTAAAAATTTAGAATGTGAATCTTTCCTAGATCCTGGATAATTACCAAGATATGATTGCATGATAATACTAATCTTTGGCTTTGCAGCCGCTTCAATTACTTCTTTTAATTCCATTATTTATTATGTTTATTTATATAGGTTTGTTGACCAGTCATATTCGTTTGATAGAGCATGTTTTCCTGGTTCAAAAATATTCTCTATTAGTTTTTTATATGTATCTACGATGTTAGGATTTGTTGTAAGATATCTTGAAAGAACCTTTGTGCTTTTTGCTGTATATTCCTTTTCTATCTCATCATGATGATTTAATACATTCTCTAACATCTTTGCAGCTGACACTGTATCGAATCCTTTATAATAATACCCTGCATCCTTTATCATTGTTGCGTTATGAACTAAAGGATATCCAAAATAAAGAGCGTCTAAATATGCATAGTTTAAAGGATTATCCCATTGATGTGAAAGAACTATATCCGTTTTCTCAGAAAGAAAATTAGTTACTGGGTACCTTGAGCACATTTTTAATTTACCGGAATGAGTTACATCTAAGTGTTTAATGGAACTAATAAAGTATTTACTAGATAATAATCTTTTACCACTTCCTACCCAAAATTCATTGAACGCCTTTTTACCCTTTTTTCTGTATAGTTCTTCTACCATCATGATAAGAGGCATACAATATTTAACTACATTCATATTAGGTTCCATTGAAGATAGGTTCATATCTTCTGCATTCTTGCCTCCTTTATAGAATGCGTCTTTCATACCATTTCTGACGTTTTTAGAATTTTCTTCTTTTATAAACTTAGGACTCCATACAAATGGAACCACTTTAACCTTGTCAGCAGAAAGCCTTCCCATTGTTTGATAGTATGATCTATTTTGATATTCCTGCTGTGGAATAAACCATGCTTCATCGTGGCCATGCGTCCAATTACTTACAGATTCTTTAGAATCAAATAAGACTCTTTCCATATCTATAATATAATTATTACCGCAAAAGTATTTAATAATCTTAATTTTAGGATTCTTTTTTCTAACGGCGACTGTTTGCTCGGTACTAAATGAAGTTCCTAGAAGTATTAATAAATCCGTTGAATTTACTTTATCTGCATATTTATAAATAGGATATTTAGAAGTGTCCCAATCTACCTTTGACAGATCTTTAACTTTATTACTAGTGTCTAACGCATATACACTATGATCTCCTATTTCAGAAAGAGTTTCAATTAAATTTAATACATTTAATTTGATTCCATTTATCCAAAGAGATTCATTATCCTGTTGTAATCCTAGTGTAATTCCAATGTTCATGTTAAACCGATATTTTGTTTTACTATATATTTTAAATAAAAAAGGCTCCTCTTCCGAGGAGCCTTTAATCAATTAAGCATTAAGCTAATAATTTAAACCGAAGTTTAGATTATAGTTTTATACCCATAACTTGAACTTTGTCCTTAGCATCAACGTCATAAGCTAATAAGCCTGTGAAATCGATATCAGTTCCACCTGTACATCTGAAGTCAACGAATACACCGTTTACATAAACAGTTAAATCATCGTTAGTTCCGAATGCAACTGGCTGAGGTAAAGTAAATAAGTTAGTTGCAGTAAATACTGCAGTTTGTCTTAGGTACGTACCACCTTCTTCAACAGCTACTTCTAATGAATCGATAGATGCGTTTATAACATTTACCTCTCCGTTAGTTGTTGCTATCTCAGCAGCTAATTCAGCAGATAAAGCAGATTCAACAGAACCAGCTCTTGTGATTTCAGCAGCTAAGTCACCTTCAACACCTAATACTCTAGTGTCGATTGAAGTGATGTCACCAGCTAATTCACCGTCAACAACCTCTAAAGAATTAACTGAAGCAGTTAATAATAAGTTGTCAGCGTCGTTAGCGTCGATCTGTGCTTTTAACTTAGCGTCTTCACCAGCTCTATCTTCTTTTTCTTGCTCGATAGCAATCGCTAGATTGTTATCAACAGCTTCTAAAGAATCGATAGATCTGTCTTGTGCGATTTGCTCAGCGTTAGTTGAAGCGATTTCAGCAGCTAAAGCAACTTCTAAAGAATCAACAGATGCGTCAGTTCTTACTACGAATGCAGCAAAAGCATCATCATTTTCAGTATCAACAGAGTTGATTAAAGAAACGATTTCAGCGAATGAATCTTTGTCAGCAGTTGAAGCTTCTAAGATTGCATCGATTCTACCTTTTTCTGTAGCGATGTCAGATGCTAATTCACCATCAACAACCTCTAAAGAGTTTACAGATAATGTTAAGTTAGCGTTGTCTAAATCGTTAGCGTCGATTCTAGAACCTAATGCTAAATCAGCAGCAGCTCTTAATCTTGCTTCCTCTTCGATAGAAGATGATAAACCAGCGTCAGCAGCTTCTAAAGAATCAATAGATGCGTTTTGAACAGCTTGCTCAGCAGCAGTTTCAGCGATCTCAGCAGATAATTCTGCAGATATCTTACCTTCCATTGCAGTTGCTCTGTCGATTTCAGCTTGTAAGTCACCTTCAACACCAGATACTCTAGTGTCTAATGAAGTGATGTTACCAGCAAAACCATTGTCAACAACTTCTAATGAATCGATAGATGCGTTAACATTGATAAAATCAGCGTTAGTTGCAGCGATCTCTGCGTTTAAAGCAGCTTCAATAGCATTTTCTCTACCAGTTGCTCTTTCGATTTCAGAAGCTAAGTCACCTTCAACACCTAATACTCTAGTGTCTAATGAAGTGATGTCACCTTCTAAACCAAGAATGTCAGAGTCATTGCTTGTGATTTGTCTCTGAAGATCAGCATCAACTAATTCTAATGAATCGATTGACTTATCTGTTCTTAGTACGAATGAAGCGAATGCATTGTCATTTTCAGTATCAACTGCGTTGATTAAAGAAACGATTTCAGCGAATGAATCTTTGTCTGCTTCTGCAGAATCTAAGATTGCATCTACTCTTTCTTTTTCTGTTACGATCTCAGCCGATAAAGCAGTATCAACAGCTTCTAAAGAAGATACTTCACCTGCGATGAAAGTCTCTAAAGAGTTTACTGATGCGTCTACTGTATCAAATCCTTGTTTGATGTCCCATACGTTTGCAATTTTTACATTGTCAGACGATACAACATTTGCCCATGTGATTGAACTTAGAAAGTCAGAAATTTGTTTTGAACGAATTTGTGCCATATTATTTATATAATTATTTTTTGCACACCCTACATTATTGTAGGATTGGATTATATATTAATACGTTTATTCGTGGGGGGTAAAAAAGTATATAATATCTTAATAAAATTAATTAAATTTTACGTATTTACGTTTTTACGTTTTTCTTATAATACTAAGATAATATATTATTAAGAATAAGATTCGTAGAATAAAGAGACTCTATCTTCATCAGTGAGCTCATATCCCGCGACTATCGAGTTAAAGATTAATTCATCACCTACTCGGATATCTTGGAATGTTCTAGCAGTAGTTCCTCCATCTGATGAAAAGTAACCATCTAGGTTTTTAGTTCCGTCTCCTAATGAAATAGAAATACCATTAATTTCAACGTCAATGTATTGGCCATCTTGCGGTGTAACCGATAATATGATTCCAGTTCTAGATACATTTCCAGATGTATTATTTGGAATTAATTCTTTATCTAGTACTGTGCTAGATTTCTTACCTAGATCAGTTGAAGATAATGCTGAACCATATACATCTAGTTTAAATGAAACTTCGTCCGTAACTAGCCAATTATTTTTATATACACCAGGTCCTTCAGTCGACATTTCGTGAGATACTATAACCTGTATTGCATCATCGATGTCGTCAATACATTCTCCAGAAGAACAGTTGATTCTGTACCAGTCTACTACATTAAAAATAGAATATTGAGCGGTATCGCTTCTGTTTATTAATGTAATCGTACCTTCAATTCCATCTTTATCTATTCTGTTAATTAAAAAGTTTTCTAAAACACTTACTCTAATTCCATCGTAGTCACTATTCATAAATGTCATTTTAGTTACTAGACCAGGGGATCCTGAATCTAAAGATAAGCTTCCTTGTCCAATAGGAACTGAACCATCGATATGTTGAACTTTATAATATGGATCCATGGACGAAGATACACCTATTCCCGAACTTCTTTGAGTAGATTTATACAGAGAAGGATCGTGTCTGTTTTCATTAAATAAAATAGATCCAATTTCCATGTTAGGTAAAGAATAAACCTTAGTAGGTTCTATTCTAGAATTAGTCACTACTATGTTTACGTATATTTTTCCAGCAGGAAGATTTAATGTTTGTAGTTTTGATAATTCAAATTGAAAAACAGCCTGTGTAGTTGGATCGTCATTTACTAATATAAGATCTCCTGAAACTCCGTATACTCTAGGCATTGAATATTGTGCGATTAAATCAGACGATTCATCTAATAAATTCATAGTAAATGTAGAATATAGTGATGTATTAAGATTTCCACCTACCCTATCTCTATATAGTTTTACTGTGTAGACTTGTGAGTCTCCCTGTATAACATCTATTGTGTTATCAATATATCCAATAATATCTTCTTGCGTAACCTGTGGCATTTTTAAACTATTTTGTTTTTATAAACTATATATCTTGATTAATTTGCTCTTAAATGATTGTAAAGCTTAAATTTTAATACTGGCAATACCCTTTCATTCATATCGAATTCTGAATTAACACTGCATCTAAAAAACCTATAATCAGAACTTTCATCTTGTACCTTTGTAATAAAAAGAGAAATTGCTCTTATATCATACACTGTTTCTCCTTCATATTTTAGATTTAAATCTTTCCAGTTTTCTGTCAATAAAGAAGGAACTTTAAAAGAATATATTTGCATGATATCTTCAGGAGTTTTCACTAAAGCATATCCTAGTTTTTTAGTTCTTTTAATATCTGGAATTTCTGTAATGTTAATAGCCTTCTCGACTAATCTAAATACTACCCTTACATTTTTATGTATATCTTCTAATATATCTATAGCTTTATCACAAAGCTTATACATGTCTTCTATATGTTTATCTCCTTCTGGATATTCATATTCTAAAGACATTGTGTCAAGGTTGATTCCCTTGAGAACTCTTAAATTAACGTCTATCTCCTCCTTCCTGTGCTTAATTTTATACATTTCAAGTAGATGATCTTCTACTTCATCGAGTATGGATATTAAGCCTCCATCTTTGAGAATCTTATTAAAAGTGTTCTCAGCTGCTAAGAGTTTATAGTATTTTAATTCAAAATCATGAGGCTCGATAGTGAGCCAATTTGGATCTAATACATTCATGGAATATTTATCTAAAATTCCACGCGTGTATTTTATTTTTTAGAAGATGTCTTCTTTTTAGAAGCTTTTTTAGGTGGAGTTTGTTCGGTTGGAATAACTGCTAATCCCCATTGTAGAATAAACCACTGTGCTTCTTTCTCAGCTTGTTTGATGTCTAATCCTAATGTGTTAACAACAGTTTCTGTAATATGCTTTATAAACTTTTGCTCTTTTTCTTGAGTAGTTTTATATTCCATATACCATTGTGGATTGTCCTTAACATCATCATAGGTTACCCCATGATCTTTTAATTGATGATTGATTAGCTCAATAAATAATTCTCTTTCAATGTCTCTGTTTCTCATAATGATAGTATTGTAATTAGTGCATCCATATCCTGTAACCTAATCCATTCGTCATAGGTTAAAGAGATCATGGTGAAGTCTTTTGCCGGTGTATTTAAAAATTCAAACTCTTTCGTCGTCTCCGAAAAAGGATCACTTAATATCTTATTAAGAGAGTCTAAATCTTGCGTTTTTACGTAAATATGAATTTTCATATAATTTATATATTAAGATTTCCCGATGATTTCGTCAATAATACCATAAGCTTTAGCTTCTTTTGCATTTAACCAAAAGTCTCTAGTCGCATCTTTCATTACTTCGTCAGCTGGTTTTCCACAATATTCTCCTAAAAGATTAAATAATTCTTTATTTACTTTTTGCCATTCTTTCCAATCTATTTCAGCATCTTGAATATTACCATTAAATCCACCAGAGGATTGGTGTAACATTGTAGTAGAATGTCTAAGTGAAGATCTTTTTCCCTTAGTTCCTGCTCCTAATAAAACAGAACCCATTGATGCAGCCATACCAGTATTTACTGTTTTAATATCTGACTTAATGTAATCCATAACATCAACCATTGAAAGTCCACTTTTAACACTTCCACCTGGAGAATCAATATGCATCGTAATATCTGTTCCTCCAACTGAGTCTAAAAACATCAACTGTGCTTGAACAATCGTAGACATATTATCATTAACAGGTCCTGCAACCCATAATAACCTATCCATCATTAATCTAGAAAAGATATCCATCTGAGTAGCTCTTAACTCTCTTTCTTCTAAGATATATGGAGTTAACGAGTTTTCAATCTGCTTCTCATAGTAATTTAATTTAGATGATGAAACATTATGATCACTCATCGCATACTTTTCAAATTCTTTTCCGTAATTCATATAATTCTTTGTGTGTATTATTTTAATATTATATTAAGTTATCCTTAAATGTTTCAACATAAGAATAAGTATTATCAGATTCGGTATCATCTCCTTGTGTTATTAGATTATGATTAGTCATATACACTTGCATGTTTTTGAATTGATAATTAATCCATACGTCAACTGGGCCGACAATAGGCAAACCTTCTAATAATTTCTTAGCTCCTTCGTATGTTAATACATAACCAGATAACCACCATACTCCATTATATAACCGTGATAGATTTTGGGAATGAGGATCCCATGTAAATCCAAATTGATTTGGCAAACTAGAAAGATACAATAAATCCCAATCATTAGGAAGTTCTTTTTCAAATATGCTTTCTATTTTATCTTGAAATTTATGACAAAATTCAAAGTCATCTTCCATTATGAGGGTGACTGGTGTTTTATTCTCTACAATTTCTTTCCAAATTCTATAGTGTGAAAATGCGATTCCAGTTTCAGCAGAAGAACATAATATCTTATTATTTCTTTTTAATTTATTTTTCATTCCGGGAGAAGGATCTATTTCCCAGTGAAATGAAAATGGATATTTGTTAATGTGTATTTTTTTAGAAAACCACTTTATTCTTTTTCCTTCTATTGCGTCAAAGAATCTTAAATGATCTAGTAATGTTTTACGTCCCTTTAGTTTTTGGGAAGATGCTCTCTTCTCTGCTATTTTTAATCTATCTTTCCTGTATGCTAGATGAATAACTACGGTGTCGTCAATATACTTAGTCCATTCAATTCTTTTCTGTCTCTCGAATACTCGTAAGAGTCGAGAGAACCATTTTGATGTGGTTCTAGCGACTCTATTAAATCCTTCAAGCCCGTACTTCATTATTGAATTTATATTCTATTTAGCAAGTCTGTGATGTGTTTACATTTTTCGTAATTTTCTCTTTCTTTAAAAAATTCTAGAGATTTTTGCAAAGACTTATTATATCTATCTTCATCCAAGAGGGATTCATACTCATTTCCTTGTTCATCTATCAATTTACATAGTATATTTCCTTTCATTGATATTCCATCAATAGTATCTTCTATGTGTTGTACGATATTTAAATGAAAACCGACAATGTCATCTATGCCATCTTCCAAGGAACCCAGTTCCATCGTCCTAGTGTTAATCCTGAATTTCGGGTATTCCATCCTTTCCTATGAGTTCTTCTTCATTAATAATACCTGCGAATGATTCTAGAATTTGTCTGAATTCTTTCTGTGTAGGTTTTTCAGTTTCTATAGTCTCGTTTACTTTTTCTATAAAGGATAATCCATGATCTGTTAATAGCATCTTACCCGCTTCAATGGTAAAGAATGGTTGATCTATTATCATTGCGTATTGTGTAGAATCTTCTATAATTTCTTGTTGAATTTTAGCTGCTAATTCGAAGTGTCTTTCGTAGAAATGAGAGTTATCTGCACAATGGTAATATACTCCTAGGTCTAGTTCAGGGTATGTGTCTTTTAACCATAGATGAACATGTTGGTGAACGAATGCAAAGAAAGGTGCGTCAAACGTTAATCCATAGAACACATCATTAGATCTCATTTGAACTTTCATATTCAATTGATTATTTCTAATAAAGAAATTTAAGTACATAGTACATACAAAATCTTTATTACCTTCAAACTGAAATTTGGGTTGATTAAGAAATGCTATCGCCTGTCTCGTGTTTTGATCCGCTTTTAATGAATCTACAACCCATTCTAATTGTTCATTAAATAATAGTGAACCGTAGTTTGAGTTAATTTCATTTGAATTAGGATTAGTTAATGTAGACCAGAATCCTGAAAATTGACCTATATAATCTACATCGTTATCTTTTCGTAGATACCATGTTAATTCACCTGCAAAGTATTTCCAGTTGAATTTTCTATTTTCAAAATTAGCAATAGGCATGTAAGGATCTATAGGTAAAGTTGTAAGGGCTAATTCCTTTACTTTCATATCACGTGGTTGTGATACACTTCCTATATCGTCTATGTTTGTAATTGTTTTTGAGAATTGACTTGAAAAATTCATTTAATAAGTTATTAGTTTATTATTATACTACTTTTTAATAGAAAGTTTATCTTCTTTCTTCGTATGATTGATTGTGTACACCTCGTCTCCTCTAACTATTTCTCCTTTAATAATAGCATCCGCTAAAAGATCTTCAATGTAAGTTTGAACCGCTCTCTTCAAGGGTCTTGCACCATAATCAGGATCATATCCTTTTTCTGCTAAGAATTCCTTTGCTTGCTTAGTAACTTTAATATTATATTTCTGATCAAACATTCTAATTACCAGGTGTCTAACTTCAATATCAACAATTTGAAGAATATCTTCATGCTTTAATTGGTCGAATAATACTACATCATCTAATCTATTTAAAAATTCCGGTGCAAACTTATTTTTAAGTTCCTTTGCGATGATAGCTTCAGTGTGTGCTTTTCTTCCAGCGATTGAAGATTTCTTAGTTTCAAATCCAATACCCGTTCCGAACTCACTTACTTTTTTAGCACCGACATTAGATGTCATAATGATAATCGTATTCGTAAAGTCAACTGTTCTTCCTAATGAATCTGTTAATCTTCCTTCGTCTAATACTTGTAGTAAAGTATTGAATACATCAGGGTGTGCTTTTTCAATTTCATCGAAAAGTACAACCGAATAAGGTCTTCTTCTAACCTGTTCTGTTAATTGACCGCCATCTTCATGACCAACATATCCAGGAGGAGAACCAATTAATCTTGATACTGCAAACTTTTCCATGTATTCGCTCATATCAATTCTAATTAAATGATCTTCTGATCCAAAGTAATAATTAGTAATCGCCTTTACTGTTTCTGTTTTACCAACACCAGTTGGTCCTAAGAACATAAAAGAACCTATAGGTTTTTTAGCAGATGATACACCAGTTCTTGATCTTTTAATTACCTTAGAGAGTGCGTCTACTGCTTGATCTTGTCCAATAATCATTTTCTTAAGCTCTGTTTCCATTGCTAGGATTATTTTACTTTCATCACCTGTCATTCTTGTTACAGGAATTCCTGTTGCTTGTGAAATAGTTTCAGCAATATCTTCGGCTGTTACTTTTTTCTTTTTATCTCTTAGTGACTTTTCCCATGCAGATATTTTCTTTTCAATTAAATTCTTAGATTGAATTTCTTTATCTCTAAAGTGAGCAGCTTTTTCATAGTCTTGTTCTTCAACTGCCTTTAATTTGTCAAGTGTTAAAGCTTCTACCTCAGTCTCCGCTCTTTTAATATGCACAGGTACTTTGATTTCGCTTAAGTGAACTTTTGCACCTGATTCATCCATTAAATCAATAGCCTTATCAGGAAGTTCTCTACTTGTAATATACCTTGTAGAAAGAGAGACACATGCTTCTAGTGCATCATCAGTATATTCAACTGCATGATAATCTTCATAGTTTCCTTTAATTCTTTGTAAGATTTCGATAGTATCTTCCTCGCTAGGTGGATCTATAAATACTTCTTGGAATCTTCTAGTAAGTGCACCATCATCTTCAATATTTTCTCTATATTCATCTAAAGTAGTTGCACCAATACATTGTACTTGTCCTCTCGCTAATGCAGGTTTTAATATATTTGAAGCGTCTAAAGATCCACTAACACCACCTGCTCCAACGATTGTATGTAATTCATCGATAAAAACAATGATGTCTTTGTTATTCTTTAATTCCTCAACGATAAGTTTCATTCTTTCTTCAAACTCACCTCTATATTTTGTACCTGCTACGATATTAGAAATATTGATAGAAACTATTCTTTTCTTTAAAAGAGTTCTTGCTACTTTCTTATCTACGATTCTTTGTGCAATCGCCTCTACTAACGCAGTCTTACCTACACCAGGATCTCCTAAAATAATAGGATTATTCTTCTTTCTTCTCGATAGGATTTGGCAAATTCTATACACTTCTTTTTCCCTTCCGATAATAGGATCTAGATTTCCTTTTGCAGCTTCAGCTGTTAGGTCTTCTCCATACTCATCAACGTAAGGTGTTTTTCTTTTACCGCCTTTTCCTGGATTTTCAAATTGTTCTGCCATTGTAGAATTTAATTGTTATACTTATTTTACTCCGTTTTTAGGAATTGTTTATTTTGACAGATTATCTGCGGCTGCTATTGCAGGTAAGATATCTGGCTTTATTCTTACTTTAATTCCAAGAGACTTAACATAACCTATCGCAGCGTTAACTACTTTATTAGAAGCGTGTTGTTCTTGGTGGTTGAGGTCTAAATCAATTGTATGTATATTTATCCCATTATCCCGAAGATATTGTGTAACTTCGACGGATCTTTCAACTTCTCCCCATAACTTTCTCCACATATCTCGAATAGGTTCTACCTTTTCCTTCTTATAAAGAACATGGCATCCAGTATTTCCAACATGAATTACAACCGTGCTTACGTATGTTGTAAACTCACCCTTTACATGTGAATCACATCCTACGTAAATTCGAATTGAATTATTGGAATTTCTTTTTATGTATTGTTTCAGATATGTCGCTAAATCAATTTGCGACTTATCAGCAAGTCTTCTGAACTTCATCTATTATATTTATTAGAAATTGGTGGAGTCGGTATTCTTAGAAAACTTATTATGATACTCTGTAATTTTAGACACTGCTTCTTCTGCAGTATCAACTACTCTAAATAAATCAAAATCTTTTTGACATATTGCACCATGTTTCCATAAAGTATTTTGCATCCAATCTACGAGACCTTCCCAATAATCTCTACCTACAAGAACAATAGGATATTTTACATTATGTCCGCATTGTGCAAGTGTTATGGCTTCGAATAACTCATCTAAGGTTCCAACACCTCCTGGGCAAATAACAAATGCCTGTGAATATTTAAGGAACATTACTTTTCGTGTAAAGAAATATCTGTTCTCGACTCCTAAATCAACGTAATCGTTCATGCTAGCTTCGAATGGTAATTCAATTCCAACACCTATACTTTTACCTAATGCTTCATGTGCTCCTTTATTTGCAGCTTCCATAATTCCAGGACCACCTCCTGTGATTACACCAAACCCTGCTTCAACGAGAAGCTTTCCAATTTTCTCAGCTTCTTTATACATTGGATTTGTTGATAATGTTCTAGCGCTTCCAAATACAGAAACACAAGGACCTAATTCATTAAACGTATCAAACCCCTTTGTGAATTCTCCCTGAATTCTTAGAATCTGCCAAGCATCTTCAGATTTTCTATTGTTACTCATTATGTGTTTTGATTATGTGAATACTTTAATATTATACTAAGATATTCCTAAAAGTTTAGATAAAAAAAGACCAATTCGTTAGAATTGGTCTTAAAATAAATTATTTCTGTATAGCTATTCGTTCAAGTTTAAATATAAAACTTATGGTTTATATATCAATGTTATTTGGGTGAAATGTAATATTTTAATAAATTAGTAGAATAAAATGATAATATCAAAATATCATATTATCATAATTTTAGAATCTTAAAATATCTTATTATTTTAATCTAATATTATTTACTGATCTTCCAGTACATCTCCAACATAAAGAAGCTGTTGTATCTGTGCCAACCTCGGACCATTCGTCGCATTCTCCGTTCTCTGGTGCAAATTCAGAATATTTACTCATAGTTGGTTTTGAGTTTTGACATATCATCATTCTCATACCATTTACGTCTTTGGTTTTCCAATGTGTTGTTTTCTTAGCCATTTTAGTTTGTATTAATCTTATCATAATATTAAGTTATTATAATAGGTCTTCGTCTTCTTCATCTTTAAAATCTAGATCTATTTTAAAATTCTGCATTTGTGTATACAAATCGTCTAGTATATGTGCAGCTACTAAAAAATTAACAGTAATTCCTATTGAAAAGATCCATCCAAACGACCATCCTGATATCCATGCAATGAATGAAGATACGAGAGCTATTAATACAGCTGGAATTGCAAAGATAGCTGCAATGACACTAACGATTAGTGCACAGTATATCATTTTTGATAAGACGTTATTCATATTAAAAGTTTAAGTTAATCCTTTAATATTATACTCTAATAATCTTAATTGTTTCAATTACCCTTTTTTCTTGAAGGAGGAGAGCTTGAACGAACAGGTGTCGAAGATCTTGTATTAGATGGACGAGAATTATTAATCACAGGTCTATTATTATTAGATGGACGAGAATTATTGTTAAACGTTGGGCGATTATTTCTCACTGGCGGTTTTTCTCTAATAATTCTTGGCCTAGTGTTTGTATTATTAGAGTTGTTCTCGGGTCTCTGATAAACTCTTACTCGTGTGTTATTATTTCTATTCGGACTATTATTGATGATAACCTCATTGTTCCTAGTATTATTAGTGCTTCTTCTAGTAGTCGTACTTCTAGTTCTTCTTCCATTATTTACTTCAGTTCTAATACTTGAACGTCTGCCATTAATATGCACTGTATTTGTTCTGCCACTTCTCCAACCTGGGATTCCATAGACGTTATTACCATAATACGGCCATCCTCCATAATAATTATTAAAGTGTGAACCATACCATCCATAATGGTTTCCATATCCCCAGCCATGATTATTCCAACCATAGTAGATTCCATATCCCCATCTATCATATCCAAATGGTGACCATCTATGAGGAGAGCCCCAAGAATTCCAGCCTGTATAACCCCAAGCCCAATCATTCCACATCTGATCTCTATTCCAGCTCCAATAATAATTATTCCATCTAGAATCGTATTGTCTTCCTAGTAATCTATTATTCCAATCAAATGACCTCGGTTGACTCAATGCGTATTGCGCAAAGTCTAATCTGAAGCTTAGATCTGTTCTTAGTTTATTTCTAAATTGAAATTCGGATAGCGTGTCTATTTTAACATCTCCGAAGTGTTGCATCGACGTCGACACATTGTGCGCCGAAACATCGTTATTTTGATCGTAACCCATCAATCGAAATTGTGTGCTACAAGAGGCTAGAAGAAAGATTCCTAGCATTAGAATTAAGTGGTTTAGTTGTTTCATATACCTTATATATCTCAGATTCCTCTAATTCCTCCTAGGACTTCTTAGTCTTGGAAATTTTTTGAGTTAGGAAATTTTTCTAAATAGTCATCGCCGCCTCTCTATACTCCCTCTAAGTCAGGGGAAAATTTGGAATTGACTTTTAAAAAAACGTATTTTTTCAATTTTATGTTTCTTCAAAATACTCTAATCCAAATATCAATCCATCGCAATTTACTCTAATATAGTATCAGGTCCCCTGTACCGGTAGGTAGTGGGGCCGCTCTCCGAGTCTCTGAGCCCTCAAATGTGTCATACTCAATATAGTCCACTTTTAATAGAGGCAATAACGTGAATGTGCGCTCGTCACCCACCGTCAACGATACTAAAAGCGTCCAACTCTCCCAAGCCCTTCTTGTCTCCTAGTAGATAGTAACGTTGATTAAGAGTGTTTTATTAGTTTAAGACCTCTAAGTCCTTAAACTGCCGCCGCACCTCCGACGACTTAGTGTCATAGTGTGGCTCTTTTTTTGGGTTATTAAAGGGAATAGAGAAGGTCATCTTTGAGACCTTGGAGTCATGTGACGGCTTAGTGAGGGGTGTGCACTGTCGTCGGGGTTTTACCCTTGGACTTAAAGACTTAAGTTATACTGCTAGGTCTCAGAAAAGTTTCATTTATACTGAACTTTTTTTCTCAAAGACTTGGAGGGCTAGTGGGGAGTAAGAGCGACGTGTTCGCGCTTCTTATCTAAATTTAGGTATATTTAGTTTAGGAGTTTTAAAAGATGTAAACGATGTATTGGGTGGTTTCATCTTTACTGGAGGCGGCATTAAGCTCGTCGGCTTCATTGGATCTTTAGGACTCTTCTTTGGTTTACTAGGACTAGGTGAATTATCTGCAGGTTGTTCGGCTGTGTTAGGAGTGTCTTGTGCACTACTCGAAACTTGATTCATCATTCTATCTCGTGCTTTCTGTTTGAAATAGTCTGTAAGGCTGAAACTTGACGTATCTTCTGGTGGTGCAGCTTGATTTTGAGCTTGCTTATCATTTAAATTTGCTTGCTTACTATCTACATGTGTATCTTGCGCTTTGTTCTTGGATTGCTGGTCACTCATTTGTGAATTTTGCTTAGAGTTTTGTGAATCGTTTGATGATAGCGACTTATTATTACTATTTGACATCTGGCTATTATCTGAAGTATGTACTTGTGGAGTATTTACAAATGCATGCGCTTTATTAAATGGAGAATTTAGTTGGTTCATATTCTATATATCACGCATAGGGTATTTTTATTGGTTTTTACACGCTCGAGAATATTTGAGCTTGGGTAACATTGCTTTTCTATATTATTTCTATCTAGGAGCACTCATAGGTATATACTGCTTAAATCACACACGAGACAAGTGGTTGACATTTAGCTAAGTGCTTTTTGACTATTGCTAATTATACAATTAATGTTAGAGCATGCCCCAAGGAAGGTCCCCCTCCCACCACACGTTAATTCGCGTTTTAGTGTGACTACTCGGAGGCCTGTAAAAGCCTATCTAGCTCCTGTTGTAATTTGGGTATTTTTGGGCTATAAGGTGTTTCTAGCTTCAATTTGATGATCTCGGCTCTAATAGCCTCTACTCGTTGTTGTTTACTCTGTTCCATAAGGTATCTATTTGTTTATATAGCTAATATACTAAATTTCTATGACCCGGTATAATATTTGGGCAATTATTTACCAGGGCTTGCCGGTGACTGCCGGTGCTGTCTAGGGCTCTCTGTCTCTCTAGGCTCCTCTGTATTCTAGGGTACTGTTGGCCATCTGGGGACTGTCCACGCTCCAGGTGACTCTGGACATGTCGGTGATCCGGCTTGTCAGGGTTGCTCTGGAGAGCTAGCTCTATAGTGCTTCTATAGGCAACTGTCCAGGAACAGCCCTGGAGAGCTCCCAGGGCTCCCCGGACAGCCCCTGGAGCAAAAAGGCCCCTGGGAAGCCCTGGAGAGCTGCCCTGGGAGCTATTATATAGTGTTGTCTGGAGAAGTTGCATATATGACCTATTCTGGTTTATATTATACGCATATTTAAAGCTTTGTTTCAGTGCCCAGGGGCCTTTTTTCACTTTTTTTCACCTTTTTAACACTTTGGATTTTTATTTGTCAGTTTTTATGATTATATTAGCTATATAAGTTATTTAATTAAAAACACCCCCTATTAAAAATGGATTTTAACTGCCTTAATATTAACGATATCATCACGTTGATCTTTATCTATGAGATGGTAAGCTTTATTTTCGTCCAAACTAGTAATTTTGTGCTGACGATGCTCATGACAAGCCCTAAATACCGTAAATTCATTAAAAAGCATATAATTTGAAAATAAATTGAAAATAAGCAGCCTAGAATTTTTATTTGTCGCCGGAATTGCTTATATTAGTATAGTAATTAGTTAATCAACCTTTAAAAAACACATTTATGAAAAATTACACTTCACGTGCCAACCGTTATCCTAATGGCTACCAGCCTAAAATTGACTATTATCAGGCTAAAATCGCGAATGCTACCGATCGCCTCGAGGTAGACAATATTATCTTCTTCGCCGGGAAGCTTAAATACTTCCTTAATAAACAGGCTGAGGTAGATGCTCGCCTAGAGAAACTTTATTAAAAAAAGTCTGCCCTGGATTTTTTATTGTCGCCGGAATTGCTTATATTAGTATAGTAATCATTAAACAAACAAGATATGTCAGTTAAATTAAACGTTTTACCCTTCCTATTGTCTATTGCAGCCTTTCTCGTTGCCGGTATGACTATTACCTCAACCATTGATAAGTATATTAGCTTTGCTGGTGAACTTAACGCCATGGGCTTCTTTGTAGCTGCTATGATGCTTGGTCTACTAGGCCTGGCAGCTAGTTTTGAAAAGCTACCTAATAAATAATCATCTGGACCAGTAGCTCAGCTGGATAGAGCATCTGCCTTCTAAGCAGACGGTCACAGGTTCGAATCCTGTCTGGTTCACCAATTCTATTTCCTCACTTTAAATTTAAATATGTCTAATATAGTAACAATCTCTGGTGGTAAAGCTTCTGAACAGGCAATCGCTGATGAATGTATTAAATGGTGTATTAAGAAACTATTGCCCCGATATAGAACCCTAAATATAAAGGCTATTATTAAGCCTATGGAAGATCATGGCTGTTGCTATAATCTAAACGACCTCAGCAGGGACTTTAAACTGACTCTTAAAAAAGGCCTTAGTGTCTATGAGCTTATAAGTACCATCTGTCATGAAATGGTCCATGTGAAGCAGTACGCTCGTAAGGAGTTGAGGTGGTGCAATACCCACTATAATGTCATGTGGAAGAAGTCTGTCCATACTAATACTGCCTATGATGACCAACCATGGGAAAAAGAAGCCTATAAACTAGAACACCGACTGGCGGTAGAGTTTTTCACTAACATGACTAGCTCCCTGTAAATTGTTAATAACTTTATGAAAATAAACAGCTAAATATTTTTATTTGTCGCCGGAAATGCTTATATTAGTATAGTAATAATTAATCAATCAAAATAAACAAAAATTATGAAAGTAACATCTTTTGACCGCCCAACCGTTAAAGCCCTTCGTGTAGACCTTGATAGCGCCCTAGCTAAAGTTGCTAAGGAGTATGGTATTGAAATCTCTACTGGTAATATCTCTTTCTCTGGAGATAATTGTTCAATTAAAGTTAAAGCATCTGTCATCGGTGATGGTGGTATGGTAATGACTAAAGAAGCTACTGACTTCGCTCGCTATGCTAAATATGAATTGCCTGGTGTAAAGCTTGGAGATACCTTTATGAATGCTGGTACGGTATATACTATTACTGGCTGGAAATCTAGAGCTCGTAAGAGTCCTGTCTTAGCGAAATCATCCGCTAACGGTGAAACATACCGAGTTCCGGTTTCAATGGTTAAAGTTGGTCTTTAACCTGAAACCTTTTTAATAATTTAAGTATAATATATAAATCAAGTAATAAAAAAACCAGACTATAATGGCAATTACAACACTAAGTTCAAACGTTCTCGATCAACGCAAAATCGAAACCATCAACGCACAACAACTACGAAAAGTAGTTCCCTTCCGTGACGTTCAATTAATTGATACCAAGACTATCGAGTATAAAGGCCAAAGAATCGGCATTACGAGCCAAGCTTTTAAAGGCTTGTTGAGTTTGATCGGAATGAGCCAAGCATTCGCTAAGAAATTCGATAATCTATTTAGCCCTGAAGCTAAGAGTCAATTTATCAATACCATGAAAAATGCAATGGCATCTAATTATGGTAAATTAAACGAAGTAACTCTGATCCTTAACCCAGTGAACAAGAATATCATTGGTATTACTAAAGGTAACGAGCAAACAATATCTAATTCGCAATTCCTTGGAATTACAGAGAACCTCATCGATAAGCATGGTTTCGACGTAACCAATTGGTCTACTGACCCTACTACTGGAATTGTTCGAATTAACGCATTTAACCCAAAAGCTGAATTTGCGGTTAAAGGTCTCTCCGATGAGGTCTTTACTGGAGGTGTTTCCTTCTCTAATTCACCCTTGAAAGGTTTCCAAGTTATGCCTTATGTAAACCGTATGTGGTGTGCTAATGGTCTAACTACCTCACTTGCACAGGAAACATATACTCTAAACTCTCTAGATAATGTAAGTATGGAGAAGTTCCAAGAGAACTTGCAAGCGTTGAGGTCTAACAACTTTGCTCCTGAATCTTTCGGTGATCGAGTTAGAGCCGCTAATAACACTCATGCTTCTGTAGCTGAGATGACTTGGGCTCATAACCAAATCTCGAAACATGCTGGAGAAAGAGCTGAGAACTGGATCCCTCTACAAGAGAATATGAATGCGTACAATAAGATTGATCTTGGCTCTATGGATTCAAATCAAATGAAAGGTGCCAAGACTAATCAATCTGTTTGGTCTGTTATGAATGGCCTAACGCACTTTGCTACTCATGGTAAAGACCTCATCGAATCAAATATGCAAGACTCTGACTCAACACAGTTGATGGTTCAGGCTGGTAACTTCTTCGGTAAGAAATCATTTGACCATGAAAACCACATGCCAAACCCATTTGGTAATCTTAATCAAGATAATCAACGTGGAGCTTTGCTAAACTAATTGACTTAACTTACTCCCTAACCCCCAAGATTGGGCTTCTGAGATGACAAGTGTTCGCTTGCGCAATCGATGAGGTCCTTTCTTATTTTTTAGGGGATAGTAACTTTTCTAATATTTTAAATATAATTACTTATGAAACAACTCTTAACAATCTTATCACTAACCATTCTCCCTTTACTATGCACAGCTCAATTAAATAATAATATCTGGAAGGCTTCTGCCATACAGGGAATTGCCGGCTTCTCGGACGGTGCCAACCAAGCATACTTATATCACTACTATAATAGTGGCAAATTCGAGAAATGGGGGATCAGGCCCAATACCGAGGCTTGGAAGAACAAGTGGGTAGTAGACTCAGATGGTCATGTAAGGGTCGGTGAGGAGCGGTTTTGGCTTTCGAGTAGATCTCTAGTATTCCTTACCGATTTCAACCATGCATCCCGATTCATTAAACACCGGGCCAATGAAGCAACCATGCTAGTATACGCCGTTGGTCATGGTGCCAAGACTAAGAAATGGTATTGGTACCTAGCAGATACCGCAATAATGTTTACAGCTAGATCTATAGGCTTCTATGGTAGCTATAACCTCGTTTTTAAATAAGGGGGGGATTGTTAATAACTTTTGAAAAATAGGCAGCCTAGAATTTTTATTTGTCGCCGGAAATGCTTATATTAGTAGTATACTAATCAAGTTAATTAAAACATCCACATTATGTACATCAAAGAAAATAACCACGCCCTCACTAACGGTCCAACCTTCACAATCGAACAAAACATTGGCGGTAAAATGCACAAATTCCACACTAGCGATTATGGCTTTGAGTGGGATGTAGAATATGACTATAGAGTCGTTACTAAGTGTAGAGCCGGTTTCTTTACTATCTCTGATGGTAAATCTAGTCTTAAAAACCTGGTTAACAGATACCAGAAGAATGCTCTTCATACAATTGAACTTAAGTCTACCCACCCTGGGTCTGATACTTATCTTACTGCCCTGGCTCTTAAAGCTGGTAAATTCGTAACGGTAGCTAATTGTATTATCGAGAATATTGAGATTGGAACCATTCACAGTTCATTCCCTAAGATGGCCGATCATGGTCACTGGAAAGCAATTGGATCTAAGACTTGGGCCGATAACGCCTATAGTCTTGATGTCCATAACTGGTTCTAAAAATAAATCGAAAATAAACAGCTAAATATTTTTTTATCTCAGATATTTTGCTTATATTAGTATAGTAATTAATTAAACATCCACAATTATGCAAAAGTACACCTTTAAAAAATCCGGCAAAGATTACAAACTTGCAAACATCAATTCAAAAGAAACACTTACGGTGGGAACTGATCATCCAAAGCACTCCTGGTTGGCCAAACATTCAGGACGTATAGTAACAATTACAGATACGCGTTGGTCATCTAGTAAAGACTACCAAGGCCACTACAAGCAAACGGTGAGCCCTAGTAAGATGAATATTAAGTTGTCTAAGTTGGACGACCTCAACATTAACCAAGACCTGTTCAAGCCAATGGCTACTGGAACCTCATTTGACAAATTTGTAAGTCAAGATGGTGGTTTTATGCCAGGTTCTAATATCATGGCAGCAGGAGCCCCAGGTATTGGTAAGACTACTGTCCTGTTAGACCTCTTAAGCAACTTGCATGAAGCTGGTAAATCAGTCCTATTCATCTCGGCTGAAATGTCTCAAATCGACATGGCCAGATACCTACAAAGATTCCCTAACTGGGGTCAATTACCAATTCTCTTCCTTGCAGACTATACCGACTCATGTCCAAAGACAGTTATCGAATCCGTACTTAACCAGGGATGGGACCTAGTACTTACCGATTCATACACCGAAGTAAATGACTCTGTAAAAGAAGCCTGTGGTCTAACCCGAGGTAAAACAGAAAAATGGTTCCTTGACCTGATGATCGCCCACAACAAAGGCAAGAATAAACCCAAAAAATACACTACTTTCGTTACTATCTTGCAATTATCAAAAGGTGGCCAGTTCGTTGGATCAAATAAACTAAAACACATGACCACTTCGATGATGCACTTAGACTGGGATGGCCAAGAAAACTCTGGTAGAAGGTATATGGAGTTCTCAAAGAACCGAGTAGGCCAAGTAGGTAAAAAACTGTATTTTGACCTAGAAGGTGGAGTCTCTTTCGACGAGGCCAGATACGCCCGAGACCTATTTAATGATCAAATCGTCCAGGAAGAGAGAAAAGCACTAGATGGAGAAGCAGATGCATTTGATGCTCTATTTGGCCTAGGAGCCGAAACAGACGCCTCAGACGAAATAGACGAAACTAGCGCTCTAGAGGTATAATCCTAAAATTTGCTCTCCGGAGCACCCTGGGCCTAATATTGGTCCTGGAGAGAGGTAGGAGTGGATGCTTACCTCTCGGAGGGGGTAGAGTGTCTTGCCTCGGGTGTCTGTTGTGATACCGATGTTTGATTTTGGTACTAGGCAACCCACACATGCAAGAAAGGCTCTATATATTCCTCTACCCCCGCGGGCCTGTAGAGGCTAGTGTTGGCTTATCTTATGGTTTATAGAGGAGGTCGGTTTCCCTTTCTGCTTGTTGCTCCCATGGCCTGGAGGACCAGGGAAGGCTCCAATCCTGTGGAAGACCCATCCATAGACTACCATTCAAGTGTTGCCTATCTAATTGTTTAACATGGACTAGTTCGTGGAATAGAGTTCTTTGTAGAGTTAGATGGCTATATAGGGGATTGAGTCCTATTAGATATAGGTTATTGGCTAGTTTGTATGTTATACCTATTAGTCTTGGGTGTAGAGGTTCTAGTTGGATATAGATTTGTGGTTGGTTGAATGGTACTCTGTTAATTGAATCTTTAATATACCTCTGTATACTAGGATTCTTTTCCATTAGGTCTATATTGGGTTTTTCGTATCTTGGCTGTGGGCGCTTTGGATCCTCATGGTTTATCTGTAACCAGATTAAAAAGATTGTTATTAACAGGAGGAGTGGGCGGCTTTGCATGGATTATATATCCTAGTCGAACCAATAGAACATTGCTAAGATACAAATTTTATCGAGGATCCAAAGACCTATTAGAATGCTTAGCTTCCTATCTAGATTTGGGCGGCTTTGCATGGCTTATGATTTAGCCATTGATTTCTTAAGGTTGAGTTGCTTTTCTTTAATACTCATTAGTTGGAGTCTCATTGCGAGTTCCTGTATCTGTAGACCCTTAAGTCTCTTCTTTTGAGGATTCTTTTCGTTATTATAGGATCTACTTAGTTCTGATTTCTTATTACCCACTTCTCTCTTTTTCTTTTGTAGATCAGAGATACGTTTTCCTATCTCGGCCTTGCCTTCTAAGATGGGTTGTTTGTGTGGGTTTTGGCTCATTTCTTTGCTAAGTGTGTTTTAATACGTAGGTCTTTATAATCCTTTTGTATACCTTTAATAATCTTTACATTTGCCCTGTCGTCGTCAAAGAATGTTAGGTCTGTATAACCCTCTTCTATAAACCATTTAAAGGCCTGTTCTTTCTTTTGAGCGATTGTACCTGTTAGTCCTAAGATTGGATCGTTAATTGCCCAGATAAATGATTTCTTTACATGGAAACCTACATGTTCTTTTAGCCAAGTGTAAATCATTTCTTGATCGTCTCTGGCTGTAATTACTCCTATTGCCTCTCCTTTCTTATACTCTCTTTCTAAGATGTTTAGGTATTTAGTAATTAGTTTACCCGCCTTCATGATTTCAAGTGATTTAAAGTCATCGAAGTTTAGGATATGTTTAGGATCATGTTGATATGAATTAAACTCTTCAGGAGTTAGTGAGAAACACTTCTTGCCTCCCTTGTCACATACTTGGATTTTGGCATCTGTAATAACCAGAGTATCGTCTAAGTCAAAGATAAAAATCTTGTCTTTAGAGAACTTTGCCTCCTTTACGAGTATGTCTTTTTTAGTTTGCATTAATCTACTTATTCCCAGTTATCAGTGTCATCTATTGCCATGGAAAATTCTTCAGCACTAGTAACGGGTTCATTATATGT